TCCAATATACAAATAGATAATAAATATATAGATAATATAGATATTAGAATGAAAAAAGGAATACGGCTCCGCGCAGAAGAAGATACGCCTGCAGGTAGGTTGAAAGCTATGGCTTTACGTTATCCTCAGCTTGAAGAAAAAATTTTCCAAAAGATGGATGAAGATGGGATGTCTGTTGAAGAAACTGCGAAGTGGGTAGCAGGAACATATAATTTTATTTTTGGTAGGATATAAGAAAAGGCCAGAGAGTTTGTTCTCTCTGGCTTCTTTTATTCTGTTTCGCAAAATTCTTTTTGCTCAATCATCATTGCCAACCAATCTCGAAACTGGGCGTAGTTCATAGAGCGCGCGACCTCGTTTTCTATTACAACCAATCCTAGCTGGTGGTCGCGCGCGAACTCCTCTTTCAACACGTAGTTTTTCTTTGTGTGTTCTTTTGCGTTCTCGTAATGGATATCAATTAGGAGAAGTAGTTGATAGGGGACATAGCTCGTGTCTAGAATCCCAAAGGAATAACCAGTCGGCGCCCCGTGAGCTGAGCGCAACTCCTTGAAGGTGTAGAACATTACATAATGAAAGCCCCATTCATCTAGGGCTTTTGCTACTAGGTTTTCGGTATATGTTTTGTGGTAACGAAGCATGCGCGCCTCCTTTAGTAAGTTTTCTTCTGTTAGAAAGAGGGAAGAAAATTTGAGGACTCAAAATTTTTGAGAGGAATACAAGAAAAACCTCTTATAACTGGAAATAAAAAAATCTGTTAGAGAAAACGGATAAGAATATTTTTGTAAGAAATAGGGCTTACGAAATAATTCGTAGAAAAAAATGGTTTAGAAGTAAGGGGAGCATAGAAAAAGGAAAATAGAAATAAAAAAGAAGTAGAAAAAGAGGAAATAGAAATAAAAAGAAAAAAAGAAAGGGGAAAAGTAGAAAATATAGAGGAAGAAAAAATAATATGGGAAAATAAAAGAGGGAGAAAAGAAAAAAATTAGAAGAAGAATTATATGGAAGGGCGTAAATAATAGAATTAGAAAAAGGATATATAAGAGGGAGTAATAAAAGGGGAAAATAGAAGAAGAAAAGATAGGAGAGAAAGAGAAAAGAAAAAATTAGAAGAAGAGTATAAATAGAAGGGCGTAAAAGAAGGAAGACAAAAGAAGGGGATAAAGAAAAAAAGAGAAACGAAGGAAATAGAGAAGAAAGAAAAGAAAAGGGCGTAATCAATAGAATTAATAAGAGGGGAAAAGTAAAATTGGAGAAAAGAAAAAGAGAGAATAGAGGGAAGGAAGAGAAAAAAATCGTAGAAAAAGTGTAAACGAAAAAAAATTCCAAAAAAGGGAGAACAGAAAAATTCTAGAAAAAGGGCGTAGATAGAGGGAAGGAAGAGAAAAAAAAAGGGGGGGGAAGGAAAGGGAACAAAAATTCCAAAAAAAAAAGAGAACGAAAAAATCGTAGAAAAAGTAAATGAAAAAATTTTCCAAAAAAAGGAGAAAAAGGAAGAAAAAAGGGGAGAATAGAGGGAATGGCTTAGAAGCAACGGCTTATATATAGAAGGGATGGCACAGTTCCCCACGTGGGAGGGGTAGAGTACGTGTCCGGACGATGGCGATCAATGGTTGTGGCCATTGGCGGATTGAGATAGATTTTTTTTGCGCAAAATTCAAATTATTCCAAATTCAATTCATTTCAAAATTATCTTCTGTCAAAGATTCAACCCATTTCAAAATTATTATTATTTATACGATATCGCGCCAGCAAAATTTGACATCGCGTTACATGACATCAAAGAATAAGGAATAAGCCCCAGCTAATAAGCCAGGGCTTAGGGGTAGAGAGCTCAGGAAAGCTTATATCCCTTCTGAGTTCCCTTCTTCTCCGGAATCTTCACATCAACCTTCTCAAGCGTTCCTGCCTCGATAAGGGGCTTCAGAAGAGAAGGGATAGACTGCGGCTTGACCGTGTCAGTAAGACCGGCTGCCTCGATGAGCATAGTGGCGGTCTGCGGCTCATTCGTCATAACGTCCATAATGGCGTTACGAATAGGTTCCTTCTCTGCGTCCTTTGTGGCGCGCTTCTCAGCTGCCTTGGCGCGGTTCTTCTCGTTTGCAGCGTTCATTACTTCCAGCTCATGTGCGGCGAATTCAACCAGTTCAGCGGGCAGGTTTTCAGCGGTAGCGATAGTGTTCAGAAATTCTCTCTTAGTCATACTAGTATCCTTCTTTCAATTTTCTAATAGATGGGTTTATATCCCCGATTTTAGAAATGGAAGAAGATAATCGAACGTAAGTCGCAGCTTATGCGCGGTTCCACTATGTGGAGGTTTCGTTTCTTCTTCCCTCAGTTTCTATATATATTATACTATATTTTCGTTGATTTTTCAAAATTGCGCCTGTCACGTAACGTGACATTTTTGCGCTCGCTGTCACGTAACATGACATTTTTCTTTGTCAAATTTTCCAGCTTAACGGTTGCGAAAAATGCGTTTTATTTTTTAAGAGGAAATTCGATTATGCGCCTTTACAGATTTGATGCGCGCTGGAATTTGACTTTTTATTGAAAACCCAGCTTATATGAAATTTGACACAAACGCAGCTTATTAGTATGGGCGTTCGCGCAGTCGCAGCTTATTTCAAAATTCAGTATTAGGAATCATATAATGTGATAGAGGTCGCGCGGTGTCATATAATATAGAAAAGCTCATGTAACGCGACAAATGTAATATTACGCGGCAAACGTAATATAACGTGGAATTTGATACTATGTAGATTGAAAATTTGACAAAAATTTGAATTAGACGAAGAACGTCTAAAAAGAGAAATAAAAAAGAGGACGTTTACACGTCCTCATACTTTTCCAAACTCTTGGTTACTGAGTCGGTATTGAAAATCCATACCGCGCCAGTAACAATATTCAAAATAGGGATAAGAGAAAAAATAATAATTCGAACAAGTCCGGAAAAGACAGAAATGGTAGTGTGATATTTGTTTTCGGGGTGTTCTTTGAGATATTTAGCAACGCTTGTAAATACGGATAACGCCCCGACCCAATAGATAACAATGGTTACAACATAAATAATCAACGCAATTTTCATTTTTATTACTTCCTTTCACTCTGGTTGTTCCTTTCAACTTTGTAACTAGATTATAATATAAGAAATTGAATTTGTCAAGAACTTTTTTTAGACGGTTTACGTCTAAAAATGCGTAAAAGAAAAGGACACATAATGTGTCCTTTTCCTCTTTATGTGTCAACGCACCACGAATTTATTCTTTGTCTTGTAATACGTCGCGCGCGTTCCTTCGACGATAATTTTTTCACCCGGCAAGTCAATGGTGAACTCGCGTGTCACTTTACGTTCAATAGAACGCTTTGCCTGATAGTCTCCATTTAAATCGGCCCCGCGGTCAAGGCAAGTAAACAAAATTTCTGCTTCGATTTCGCTGTCAGAAAGTGCGGTATGGTCTTCGGTGAATGACGTGTCAGAACGGATGTAACGTGTCAATGCTTCGGCAGTTGTGGAATAATGCCCGCTTTCAGTGAAAGCATTATTTTCTTCACACCATGCGCGGAATTTGTCATCAATCATAAAATGATGGACAAAACCGCGGATATCAGAAATAGGAACGGTTTCAAAAGGATTTATGACTTTGAACCAATCGCAATTGAAATTGAAAACTTTTTCATCGAAAGCGGAATTGTAAGCAAACGCGCGTTCAACTTCATAGTTGCGGAAATCACGGAGCATCTGTTGTGTCACATAACCGAACTTTTCCATCCGAATGGTTCGCGCCCTCAAAGCGCCAACATAAATAGAACGCTTGTTTGCGTAGTATGCCGTATTGAAAAGCGGGAGATTATGCCAGATTTGTTCAATGACAAATTCACGCTTTACAAGACAAGCGCGGGATTCTGTATCAAGAATCAGATAGCCGACATTATAACAAAACATCTTGTTTTCTTCAATTCCTGTTGTCTCGGTATCAAACACACAAATTTTCATTTCTTTTACCTCAATTTCTAAAATGTCAATGAAAAGTCGTTCATCTTTTCGATTGCATAGACATTATAGCACATAAAGAAAAGAAAGTCAATAGTTTTTTGAAAAAATTTTTTGACATTTTACTTGACTTTTTATTCCATGGGAATTAGACGTGGAGCGTCTAATTCATATTTCCAAATAAACCCACCTGCTGTTTTTCTTCTTCCATTGCATACTGCGACGATATTGCTATGAGAAATTCCGGTGATTTTTTCTGCTTCTTGAATGGAATTGTATGAACCGATATATTCTTTCTCTTTAGAAAATTGGTAAATTTTCTTTGTATGGTATTTTCCTGCGCTTCTTTTTATTCTATCTATTCCAGAAACACCCTTTTTGGTTAGAATTTTTCCGATAGTTTCACTACAAAGATTATATTCTTTAGAAAGTTGTTCGACGGTAAAACCGCAATTCCATTTTCTAAAAATTTCTTTATTTCTTTTTTCTTTCTTTTTCTCATTAGCACGTCCAGTCCTTTCGCCTTTTTCAACTCCATAAAAATTCAAAATTTTACAAATAGTTTTATTGTTACATTGATATTTTGAAATAAGTTCAGAAACGGATAAACCATTATTCCAATCTAGGATGATTTGATTATAGTCATATAAAAGACGGCCTTCTCCTCCTCTTGAAATATTGTAACCATTTTCAGGAAGATAGGTTTTATAAAAGTTGATATAAAATTTTTCTAATTCTTTTGCTTCTTCTAATGAAATATCTTTTTCAAGAATTTCATATTGAAAATTTTCTAAACCATATTTCAAAATAGCATTGTAAAAAGCAGTACATTGTTTGTAATATAGGCCATTTTTCCCTTCTCGATTTTGTCTATTAGTTGAAGTTTGTCCGATATAACTTTTTCCAGAAGGAGAAGTATATTTATAAACGATTGCCATTATTATCACCTCTTTATAGTAAGTAGAATTTTGATACCGAAACTTTATAAAATTTTGTTAGACGTCTTTCGTCTAAAATTCCGAAAAAAAGAGGGTGACGCTTTACGCGTCACTCTCCTCCTTTTCCTTTTCGCGTTCTTCGCGCTTGCGCTTTGCTTCGGCGCGGTTCTTTTCGTCGCGGGCGATTTTTTCGGCTTTCTTCTTTGCGGTTTCGGCCTTCTTCGCGCGCTTTACTTCGGTTTCCTGTGCATAGTTCTGCGCTTCCTCATAACCGTCATAAGGAATATAACATTTATTTTCCTTATCGCGTTCGCCCTTCGGAATACTAAAAGCGATATTCAAATATCCCTCATCATCGCCACGCGCCCACGGGATGGAGATTGTTCCGCTTTTGACCTGTAACACATCTTCGCCCTTGCCCTCGAACAGTTCGCGCACGGCAGACATAAATTCCTCGCGGATTTCAGTTTCAACTTTACTTGCCATAGTTTTTGACTTCCTTTCTTTTATTTGGTAACTAGATTATACCATAAATTTTTCAAAAAGTCAAGTATTTGAAGAAAAAAATTTTGGCGCGTTAGATTGCATTCTCGAAGGACTTTAGACGTATAACGTCTAAAAATTTCTAAAGGGGAAGGCGAACCTAACCCTATTTTTCCTTTTCATCAATAAAAATTTCTTCATCGAGAAATTCCAAGCGATAAGTTTTTCCTGGACAAGATAAGTTTTACAATGCGGACATTTGATAAAATACGAGTAATAATAATTATCATTTACTACTTCTTCAGTGGACTTGTAACAATTCTGAAATTCATCAAAGCGATTCTGACAATTTGGACAATACATTTTAAAAGCTCCCTTCACTTGATATCTTTATTATAGCAGAAACTTATGAAAAAGTCAAGAGAAACTTTTAGACGTTCTTCGTCTAAATTGGTTCATAAAAAAGGACGTCACTTTATGTGACGTCCCGTTCGTTTACTCGGCGTCGCTCGGTTCGGCGTCTGCGAGGGAATAGCCCTTTGCCTTTCCCTTGCCCTTGATCTTGACTTCAACAGAAGTCACTTCACCGGACTTCTCAAGAATCCGGAGCAGAGAAGAACACTTCTGAACGCTCTTCAGTTCCGGCTTTGCGTCAAAGAGGTCAGACGCGGTGATTTGATGGTCAGCAGTGGCGAGAACTTCGCGCACGATGGGCAGAAGTGCTTCGTTTTCCTTCTGTGCCTTCGTCGGCTTCGAGGAACGTTCGGCGTTCTTCTTGTCCATTGCGGACAGGAGCGCGGCAGCCTTTTCAGAGATTTCAGCGGAAACGTTTTCCATGGACAGGATAGCATTGTAGAATTCACGAGTAGTCATAATAGACCCCTTTCATTTTAGCGACGGTCGCCACCCTATTTTTTTATATTCAAGAGGTTTCCTCTCTTGATTACGCTTTTATTATACCATAGATTTTTGAATTTGTCAAGAGGAAATTTTATTTTTTCAATTTCTTTTTTGTTTCTTTCCCTCTTGACATTATGGATTATACCATAATCTGCGCGAAAAGTCAAGAAGAAATTTTAGAAATTTTGTCACATAACGTGACTTCGCGCGAGAAAGATTTAGACGAAGGACGTCTAATTCAAGAGAGAAAGAAAAGAGGCGCTTTACGCGCCTCAAAAAGATATATTACATTTTATTTTGCTCCTTTTCGTTGAGAATGTCAAAACATTTATTTTCATCAACTCCAATAAAAGTTACTTTACAAGAAGCAGAATAGAATTTCCCACTTCTAAAGCTTGCTTCCCATTTTGCTACATATTTGAGACCATTGTTATCGTTTCGCCATTCTCCCGTTACCGTGCTTGTGATATATTTTCTTGCTACTTTGTCTTTGACGTGGTTTTTCGCCATTACCATAGCCTGCTGAAGGTTGGTAAAATAATATCCTCTTACACGATAAATCATAGTCATTAGAAATTCTCCTTTTTGTGGTAAGTCACAACCTATTTTTATTTTGTTGAGTTCCTGTCTCAACTTTGTAACTAGATTATAACATAAGAATTTTGATTTGTCAATAGTTTTTTTTAGACGGTTCACGTCTAAGACAGAAAAAGGTGACGCTTTACGCATCACCTAATCGAATGAAGGAAGTCAAAAATCTCTGTCGCGTCATATGCCACCATTCCTGCATGCGTCCATTCTTCACGATTTGGCTTTTCATCATCAAAAAGGAAACCGCCGCGTAACGTGCCAACTTCGCTTTTTGGTGTGCCGTAATGAACAATACAGATTTCATCGAATCGCACACTTTTCAAATGGCGCGAAAGCCATTCCATCTTCGCGCGGCGGACATCTTCAAGAAATTTTTCATCGCGGTCTTTGCTTCCCCATGATACTACACGAATTTTCCATCCCTTGCGCTGAACCGCGTTCAAACGTCGCGCTAGTCTTGAAAGATTGAGAAGTGCGCGCGCGTCTCTATATGGGCTTGCATCATGCGCGCGGATTTTCGGAAGCCAATTTTCAACGCCGTAGAAATCGACAATTGTGCCGTCCATATCCAAACTAATAATTTTTTCCATTTCAAAAACTCCTTTCTTTTTGTATCTAAATTATATCATAGTTTTCTTTTTTTGTCAATAAGAATTTTAGAAAATTTTGTCATATAAGATAACATCGGTTTAGAAACTTTTAGACGACTGACGTCTAAGAGAAATGGAAAAAAGAGGGACGCTTTACGCGTCCTCTCCTACGATTTCCCGAATATCATCAGGAAGTAGTTCACAAATTCTTGACATAATGTCAACCGCAGTCAACCATCCTTCAACTTCGTCTTCAATTTCTTCTTCATTGACAAGCGGCGCGCCCATTGCTTCAATCAGCCCGCGCTCATATCCATAACTTCCGAAATGGCAAATACAATCCGCAACTCGTTCGCCCGTGCGGGCGTCCATAAAGATAACTTGTGGACCTCCCCAGCATTCTGTTACAGAATAAGTATACTTTTTTGGTGGACAAATCTTCAAATAGTCAATGAGTTTGTCCATTTCTGTATTTTCAGGGATACCGCCGGACATTTCTTCAAATGCTTTATAATCCATTAGAGAATCTCCTTTTCTTTTATTTGGTAACTAAATTATAACACAAAAAATAAAAAAGTCAAGAACTTTTATTAGACGAACCACGTCTAATTTCCCACTAGAAGAAACGCGCGGTGATGGTTGCCCGCGCATTTCAATGTAAACAAAACAAAATCATGAAGAATTATTTTAGAAAGGAGATTTCTATCACACTGACCTTCTGTCAAAATCAGTGAAATGTATAACTAATTTTCTCCAACCATCAGAAGAAAATTAGAACCAATGAGAAGATTTTTCCTAACCCACCCACAACCATCTTCTCTTGATTACGTAATTATTATAGCATGTTTCATGCGGCTTGTCAAGAGGAATTTCAAAATTTCTGGAAATTATTTTGTAAAATTTTCTGAAATTCTTTCCTCTAACTATCTATATTATACTATATTTTCTGAAAAAGTCAAGAAAAACTTTTAGACGAAAAACGTCTAAATTGACCTAAAAAAGAGTTGACGCATTACGCGTCAACTCCGTATTCCTTCATTTCTTTTTTCAGTTCTTCGATTTTATCGGCGGGAAGATACCAACAATAACTATCTTCATCATAAAGATAAAGCCCAGTCGTTTTTCGATTATTGCCGCCGTCGATGCTCCACGGAGAGATAATTTCACAGAATCTGAAAACTTCCTCGACAAAAGGAATTGCGTTTTCATCTTCAATATAAATTCCCCAAACCTCATCATAAAAACTAGCAATTACAGTATCAAAAGAAAGAACTTGTTTGTTCCCATTGAAAAGGATGACGCCGTTGAGATGGTCACCGATTTTTTCTAAAATTTCGTGTCGCTGGCATTCAATTTCATTGTCAAAAACCTGTCCGCAGAGGTCGCAAACATATTTTGTAATAGTAGTCATTTTTTATTCCCCTTTCATTTGGTATTTGTATTATATCATAGAATTTTTCTTTTGTCAAGAATTTTTATTTAGACGGCAAACGTCTAAAATTTTCTAGGAGAGAAATGACGCGTTATGCGTCATCTCTCAAGATTTCTTCGTTCAAAATATAATAATTGCCGCTGTCTTGAATTTCGATATTACTCAAAACATTTTCCAATTCATCAACGGCTCTTTGTAATTCGTTGTCCAGTGTAAATTGCAACGCATTTCTCAACCAACACCGTGCGTTATTGATATCAGCAAATTCTTTGTCTGAAAAAGAAATCTGCCGTCTTTTGATGGTAATATTTTCAATCTTCATTTCAAAAACACTCCTTCAAAAATTTTGAAAATATTCCAATTTGCGAGAAAAGGCCGCGCGAAAATCACATTGAAATAAGAAAAAATAAGCCAAAGAATTACAAGGATTCCAATTACACCAAAGAAATTTCCAAAAAACTTTTTAGTCTTCATAGACTTGCGCATAACAAATCCACTCTCCAATACAAAGGTTCGCGCGGCGCATTGCGTCCACAAAAGTTAGCCCAAAAATCATTGAGCATTCAAAGGTTTCCAAATTCTGAATAAAGTAAGTATGCATTGTTTTCTCCTTTCTTTGATTATATTATATCAAAATTTTTTGAAAAAGTCAAGAATTTTTTTAGACGAATTACGTCTAAGAAATTAGAGCTGATTCAAGTCCAGCTCTTTCCTTCCAGATTTGGCAAAATTGTCAGCTTATAAACGCAGCTTCCAGCTTATATGTAGCTTTGGATGAGAGAAGGCAGCTCATCCAAAGTAGCAATGTTATCTTCGCTGTTACCATGCTGGCCCCTGAAGCCGTTGTCATGTTCTACCAAAACTGTCATGATATATTACTCCTTCCATGTTATACGACATTCTAATAAACTTCGGGCAATATTCATTTTCCGCCGTTCTTGCCTATATTATATCACATAATAGCGAAAAGTCAAGTCCTCTAACATGACAGAATGGCGTCTAATAGTTAGACGAACTCCGTCTAAAAATGAATAAAAGTCACATAAGATGACTTAGACGAGCCACGTCTAAAAGTCATACTACATTGCTTTTAGACGTGACCGGGTGATGTCATGTAAAGTGACATCAATTGATAAAAGAAAAGACGCTTTACGCGTCTTTTCCCACATAAACGATGATTTCATGGTCTCTTGTCAACTCAAGTCCTTTGACGTACCATCTTTCAATCTCATCGGGAAAGAGGACTTCACCTGTTGCAGAGTTGATATAGCGGCCGCAGCCGTCGTTTTCATAATTAGAATTGTCATACGTCCATTCAGCGCCCGTTTCATCGTCATAAACGTATTCGGGATAAGCATATGCAACATAATCGCAGAAGTTCGCTAAGGTAATAGTTTTTTTCATTTTATATTCCTTTCTGCCCGTCATGCCGATAGCTCAGCGTCATGTCATTTTAGGTTACGCACTCCATCTTAGGTTGCGCCATAGCGCACAATCAGTCTAAAATTCATTTCCATGTTACATAGCTCCTTCCATTTTACGGGGCTGGGCGCTTAGAGCGCCCATCCATTGTCCAGCCATTCGGAAAACGGCATCGCCTGCGCGCACATTACGGCGCGCTCGAGTACTTCAAGCAACTTGAAATACTTCTTGCCGTGCGGAGCATTCAGCTTATTGTTCCAAAACGTTTGAATTGTCACTTTACGCTCCCCGTTGGTAGAAGTTTTCTCACGGAGAAGACCAACCCCTGACAGGACTTCAATGAAAGTGCTCCGTGACATTACATAGGCTCTCTGCTCTGTCAATTCTTTGTCGGGATTGATGACAGGGCAATAAATCACATAACGTGACCCCTTGACCAGCTTGTCACCTAACCTGCCAAGCTCGCCTGCTCCGGTTTTGACTTCATAGCACTGCGCGGCGCGGCGCATATCCGGGCGACCGGGCGCCGCCACTTTAGACTGCATATGCAGCGTCTCTTTACAGAGACGTTCAAACGCCTTGCCGTTCCGCCCGCAGTCTGTATCTGAATAATTGTACTTTTCAATATTCATTTTTTGTTCTCACTTTCCCGCCGTCTTTCCGGCGTGTCGTTGTTTTGTTTTTGTTTACGCTCTTATTATAGCAACGGCGTCTAAGAATGTCAACAACTTTTTTCACTAGTTTGTCGCATAACATTCCGTCAATTTCAACAAACTGAAGTCATGTTATGTAGTAGGCTCTTGTGCAGAATGACGAACCGAAGAATGACGTATAACGGGGTGGGTTTTGTCGTTTGATATGACAAAATATAGGCCGGGGTACATTTAGTAATTTTACTTTTTCTATGACGCGTTACATTTCGGGGCCTCGCAACTTTTCTCACTGAAATTAGAAACTGAAATTAGAAACTGAAATTAGAAACTGAAATTAGAAACTGAAATTTCTCACTACCGAGGTCATAGAGGCATTTCTCGCCGAGGAAATTTGACTCCGCTCCAAAATTCCGGTATAATCTAAATTAGAAACCGAGGTAAATTATGAACGGAGGGCTTATATGAAATGCCTAAACGAAATCGCTTACAGCTAGACTTCTCGCTTTCTTCGGCAGAAGAACGTCAAGTCTTTCTCACGAAATATCTTGAAACCTTGGCGTTTACGCCAACTTCATCCGAACTAGAGCTAATGGCCGACTATGTTCTATGGGGAGATAAGAATTCTGACGAAACCATTGAACTAGAAACCTTCTGGAAAAAGAAAGAAAAAAAAGTCGAGTCTCTTGACGAATTACAAGAAAATCCCACTTTCCTCGAAGCGCGTCTTGCTTCCCCTTACGTCGCTCCAAAAACTCAAAAAACACGTCGAGTCTTTTCTCGTGAAGAAGCTCGTTCTCTCGCTTCTCCCTATGTGCTCGCGCACCTTGAAGACCTTTGGCGCGAAATTGATACGCTCGACCTCGAAACTCGCTTCTATGAAAACTTTATTGGCCGTCAGGCCAAGCCTCCTCGTAGTCAGCTCCTTGAACGTTTTACTTCGGCGGAAGCTGAAGAAATCCGTGCGCACGCCCAATCCCTAACCGAATATGCTTACTTGAAGAAACGAAAACTTCTAGTTGAGAAACGTTCTGAACAATACCCATGGCGTGATACTTACGCGGCCCCCCTAATCCAGCGTCATACTCCTACTATTGTCCAAGACCCCGCACCTCCTCCACTCCTAAACGCAGATATTCCCATTCTTCCACTCGGAAACCTCCCAATTCAACTGGCTCCAAAAATTTTCCCCTCCTCCGGTGAATTTCCAACTCCCGGCACTCTAACCCCAGACGAAGAAAAGCTTCTCTCCAAAACCATCTGGCGCGAACCCTCAAGTGCGCCGAACTCATTTGATTTCCGCGATCCCGCGCACCTCGCTTCTTTTATCTCTCTTTATTCTGAGCTTTTGCCCGACCAAAACTCTGATGAAGGCCTTCAAGCCCTTTTTTCCACTTTTACCTATTACCAAAAACTCGCACAACTTTCACCTCTCTACCTCGACATATTGCGCGCGAAGGTCGCACACGAAACCAACACTAAAATTGTAGAGAAGATAGCATCAAAATACGGCAAATCCTATGGCGAAAATTATATTTCAACTCTTTATCGCCAAAAGATATTGCCGAAAATAGCCGCAGCGGCGTCCGCGCATTACCAAGTTACTTCGGAGTTATTTTTCCCCGAAAACTTCAAAACGTGTAAGGATTGCGCGCGCACGCTACTTAGGACTCCAGATTACTTTATGCGCAAAGCAAAATCTTCAGATGGCTTTTCACCCCGTTGCAAAGCTTGCGAAAAAGCGCTGCGCGAAAGGAGGAAAAATTGAAACTAGATTTAGTAAACGAGTTTGTCGCACGCGCGGCGTCACTGGAAGTAGAGGAGTTTTTGGGGCTTACCAATCTTCTCAATGTTCCACTGACTACGGAAGCGCGCGATCACCGTCCTTTTGAGGATGTCTTTATTGATACAGTTGTCGCTTTCGGTAAAATGGGGCGAAAGCAAAAACGAGAACTTATAAAAGTGCTGCGCCGCGTAGAAAAAGACAATAAAGAAATGCGCGCGACCCTTGAAGAGGAGGTGGCCTCCAAATGCCAGTAATTCCTCAAATTCCTCGCCCTAAGCGTTCGTTTCTCTCAAAACGGTGCGCGCGATGTCAGGTAGAACAACCAGAAGAGGATTTCGCTTTCACTCACAGCGAATTCTATCCCGACCACCATCTTCCACTTTGTAATTCATGCGTTACTTCGATGTTGCGCGAACACGACTTTGATTGGGGTTTTATTGATAAGTTGTGCCAATGGGCTGATATTCCATTTATTGTAAAAGAATGGGAGAGATTGCGCGAACTCAATTCTCCTAACACAGTATGGTCTGCTTACTCAAAAGTTTTTGCTTCGCAAGACTATGAGGGCCTTGGGTGGGACTCTTATTTCAAGCAATATCAAGAACTAAAGGCAGTCGGTTTAGTAGAAGAAGAGATTCCGCTTTTGAAGGAGAAGCATTTCGATGAGCTGCGCGCGCGATGGGGCGCGAACTATGATGAAGAAGCTCTCGATTATCTTGAGAACCTTTATCAAGGACTTTTGATGTCTCAAAATGTGGTCGGCGCGCTTCAAATTGACCAAGCTCAAAAACTTTGTAAAGTTTCGTATGAGATTGATAGTCGCATTCGCGCGGGAGACAAAGATGTCGATAAATTTATGGCAACCTATGACAAGCTAGTCAAAACCGCTGAGTTCACACCTAAAAATATAAAGAACGCGCGTGACTTTGATAGCTTTGGTGAATTGGCACTTTGGCTTGAAAAGCGCGGAAATCAAAATAAATTCTACGATGGCGCGACACGTGATGTTATCGACGAGACTATCAAAAATATTCAAGCTTGGAACCAGCGTCTCTATGTAAATGAAAGTAGTCTAAGTGAAGAAATTACCGCGCGCCTCCAAGCTCTCAAAAATGTCCAAGAAAGCGAAAACTTCTATGAGACAGAGCAAAAAGATTTCGACGCAGACCTCTACGAAGCAGAAGTTTTCAAAGATGAGGATAGTGAAGACTTTGAAACAGAAGGAGAGATGGGCATATGAGTAATGTAATTCAATTGCGCCCGCCCACTTCTCCTTTTCTCCAAGATAATCGTATCTATCGAGATGGCATTTTACTTGAAAAAGGTGTTGAAGTTACTGAAGACTTTTTATTGCGTAATGAAAAGTTTTTTGCGGATTTGACGCAACTTTATACCGTATACCCTGACGTCTACTTAGACACAATCCAACCAGAAAATAGCCAGTTTGATCTATTTCCGTATCAGCGATGCTTCTTGAGGTCTCTGATGCGTTATAATCAAGTTTATATAACAGCAACGCGCGCAGCCTCTAAATCTTTTCTTTCTGTTTTAGGAATGTTTTTACAATGCGTTTTCATTCCTGGCCACAAATGTTCACTCATTGCGCCAGTCAAAACACAAGGCGTAAGATTTTGCGCCTCTCCTTTGTAAAAAGGAGATAAATCAGACATCTAATTGCTGGGAAACCCTAAAGTCCAAATGCCTTTTATGGAGCGAAAGCAGAAACAAGTTTTGGAATGGTCTACGGTGAAAGCCTAAAGATTTTTATAATGGGCAATCAGCATCCAACTCATTTTGAGAGGTTCAACGACTATCCTTCGGGAGTAAATTATGAAATGGTGTCTTACCTTTATGGTAAAAGATATAGTCTAATCTTATGTGAAAGCATAAGCTAACAAAATGAAAAATCTTCAAAGAAAAGATAGCTGAGATACTAAAGATTTGGCCGCTTCTTGAAAAAGAACTTGAAGTCTTTATGGGTAAACCTCACATCAATTTGTCAAAAGATGTCGGTGAAGCCTATTTCAAAAACGGTTCGTTATTTACTGTCGAGGGCGCCACGGATTCGTCTAGGGGATTAAGACGCCACTCAATTTTCCTCGACGAAACCCGTGATGCTGACGAAGACGCAGTTAGTGAAATTATTATTCCTCAATTGAATGTTTCCCGTCGTAATGCGCTTGGCCTTGTAAATCCATATGAAGCTGTAAATCAGCAAATGATTAGTGGTACTTCTGCGGGTACTAAATCGTCTTATGCTTACGCGTTACTTTGTGAGACAATGATACAGGCTATAATTGACCCGGCGCACGCTTTTGTGATGGGACTTGATTATAGATTGCCCGCAATGCATGGCCTGGTAGACAAAGCTTTCGTCGAACGTCAAAAATTCTCATCCTCTTACAATGAAGCTACTTTCGCAGCAGAGTTTTTAGGAATTTGGGAAGGCGGAAGCAGTGAAGCTTGGTATGATTTTGAGAAACTTTCTAAATACAGAAAGAAAAAAAATCCAGAGTGGCATCAAAAATATAAAGACGATCCAAATGTTTTCTACTTACTGTCGATAGATATTGGTAGAATTCACGATAGTACAGTAGCAACAGTATTTCGAGTCAATAAAGTAAATGGCAAATACTATTCAACAGTAGTAAATATCTATGTTCTAGGGCGTCAAGCGGAAACTAAAACTTTCTCTCAACAGGCAATTGATATAAAACTCCTAATTGAGAGATATAATCCGCGCGAAGTCCTTATTGACACTAATGGCTTAGTAGAACTTAGGTCATTCAAAATCCCTCTAATTGCTGGGAAGCCTTTTGAGGTAATCAGCAGCGAAGTCGCATTCGTGCGAAACGTTCAACGACCAATCGAAAGATGTAGGGGCAGCGCCCTGAAATGGGGGATACTTTTTTGTAAAGTAAAGATATGGTCTTCTCTACATAGAGATATGTAGCAGTTCATAAGAGAACGCATACGCTTGCGAAACGTATGGAAAATAAAAGTAGGTCTGGGAATAGCCGACGAAATGATAAAAACTCATATTGATGGCCGAGGGCGTGAACTTCCTGCTTACGGCTTCTTCAATAATGATGATTATAAAAAAATTCAACCAAAAAATTGTATTCCAATTCTATACTCAATGAAAGCAAATGGCCCATTGAAATCAAAAATCAATGGCAACGCTTATGCTCGTCTAAATAGTGGCCTTGTTCGTTTCTTGATTTCTGAACAAGAGGCGCGCGCTTCACTTCTTGCCACAAAAAAAGGCCAGAAGATGTCTATGAAAGAGCGTGCAGAACGGCTTATCCCGCATGAAAATACAACAAAACTTTTCAATGAAATGGGGAACCTTCGTGCAAAACAAACGGGCAATGATATCGTCCTTGAACCAATCAATACTCGGTTCCCAGATGATAAATACTATTCATTTGCTTATGGCCTTTGGCGCATCAAAGAAATAGAGGAAGAAGAACAAAAACGACAAAGGAAACGAGGTCTCAATAAACGAAAACTCGTATTCTTTACAGGAGGAACCTAATTGGAAAATCAACAAAACAAAGTAAAAACCGCGCGCGATATTTCCTCCTTTTCCCGCGCGCGAGAACAAATGGTAGCCAAAAGCCGAGAGGTCTATGGCGACTATGATTATCTATCTGGCGCGCGAGCTTCTCGAAGATTGCGCAAATATTCCTTGAAGGAGATAGATGAAATTATTAGTTCTGGTTCTTTAGCAGAACAACGAATTTTATCTCGAAATTATTTTTCGCTGGATGGGCTTTATAAGAGAATTCTTTTGTATTATGCTACCTTGATGAAAGGGGCCGGATTGCTGGCGCCAGTCCCGGCGTATGGCAAACAACTCTCCGCCGACCACATTCAAAAACGTTATTATAGTGCTTTGAATTATATAGACAAGCTTCATCTGGAGGAATTCGAGACAAAAGTGGCATTGCGCGCGCTTATTGACGGATGCTATTATGGCGTCATTCAAAGACTTGATAAGAATGATTTGGTTCTTCTTGATTTGCCTGCGCAGTTCGCTCGTTCATGCTATAAGGATATATATGGCAGAGATATAATTGAATTTGATGTTACTTATTTCTCTCAAATTACTGATAAAGAAGAGAGAGAAGAAGAATTATCTCTTTTTCCATCAGTAATTAGTAAGTATTATCGTCGATATGTAAAAGGTAGGGAAACTTGCTCGTGGGTAAAGGTGCCTTCAGAGTTAGGAGTTTGTTTCTCTTTTATCGAAGATGGTGCTCCGCTCTTTCTTTCTACAATTCCCGCAACAATTCAATATGACGAAGCAGTAGATACCGAGAGAGAAAGAGATTTGGACGAAATTAGAAAAATTCTAATTCAAAAAATCCCTCATCTTCAAGATGGTTCACTTCTATTTGAACCGGAGGAAGCGGTTGAAATGCACGCTGGCACGGTCGAGATGATGGCTGGAAATAAGAATGTCTCAGTATTGACTACATATGCTGATGTTGATTCAATTGTTTCTAAAACATCTTCAGATGCAGTTTCTAATAATTTGGAAAAGATGCTTCAAAATGTATATGCTGAAGCTAGTGTCAGTGCGCAATTATTCTCACCAACGGGAGCACAAGCTCTTGACAATTCTATTCGTAATGATATGTCCTTTATGATGATACTTATGAATAAAATTTCCCGCTTTGTTACCGATTTAGTGAATGGACTTTTTGGAAATACGAATATCTCTTTCAAATATACCATTCTGCCAATTACTTATTACAATCAATCTGAATTTATTACTGATTCCATGAAGCTCGCGCAAGCTGGATATAGCTATCTATTGCCATCTATCGCGATTGGTGTTGGACAAAGAGAACTTCTTGGAATAAAGGAATTAGAAAATGAAGCGCTAGGTCTTCGTGATAAACTAATTCCTCTTGCTTCTTCTTATACTGAGTCAGCTGGAAATGGCCCTGGACGCCCCACAAAAACGACAGAACAAAAAGCTCCTTCAACGATTCAGAAAGAAGAATCAATCAATAAGCAAGGAGGCGTGAAGACCGATGAATAATTTCGAGTTTCCTGTCTCCGTTTATGGGAAATTAGAAAAGTATAATGACGTGCTTTCAAAAGGACGGTGCCGTATTTTTTATAAATACGGCAACCGCAATGGCACTTATATAACGGATGAGTTTTCTGAGAAACTTCTGTCAACAATAGCTTACGCGCCAGTCAAGGGTATTTATGAATATGATGATTTTACTGACCATGGCGCGCGGCGTTCTGAAGGACGAATTTATGGTATTGTGCCAGAAAATCCACATCTTCAATGGGAAGAACATGAAGATGAGGATGGGGTTGTGCGCACATATGCTTGTGTTGATGTCCTAATTTTTACTGCACTTTATAAAGAAGCCAGCGATATTATTGGTAAAGCACAATCAATGGAACTTTATGAACCTTCCTTACAATACCACAGAGAAATTATTCATGGTCAACAATATATTGTTTTTGACGAAGGATGTTTCTTAGGACTTCAAGTATTAGGGAAGGATATTGAGCCATGTTTTGAAGGCGCGGCTTTTTTCCAATTACAGGAAAATATTGAAGAAGTTGTAAAGAAAATTCAAGAGATTGAAATGACATATTCCAAAGGAGGACAAAAAGAAATGCCTCAGATGAATTTTAAGTTGTCTGATAGCCAGAAATTCGATGCTCTTTGGTCTTTGCTCAATCCAAATTATACAGAGGAAGGCAATTGGACAATTGATTATGCTATTTGTGATGTATATGACGAATATGCTCTAGCTTATAGTTATGAAAATGCGCAATATGAGCGTATTTATTATACTAAAAATGATGAGACTGATAGTGTAGCTCTTGGTGAAAAAGTTCGCGTTTATGTTGTCAATGTTACTGAAAAGGAAAAGACCACTCTTGACACATTGCGCGACCTCAATGGTGGAACGTATGAGCTTGTAAATGAAAATCTTGAGCACGCGCAAGAAAATGCTGAAAAAATTTCTGGTTTTGAACTCAAAGTTACCGAGTTAGAAAATAATATCGCAACTTTGAATACAGAGAAGTCTGCAATTCAGTCAAGTTATGAACTTGAGCATCAAAAAGTTGAAAGTCTAACTGCTGAAAATGAAGGACTAAAACAGTATAAGCTATCCATCGAAGCAGAACAGAAGAATGCGGTTTTCACAGAGTATAAGGACAAGCTTTCTGAAGAAATTCTTGATACTTATCGTGAGAAGGCAGCAGAATATTCTGTCGCTGACCTAGATAAAGAATTAGCTTATGAACTGAAGAAAACAAATTTCTCTTTCTATGAGAAAAAGGATAATGGTTATTTACGCAAAGATGTCCAGAAGAATGGCATCGACGAGATTCTTGCTCGTTATGTAAAGTAATAAATTTTTGGAGGACTAAAAATGGCTACTAAGAGATTAGTAATCGACGGTTATGGCCAGGTTGAATTAAACAACGTTGCCTTCCGTCGTGATGGACGTATCGTGGCTCAGTGCGCGCCCGATGCTACTGATTTTGCTTCTGTTCCAGTTGAGAATGGTATGATTCTTGCTGTTGACGAGGCCAACCGCACTGTAAAGTTTGCTACTGACAATTCTCTTCCTCTCGCTCTGGTTTATTCTACTGAGCATATGTATGACGAGAGAATGCCTGGTCTAAAGAACTTCAAGCTAAATGGCTCTGATGACTTCCTACCTCGTCTAGGTTATCCAGCCGTTGGCGATAAGTGGCATACTAACACTATTTGCTATTCTGACACAGAATATACTAATGAAGCAGCGCTCATTACTGCACTAAAGGCATATAAGACTGCTGCTGTTTATGGTAAAGTTGATACTACTGGTGCTGTTTGTTTGACCGCCACTGCTCCTACCGTTGGTCTAAAGCTAAAGGTCGTTGAGTATGGCACTATGCCCGACGGTCAGAAGGGCGTAAAGCTACAAGTTTTAGATGTGTAATAGGAGGGTAATAAAATGACTATTGCTGAACTACAAGAAATTGCCCTTCACGCCGTAAAGGGTACTGTGCCTGCCACTTATGCAAATAAGGAAGTTGATATGCAGGCCGCTTTTGCTGATGGTCTTAGCGAGCTAATGGGTTCCTACAATCAGTTTATGAAGAATCGTTATGACATTTATGAAATTGTCATGAAGGCCTATAACGAAATTCTTCCTGCAAAGGTTATTGATGCCATTGGCGCTTTTGCTGATGTTCAAACCACGAAGAATGGCGAGAAGGTTATGTTCAAGGTCCGCAAGGGCAAGCTACGCGCCAAGAAATTCCTAACTCAGGCTGCTATCAATGGTGTTTATGAGACTTTCCGTCTTGATTCTGACACTTTCATTCTTGCTATGCACAATGTTGGTGGCGGTGTCTCTGTTGACCTGCAACGTGTTGCTGACGGCGCAGAGTCTCTAGCCGAGTGTATGGCTATTCTAAATGAGGGTCTAACTGACGCTGTTTATTATGAGGTTTATAAAGCCCTCCGTGCAGCTATCAATGCCTCTGCTCGTCCTGCCGCTAATAAGGTTGACGTTTCTTCTTGGGATGCTGAGAAGATGGTCAAGCTAGTCAATGTTGTTCGTGCGTATGGCAATGGCGTTGCTATTTTTGCTCCTCCTGAGTTCATTGGTGCGATGGGTGCTGACGCAATTGTTTCTGGTATTGCCAATACCACCAATGGCATTTATCATCCTCAAGATATTGATGCTATTCATAATACTGGTTACATCAACGTCTTCCGCGGTTGCCCAGTCGTTCCAATTCGTCAGTCTTTTATTGACGAGAGCAATGAGAAGACCTGGATTGACCCACAGATTGCTTATGTTCTTCCCGCTGGCGGTGAGAAGGTTGTCAAGGTTGGACTCGAAGGTGGCTCTCTAATTCGTGACTACCAGAACCGTGATGGTTCTACTGAGATTTATGCTGAGCAGAAGATGGGCTGTGCTATTCTTGCTCATCATAACTGGGGTATTTATAGAAATACCGGTATCGAGCAAACTTACGAGAACCCCTACGTCAATCTTTGATAAATCCCTACGATATATAATGGATGGGGGAGGTAGCTCCTCCTCCATCTTTTTCTAAATTTTGGAGTAAAAAGGAGTATTCATAATGTCTAAGGTAAAAATTATTAGTAAGTATTCTGGTTCAGTTTTGGTAAAAATTCCAGACTTGAATTTCCGTCGTGAACTAATTGCGCGCGGCTCATCTTTTACAGTGGATAGTAAACTTTTGCAAGAGATGATGTATGATTATGGCTTCCGTTATATGATAGAAAGCGGAATGCTTTATATTGATGATCTTCAAGTAAAGAAAGATCTGGGGCTTGAACCAGAAGATGCTACAGAGCCAGTCAATCTAATTCCACTAGAAGAGCCTCAAATGAAGCGCGCGATGACGGTTATGCCAATCAATGAGTTCAAAGCATTTATCAAAAAGCTCACATATGAACAAATGCTTGCGCTATCTGATTATGCTATTTATAACGAGCTAGGAGATTTTCAAAAAGCACAAATCATCAAAGAAGCTTGTGAAAAGGATATTCTAAAAGCGATTGAACTAAATAGGCAGGCTAAGGAGGGCTAATAAATGGCGACTCCTTTACAAACGGTATATAAAGCTTTTTTGTCAAAGATTTTAGAGGATGAGTGGCAAGGATGGTCGCAGGAAGAATTAGAGGCTGATTTAGAAACACTTCTAACTGGCGCTGTCACTCGTTTCAAGTTCCCCCGCAAATCTCTTGAATGGAATAACGAAGGTTTCATTGAAGATTTAGATAATGAAGAAATTCAAATTTTAGCTTGTTATATGAAAGTAGAATGGCTCAATAGGGCCATTCTCTGCTGGGAAAATGTAAAACCTCTTTATGAGGAAAGAGACTTTTCTCAAGCAAATCTTCTTGATAAGTTTGATCAAATGCTAAAAACCGAGCAAAAGGCTGCCGCGCAGTTAGAAGCAATTTATTATCGTTCTATAAAGCGGAGGCCCTTTGCTTATCGTAAGTTGGCCGAGCAGTCATGAAAAAAGAATTTGCTGAAGGATATATCAACAAGCTAAAGAGCAAACTTTTTGGTCTATTGTGTGAATTTGAAAAGAATGGCGAGTGGGAAAAATTTCTTGATTCGATTATTACTGAGCTTCTTGGTTTTTCAGAGGATTTACGCACAATAAACTATTATATTTTGCTGGCTAAAATTTCTTCGCTTCGTTATCTTCGTTATGAATATTTTCGTAATACAATTTTTAGTTGTATGACTTTATTGGGGAAGACTAATGAACTATTATGATATTTATAATAAGCGACTGAATCGCTATGGCAATGATTATCAGTCACGACTTCAAGGGAAGCGCGAGCATCAATTTGAGTTATATCTTTCTCGTTCTGTTTATTATACAGTTTTCAAATACAATAACACCGATGTTGAAGGTAGTTTTGAACGCTATAAACAAGATGAGACAAAAGCTCTTCATTATCTTTTGACAAAAATTGAAGTAAAAATTCCAAACGGAACGGTTCTTATGATACCGAATAAAGATGGAATTGAAGAACCTTGGATGGTATATTATCTTGAACGAATAAAAGCAAGTGGATATAACCGTTATATTATGCTTCATATGACTCACTATTTGACCTGGACCGCGCGAGATGGTTCAACTCAAAATACTTGGGCTTATATGTATGGTCAAGAAAACAATATGTTGATAGATGAACTTCGTTCAAGAAGTCGAATGGATACTCTTTATACAGAGAATTTGAAGACTAGTTTCTTCATTATGCCAAGAAATCAATACATAAAAAAAGACGATTATTTTATTGTCGGTGAAAAACCTTTTCAGGAATATTATCGAGTAACAGGATACGACTTTCAATCAAGTGAAGGAGTTGAATATGTGACAATTGACCCAGTTTATGAATTTGATTTGACACCCGCGCCTATGAAGCAAGAGAATGATACAGATGAGGATTTCTTTTGGCTGAATGGAGGGGAAATAAATGATTAGAAATCTAAGAGAAATTGGGCCTTATCTTCAAAAAATTGTTACTAGACTCCAATCAAATCAAAATCTTCTCAAATATCTTTATTATACAGATAAAGATCCTTTAGCAAATCAGAACTTATCAAAGAAACAGATACAGGAAGAAATTTTCAATGAATTGATAAAAATCGTTCCTCGTGTGGGGCCGAAAGAAACTGCAAAAAGTTTGATTTCTATCCGAGTGGTGAATGGACATCAAAATGATGCTAATAATCAAATTGAAGATTTATCTATTGCTATTGAAGTTTTTGTTCCTATGACTCAATGGATTATCAAAGATGAGAACCTTCGACCATTTTGTATAATGGGAGAAATTCAGAATTCTTTGAACGGGAAGAATATTGATGGCCTTGGTCGAGTTCATGGTGGAGATTTTGCTGCTAATTTCTTTACAGATGAAATTTCCTGTTACGAAATGACATATTCTTTTTCATTATATGATTGATGAAAGAGTTTTTCTTGGCTTCCCTAAAAATTTTGATAATCTCTGTAAAATATATCCGCCCAAGATAAAAGATGTAATTGGGAATGATAAATTTCCTTTATATAAAAGAGTTCTTACTTTGTCTCAAGAGGAGATAGAGGACGAATTCACTGAGAAAGGGTTAGATTTAGCCAATATGTTGTCGCCTTTTGAAACATTATTTACTAATGCTTATAATAGTGAAGAAATGCGGCAACTGACCAATGATGCTTTTTTCTTTTTTATTCATGAACCCATAACGCTTCTTTATGAGCAGAAAAAAATTATTATTGGAGACATTGAAAAAGTTTTGAAAAAAATTGAAAAAATTGATGATTTGAAAATTATTGATGATTCTAATTTTTTCAATTTTCAGAATGAAGTGCGCGCGATGCTTGGTGAAAAGAAAATTGATCCTCCCAATCCAAATGAGGATCCGCGTCTAAAAAGGATGAAAGCCAAAGCTCGTTATCGTGATAGAGTGAAGGCAAAATCAGGAAAAGGTCTCCAATTAGGTTCATCATTGGCTTCACTTTGTTGTATGGGTTTTGGACTAAATCCACTTTCTCTTGGAGAGTTGAGTTATGCTTCAGTTCCAATTTTGATACGTTACTATCAAGAAAAAGAAAAATATCAACTTGATGTTGATAGCTTACTTGCTGGCGCTGATGCTAAAAAAGTAAAACCCAAATATTGGGTTAGAAACATTGATATGGATGAATAAATTTTTATAGGAGGCTATAAAATGGCTGATATTCTAAGTCGCTATGGTAGATAAAATGCCACCATAAGAAGTAATTCTTATTGGAAAAATCTTGTGAATTGCTGGAAGATTCTAAAGCTAACTGACTACAACGTAAGAAGTAATTCTAAGCGTGAGAGTGAAAAAATAGTTAGATAGTGAACTCGAAGGAGGTCTAAAATGGACAATCAGCAGCTAAGCATCAATTCAGAAATATATTATAGAAAGCCTACTAGTGGGAATGGTTTTATTTATAAATACACAAGTCCATCTGGAAAGAGTTATATTGGAAAAGCAATAGGAACTTTGAAAAAGAGAGCTATAAATTTAGTCTCTGGGATAGGGTATAAGAAATGTCCTCTTTTTTGGCGAGCAATAAATAAATATGGATTTTTGAATTTTCAGGTAGAAATAATTGAAGAAGCCCCTTTATCAATTTTAGGCGAAAAAGAAATTTTTTATATTGAAAAATATAATACAAGAAACCCCAATGGATATAATATTGCTCAAGGTGGAGAAGGGGGGCAAAAGAAAGAGGTTTATGTATATTCGGCGCAGAATGGAGAATATGTTGGGCATTATTCAAGCTTGACGGAGGCTTCAGTGGAAACAGGAGTTCCTATTGAAACAATCAGTATAATAATGAAGCAGCAAAGACGAAAACAGGCTCACAATTTGATTTTTTTGGATAGCTATATTGAAAGATATGATATAAATAATTTAGCTCGAAAAAATTATACAAAAGTTTTTGTATATGATAAAAACGGGAGCTACGTAGGCAGTTATAGCAGTATTTCTAATGCTTCGAAAGAATTGGACATATCAGAAAGTGCAATAACACGAGCACTTGCCGGCACTATTTTACATGCTTCATTTTTTCAGTTTAGAAAAGAAAAAGAAGAGTATTTACCTCCAATTCCCAAAAATTCAAAAAGCCCGATTCCTGTATGCCAAATTGACCCAAAGACAGGAGAAATTCTAAACAGATTTAGTTCTCTTCAAGAAGCTGGTCGAGCGGTCGGATTGACAAGTGGTAGTGGAATAAAAAAAGTAATTACAAGAGGTAAAGGAACTAGTGGTGGATATTTCTGGATAATTGATGAAAGTTCAACGACTAAGTAGAGCAAAATCCTAGCTCTCTGTGCAAGACCTCCAATTTTATTGGAGGAAGATATAGTCTAATCTTAGGCGAAAGTCTAAGCAGCATTTATCTAGTCACAATAAATGCGGACAGATTGGGAACCTGTTGAATGTTATGATTAAGGAAGTTTGTGACTTCACTTTGTATGATATCAATGACGACGGTTCTATTGGCGCCCCTGCGCTATATTTGGATACTCTAAAAATTTCAACCGTCGAGCAAACAGCTGATAGCGCTTCTGCTCGTGGCGGCAAGGGTAATAGCGAATTGGTTATGTGGGATTTTGGTCGTGAAATCACCCTAAACCTTCAGGATGCTCTTTTCTCTGCTAAATCTATGGCAATCATGTTTGGTGATGCTGATGGTGCTTCTACTCCTGCTAGTGGTTCTGTACTTCGTACTTGGAACCTAACTAAGCTTGGCACTCTTAGCGCTGCTCCTACTCAGCTAGATCTAGGCCTTGGTAAGAAGCATACTGTTTCTACTAGCGCTGTTTATTATACGGCTACTGGCTCTTCTAGCTCTGAATGGAGTGCCGACGCTGTGTATATCACTGACAAGGTTACTACCAAGGACCATGCTGAAATTGTTATTAATGCTGAGACGTTCCCCGGAACTTATGCATGTATTGGCGACACTTACTGCCGCAGTGAAGATACTGGTAACGATAGCTTCTTCCAAATTCAAATTCCAAAGGCAAAGATGCTTTCTGACGTTACTCTAACAATGGAAGCTGAGGGCGACCCCACTGTCTTTGATATGCAGATGAAGGTTCTCCGTCCAAAGAACGGCGAAATGATGAAGCTAGTCAAGTATGATATCTAAAATCTGAATAGAGAAAATAGGGCGGTGGAGGTTGGCCTCCATCGCTCTTTTTTGGAGGATAAAATGGTAGATTTATTTTCTTTCAAGGAATTAGAGCCATGCTATTTGAAAGCTACTTATCCTATAGAGATTGGGAATAGAAAAATTGAAAAAGGAGAAGTTCTTGCTACTTTTGATAAAATTCAAATTGGAGCTTTGAAAGAAGTAAAAAATTTTGTAGCTGCACGAGGTGGCTTTGATAATCGTGCACATGTCTATTGGGAAACAACAAAAGAACTTCCTCTTTCATTTTCTCAAGGAGTCTTTTCAAAAACTCAGCTGGCTCTTCTGATGAACTCAAAATTGGTGGACTTTCAGAAAGATGACCCTATTCCAGTCTTGTTTAGCGAGAAAATAGAAAGTGATGAGAATGGAGAGTTCAATCTAAAAGAAATTCCAATAAGACTCTTCTTATATGAAGAAAAAACTGGAGAAAAAATTTCTTTTGGGTTGGATGGAAAAAGAGTAAAAATTGAAAATCCATATACAGAAGTGGTAGCGCAATATACCTATAATTATATGGATGGTGCTTCTCAAATTCAGTTGGGTAAGCGTTTATTGACTGGCTTCGTGGAACTTGAAGCTAGAACTAGAGTAAAGGACGATACAACCGGGCAAGTTGTAACTGGACTTTTCAAAATTCCAAAGTTGAAACTAATGTCTGATTTATCTATTCGGCTGGGCGCGCAAGCTACACCGGTGGTTGCTAATTTCTCGGCGGTAGGCGTTCCAGTGGGTTCAAAAGGGAGTTCTTATGTAGGAGAATTCTATATTTTGAGTAATGATATAGATAGTGATTTCTAAGTGATATCAGCATTAGTTTTCCGCTAATGCTGATTTTTTATGTGGGAGGGAGAAATGGCAGAAAAAAGAGTAATACAAATTGCCTTTGATGGCAATATAGAAAAAGTATCTTCTAAAATTCAGACCATTCAAAATGAACTTAGTAAGCTAAGTCTAGGTAAAGGCTTAAATCGTGAATTTGAAGATACTTTTTCTTCTTTGATGAGCGAACTAAAAAAGCTTCAAGGTTTGACAGATGGTAATAAAGTAGATTTTGTTGATGTAAAAAAAGTTGAGAAAAGCACCGATGCTATTGATAGACTTTATGATAGGCTGTCTCGTCTTGCAAGTTCTTCTGGAGTGAATAGTTCGCTTCTCAAAAATGATAAGAAGGCAATTGATGCACTGACTAGCGCGCGAACGAAATACAATTCGGTTACAGTAGCGGGACTAAAGGAGCAGCAACGTCTTCAAAAAGATTTAGCTAACGCTCAAGAAAAAACAAATTCTAAAGCTGAAAGAGCGCAATTTATTGATAATTTACGCGAACAAACTACTAATGCGTTACTAAACGCGCAGAAGGAACTGGCTTCATTAGAAGCTCAATTGCGTGCAAAAGGCGGAAATAATCCAACTAAATACCTAAAAACAGATGAAGATGGTAATGTAGTTAGTGCGGATAAGCGAACTTCTCTTGGAAAGCAATACAACGCGCTAAAGGAGCAGTTACCTCAGTTAGAAGCAGCGGCGAAAAGTGCCGAAAAGGCTGTTAAACCAAGTTTTGCACAAATTGAAGAAGAAGCAAAAAAGATTGCTGATGGAATTGATAAAGCGAAGAAAGCTCTTAGTGATTTCAATAACACGCAGCCGCAGAAACAAGCAAAAGCTTTTGGAGAGGTACGCCAAGAACTTGAAAAGATTAGCGGTATTGATTGGAAATCTCTTGGTATTGACCTCAGTAGTATCAATAATATTGATGAACTAAATGATAAACTTTCAACTTTTTCTAGCGATGCTGGGGTTCGCGCGCAGCAAGTTCTTGAAAATATTCGGAATGCAAGTTCTGAAGGAGCCGAACCACTTAGGGTTCTAGGAAGAAATGCTCAAGCCGCAGGACAAGATTTACAAGAACTAACTGACCGAGATAAAGATATTCAACGTCTAACTGACCAATTGAAGAATTTCTTTTCAATTTCTAACTCTGTTCAATTGTTTAAACGAGCAGTTCGTTCTGCTTTTGAAACAGTAAAAGAACTTGACAGTGCAATGACTGAGATTGCGGTAGTTTCTGATTTCTCTGTTGGTGATATGTGGGAGAGACTTCCAGAGTTTACCGCGCAAGCAAATGAGCTAGGCGTAGCAATTAAAGACACATATAACGCGACGACCCTTTTCGTAGAGCAGGGCTTAGATTTACAACACTCAGTAGAACTGTCTAATGAAACTCTAAAGATGGCTCGTATTGCAGGTATGGGCGCAGCGGATGCGACAGACGCGAAATTTCATTGCGTCGCCTAATAGTAATATTAGGGCAACAATTTTTTGAATTGCTGGAATCTCCTTAGAGACTTATCTACTAAACAATTCTGTGAAGAATTGGCTTTAAGAGAGTAGTAAAAATGATAAGTATTGGACAATCAGCAGCCAAATTTCTTATTATAAGAAAAAGGTTCAACGACCAACCCATATGGGTGTAGATTTAAGTAAATCGAAGCTGAAAATATCCTTAAGGGATAATGATATGGTCTGAACTTTATAGAAATATAAAGGAGTAATAAATATGACAAAATCAGAGCAAAAAGCTTTGCGTAATATTGATGATTTTCAAGAAGTTGAGCTTATTGAATTTATAAGAGTGGATAAAAAAAGTGAAAAGATTAAAGTAAAATGTCTGAACTGTGGAACAATTTTTGAAAGATGGATTCATCATTTTAACAATAATCCTCATAATTGCCCATCTTGTAGGCCCAGAAAAATAGCTAATAAGCTATCACTGGTGCAAGCACAAGAAAGGACAGACGCTATTTTTAATGGAGAGCTTGAACTACTTGAATATAAGGGAAATAATACTTTAATAAATGTAAAATGTAAAAAATGTGGAGAAATTTTTTCTTCTGTTCCTACTTGCTTGTGGAGAAGTAGAACAAAAGGATGCCCACAATGTTCTAAAACCATTTCTTTGGGAGAAAAAAAGATAAAAGAGTTTTTAGAAAAAAAACAAATTCAATATATAAGAGAGTATAGATTTCCTGACTGTAAAGACGTAATGACTTTGCCCTTTGATTTTTATCTTCCAGCCCTAAATATTGCGATTGAATATCAAGGCGAACAACATTATAAAAAGAAAAGTTTTTATTATTCAGATAAAATTCAAAAGCATGATGATATAAAGAAGCAATATTGTGAGGAGAGGGGAATAAAACTTATATGTATTCCTTATACAGAAGATGTAAGTTCATATTTAGAACCAAGAGTAAAATAACGAATTACTTTTGAACAATATGAATGACAAGCGCACTCCGTGGTTTTAATATGGAGTTAGAGAAAACATCTGCCCAGCGAATAAATGACGTTTATTCAGAGTTAGCGGCTATGTCAGCGTCTGATGTTCAAGAGCTTTCTACTGCAATGTCAAAAACCGCTTCCATTGCGCATAATGTCAATATGGAGTTTGAAACAACAGCGGCTTTCTTGGCACAAGGTATTGAAAGCACGCGCGAAAGTGCAGAAACTATTGGTTCAGCTCTTCGTACCGTAATAGCACGTTTTTCAGAAGTCAAATCCCTTTATTCAAAAGGAGAGATTGCTGGCACAGATGAAAATGGTGAAGAAGTCAACGTAAATAAAATTCAAAAGGCTTTACGGTCTGCTGGAATTGATATGACAAAATTCTTTACTGGCGAAGAAGGACTAGACCAAGTTTTCTTAGAGCTATCCAAGAAATGGGATAGTTTAGATATTACGGTTAAAAGATACATTGCAACTGTGGCGGCTGGCAGTAGGCGAATTAAACGACGATGCCCACTGCTTTCTGCGGCCTAATAATACAGATAGCCAAAAATCCTCTTAACTGCGGGAATATCCATCAACTTTTCAATAACCAAACATAAGTAGAAATATTTATGCGGCGAAGGTAATGACTAAGGTATGGTAAAATCATTGAAAGGGGACAATCCGCAACGAAGCTCCCAGAAAGGGAGAACGCTCACAGACTATCGAAAGCGATATAATAAGGTAATTGAAAAATTACACGAAGCGAGTAGAGTAGAGAAATCGAAAGAGAGGACTTCTTTTTGAAGAAAATATAGTCGATAGTATAAAATGGCAATTTTTATATTAGAACAAAGTCGTTTTATTGCCATGATTTCCAACTATTCCCGTACAATGGAGTTAGTAAATGCAGCAAATGATAGTGCTGGCGCATCTCAGGAACAATATGAAAAAACGCTCGAAAGCCTTGAAACAAAACTCTCAAAGCTAAAAAATGCTTGGGATGAATTTGTAATGGGACTTTCTAATAATGAAGTCATAAAAACAGCAGTAGATGTTCTAACGAGTCTACTTCAAACAATCAATAAAATTATCAGTTCTCTTTCAGGTGGGAATGGCCTTATAAAATCAGTCCTTTCTATAGGAACAGCGATTGGAGGCCTAAAGTTAGGAAAGTCCATTATTAGTTCTCTTATTGGAAATATGGTAGATACAAAAGACGGCGGAATTTTTTCCAAAGCTTTTGGCACTACTACCTCTCAGAAAAAAGCTGGACTTCAAACAGGAAAGAATTTTCTTTCTGGGCTTTCAGATGCAATAAAGAACAAAAGTCTGCCTAAGACAGACTATATTATTTCCGACTTTTCAAAAAATTTGACAACTGTTTTCAAAAGTAAGGAATGGAGCTTTGATTTTTCAAATGCAAAGCCAGAAGGTCTCACGCAGTTCAAACAGAATATTACAAACTCTCTATCGCAAGGCGATGAAGCTTCTAAAGCTCTTTCAGCACAGTTTTCTTCTCTTTGGGATACAAAGAAATACAATGAAGCAATAACTGTTCTTGAAAAAGCTGGAATCCAGATAAAATTGACTGGCGAAGAAGCTCAGCAAATGGGTATTTCTGTATCAAAGACCGACAAAGACTTTAGAACAATGGCCATCGCGGCAGGAGTAGCAGCAAGTGCTTTGATGGGACTGGCTACTATTCTTGATAATAATGGGAAGGAAAAAGCAGCCAATATCGTTCGCGGCATAGCTACTGCTCTAATGGGTCTTATTCCAGTTATTACAATGGTTCAAACTGCTATGATAACTGGCGCTAAAAGTGTATCTGTTGCTATCAAAAATATTCCAATTATTGGTTGGATTGCAGCAATTATTTCTGCTGTAATTTCTCTTATTCAAATTTTTTCACAATTTGCTCCAGAGACTCAAGCCAAAAAGACAGAACGTTTAGCAGAGCAAACCCAGAAGGCAGCAGAAGTAGCACAAGCAGCGCAACAAGCTTACTCCAATTTAGTTGAAAGTTTTGACAAATATGGAGAAGCTGTTGATAAAATCAATGATTTGACAGTTGGAACTACAGAATGGAAAAATGCACTTCTTGATGTAAATAATCAAGTTTTGGAACTCTTGGATAAGTATCCTCAATTAGCATCTTATTTGACTTCTGAAAATGGTGTATTAGGAATTTCAGAGGAAGGTATCCAGAAGGCTATAGATATTGCACAAGAGCAAGCACGTAGAGCTCAAGCCTTATCCGTTACGAGTCAGTATGCTGAAACAACCAATCAGAGAAGAATTGCTCAAAAAGCATATCAACAAAACTTCTGGTCTTATGACCAATATACTGGTAATGTTAGCACAAACCCCGAAGCAGCAAAAGCTTTTTCAAATTATCTCAAAGAAAATCCAGATATGACAGCCGAAGATTTTCGGACTTTGGCTGGAGGCGCAGGGGAAGAACTCTCCAAATTGGCTGATATTACTGGCCTTACTGTCAATCAAATGGCGGATTTAGTAGATATTACTCGTTCTTATAATAAAGATATGGTAGCTTATGGCCTTCAAGAAGAAAATTACCGTAATGCTTTGGGAGTTTTAGCGGGGGATGTTTCTTCTAATAAACGTTGGAATATGGTTACTCAAATGTTTAACCTGGATGAGACTGCTTCTGAAATAGACGCCGCGCGTGATAAATTGGATACGACAATTTCTAAAATGGCTAGTGACTTGAAAGATCAAGGCTATACAAGTATTACGGATTTGACCGGAAGTGACGCCACTTACCGTCAAGTTTATGAAGCCGTTACAGGTCAAAGTTCAGAGGGCGTTGATATTGACAGTATAAAGGATTATATAGCTCAATTCCAAGTTTTGAATGGCCAAGTTGAAGAAGCTATTCCAATTCTAAATAAGTTGACATCAATGAAAAATCAAGGCCTAGCTGATGAAATTGCTGGACGAATTGCTGGTGGAACTGGCCTAACGCGAGCTCAAGCAGAAAAACCACTTACAAGAGCTGACTTGCAGGAAATGGCATCTCAAATGGGATATGCTAATAGCAATGAAATGGCAAAAGTTTTTGGATTTGATGATTGGGCGGGTCTTTCCAATCAGTGGTCACAGGACGCTGCTTCAATTGTTTTACAGTTTGAGGAAAGGGAAGCAGCTACTGCTAATGTTATTGGTCAAAATCAAGTAGAAAAAGCAAACTCTTTGATGGGAGATAAAGACTTCCAAACCTACTCCAAATATCTTGAACAATTGGCAACTCTTTATGCTAAAGCGGGGGTAAATGGCGCGCAAGCGGTTGATTTGTTCCAAAGTTCTTTTGAAGCTTTGATTTCTAATAATCCTCAGTATGAGAAAGAAATCAAAGATATTATTGGAATGACCGACCTTTCTGACTATGACAGTGTCGAAGCAGCAATTTCTGATATAAAAGAACTTATTCCTGGAGTTGGAGACGAACTCAATAATTTTGAGACAGCTCTTATTCAACTAGGTAAAGCCACTAAAAAAGTCAACTTGAAAACCACAATGTCTGATTTGACTTCGATGTTAGACTTAGCAGATGAGATTTCTTCCCGCTCTCGTTCCGAAGGCATTACTCAAGATGAACTAGAACAAATTGTATCTAGTGGTGCTGCTGACTATTCTGATTTTATGTTTACAGGTCAGGAATTTATTCCAGTGACTTCTACTATGGACGACCTGGCCGAAGCAGTGCGCGCGAACACTCAAGCCGCTATTGAAAATACTTTAGCGCTTTTGAAGCAAGCAATTAGTAAGGGCGAATATGTTGAAGAAATGTTCAATCAAGAGGAATCTTGGAAATGGATTTCTGATGAGCAAAAAAATCGAATTCTAAGCGGAGAAGCTATCGCGACACTTGATGCGAATGTAATTCGAGATGTTCTTCAATTAGACAAAAGTGCCTCTACGGAAGAAGTTATGTCTAAATATCGCGCCTATATGCCAGATTATTTGAATTTAGCTGATAATCGTTTTCAAGCAGAAAATTATCAGAACTATATGGACCAGGCAGCTGCTTGGAACACCGACGCGCAAAATCTCCTCCTACAAGGAAATACAGATGTTCTTGATGATATTGTCAACGCGCGCGAGCTGAGCGGAACCGTTGAAAAACTAACGGATGATTATGAAGCTAATACAGAAAACGGCGAAGCCAACTCTGACATGATGAAAACTCAAGGTGTCAGATATACAGAGAATGAGAAAAAAATCAAAAAACTTTGTGAAGGTATTGAAGACGTAAAGGATGCTTTTGATAAGGGAACTGAAGCTTTGGTCAATGGTGAGACTCCTGCTGACGATTATTGGCAAGCTCTTTCTAAAATTGAGAGTAAAGGCCGCCAAGTCTTTGGTGAGAATTTTACTCAAGATTTCATCCAGCAAAATGCTGATTTGATTTCTCAGCTGACCGAAGGCGGAGAAGTTGGCGAACAAGCTTTTATTTCCCTTCAACAGAAGATTTCTGAAGCTACTCAGAAAGCGGTTGAGGATTTGACTTATTTTGATACTAATCTCCAGCAAGTTAGAAGTGCGCTTGACGGGTTAGATGGAGTAAAAGCCGAGTTCAAGGTCAATGGCACTGCTGATGTATCTCAATTAGTTCAACAACTAATTCTTGCGGGTAACACAGCGGCTGAGGCCGCGCGGATTGTTGAGTCTTTGACAGGTTCAACTGTTACTTATACTGTTGACTGGCAGTGGGTTACTCTTCCTACTTCGTTAGCAATGAGTTCTACTTATGCCGGTCTTGAGAAGGCAGGTGCGAGTGGTGGTTTTACTTCTGTAAAAATTCCTAAAGTTATTCAGGCAGTTGGCACAAAAAATAATTATAGCGGCTCTGGATACTCCGGTTCTTCTAGCGGAGGCGGCGGAGGAGGAGGAAGTTCTTCTAAAGATACTGTTTGGGAGAATCCTTATGATAAGCTTTATAATTTGACAGAACAAATCAATGAGGCCCTACGTCAGCGCGAAAAACTTGAAAGAGAGTATGACAGAATTCTTGAGCGCAGAGGTTCGACTTTCAAAGAACTTCGTGCGAACTACAACGCTCAAGTCAAGTCTCTTGAAGAAGAAATCAAGCTTCAAGAGAAACTGCGTGCGGGTCGTAAGGGACAGCTTGATGCGATTAGTAATGAAAAATATACGGATAGTGAAGGAAATCGTAAGACGTTCGCGCAGACCGGAGCAACAAAATATGCACGATATGACCAAAGTCTAAATCGTATTATTATTGATTGGGATGCTATTGATATGATTACTGATGATGACCTTGGTTCTGCTGTCGAGGCTTATGTCAGTCGGTTAGAAGAACTTCAAGACCAATTTGAAACAACAGATGAAACAATTGAAGATATGAAAGATACTCTTGATGAGTTACGCAAAAGTCAAATGTCTGATTATCTTGATTTTGAACAAAGTGTCTATGACGCTCTTGTAAATGCTCAACAGAAGCTTATTGACGAGTATCAATCTTTATCTGATAGTATTGCTGATTCAAATTCTAAAATTTTGGAAAATCTTCAAGAAAGTATTGATTTAGAGCGTCAAATTCGAGATAATACAAAAACAGAAGAAGATATCAATGAGAAAGAAGCTCGTTTAGCTTTCTTGCGACGTGATACTTCAAACGCCAACGCTTTAGAAATCAAAAAATTGGAAGAGGAATTGAGCGACGCTCGGGAAAATTATTCTGATAGTTTAGTTGATCAACAGCTTGAACGCCTTACTCAACAAAATCAAGATGCACAAGAGGCACGTGAAAAGCAAATTGAACTTATGCAAGCTCAACTTGATTATGCTTCTGAGAATGGCGAATTCTGGAATAGAGCCTATGAATTGATAAATGAAGGCTTCGCGGCAGATGGCTCTCTCAATCAAGCAGCTCAATTATGGGAACTCCTCAAAGCTGATGAAGGCTGGAATGGTCTAAGCAAATTTGGCCAGCTGAATTGGCAAGAAGAAATTTCTAAGGCGATTATCGCTGCCAGCCAAGGCTATGCTAACTGGAACATGTATAAAGCTGAACAAGTGGACAAGTCTTTGGTTCTACCAGATGGAACTCTATTGACTTATGATGGGAAGCAATGGAAAGATAGTAATGGCAATGTTTATAATGGAATTGATTTTGATTCTAATAAAAATCAATTTACCTATGGTTCGATTGATTATGCTACACCACCAACACCAGGAGGGGGCAGTACCGGTTCATCTAGTGGAGCCGAGAAGAAAGAAATTTCTGTTGGCAGCACATTCAATGCCACTGGTGCTCCTATCTATCCATATCCGGGCGGCTCGGCTCAGCGGCAATATTTTGCTAATGACCCTTACTATGTAGCAATTGGTGAATCTGGCGATTATTGGCTTGCTCGTTGGCATGGAGCTTCTTCTGGCTCAACTGGTTGGTTCAAGAAAACAGATGTAAAAGCATATAAGACTGGTGGCTTAGCTGATTTCACCGGGCCTGCTTGGCTTGATGGAACAAAATCTCATCCAGAATTAGTTCTCAATGCTAAAGATACTCAAAACTTCCTCATTCTCAGGGATATTTTGAGTTCTGCTGTCAAAAATGCCGGAACTTCAAATAATGGCGGAGATAATTATTATGATATAAACATTTCTGTTGATGAAATTACTTCTGATTATGATGTTGACCAACTCGCGCGCCGTGTCAAGGAACAAATTGTAGAAGACAGCATTTATCGTAATGTCAACACAATAAGTTTTATCAGATAAATCGAGGCAACCAAGGATAAAGCAACTTATAAAAAGATTGAGTAAAGGAGGAAAAATAGATGGGCGTTTTAGGCGGAGACTTCATTGGCTTCTCTTTTGATGGTCATCATTCCTCCGACCTTGGGATTATGAGAGTAAGTGATGGAAGCAGGTATGCTGATTACCTGCTTCCCACTTCTCAGGATTTGACGGTCCAAGTTCCGGGCGGAGATGGAACCTACTATTTTGGTTCGTATGACACATCAAAAGTTTTTTCTATTTCTATTGCCTTTGATAGTCTAAAAGAAGAACAAATTAGTAATCTCCGAAAGATTTTTGGAGAAAAAAAGATTGGCAAGCTTATATTTGATGAAATGCCATATAAATATTATATGGTAAAAATTACAGGCCAGCCACAATTGAAATATATTTGCTTTGGAAAAACTGGGCAAGAACGCATTTATAAAGGCGAAGGCACAATTCAATTTACTGCTTATTATCCTTATGCCAAGAGCACCGCACTTTTTCTTGGTGCTACTAATCTTACATCACTTGAAAATAAGGATGAATGGGCTGCGGCAAGTCGCTTACCACAAACCGCGCCGATTTTGACTGGTAGTTCAATCCCTGTTTATAACGTTGGCGACCTACCAATGGACTGGCGCGCGCGGTATATATTCCCTAATGTCCCAACTGACATTTATATGGATGGAGTTGGAATGCTAAAATTTTCAGCTATTGCCAAGCAAGGTAGCGATGAATTTATTGAGGTAAATTCAAAAACAAACCTGATAGAAGGTTTGGATACAAATGGAGAAAAGACTGGAAATATTTATAATAAATTCATGACCGGCGGAACTTTTTTCAAAATTCCTCCTATGGCAAGTGAGTCAGAGAAAAAGAATTTTATTTCGGTTGGCACTTCTTCTTGTTGGAAATTACTATACGACTATATCTATTACTAAGGAGGTTTGAATGAAAAAAGATATTTATCAAATCTCTTTATGGGAAGATTATGTGGTTCCGGCAACTGATACTGTCCCAGAGCATTATGAAGAACAACTTCTAGGCATTATTGGCTCTGATACGATGACAGCAGAATATCGTGCAACAGAGCCAAAGTTGATTCAAAATATCAACGGAACAAATACTCTTACTTTCAAAGTCTACTATACCTATATTGATACAGAGACCGGAGAGCGTCAAGATAATCCTTTTATAAAACTTCTAGTAAACGAACGGAAAGTAAAGTGTTTATGGAAAGGACAATGGTATGACTTCGTAATCAAGTCAATTCAAGAAGATAGCTCTGGTAAATCAATTACTTATACTTGTAAAGACTTATATATAAATGAGTTGAGCAAAACTGGTTTCAACTTAGAATTTGATAATGAGCTTGAGAACAACCAAGGAACGGCGCAGGAATTAGGAGCAAAAATATTAGAAGGCACAGACTGGCAAGTAGCGTCTGAAGGACAGGATATTGTTCAACAGACAATTGAAGAACCACTTTTTTTAGTCCAAATTCAAACTGCCATTACGGTCTATAAGAGTAATGGAAAAGACACATATGAAATTCCTTCTAGTAAAAAAATACTTGTGCCATATTCTGTTACTCAAACTCCTTATCCTCAAATTTTTCAATTCTTCTATGACGAAGATGAAAATTATGCCAAATACCAAGAAGATAATAGTGTTCATCTTATCGGATTAGATTGTTCATTACTCAAAAATCCAATTTATTCTGTAACAGACGATGGAACTTTTACTCTAAAATTTGGAACCACTACCGTTCTAACAATTCCAAACACTCAACCATTATCAGATTGGCGTGCTGATAGACCAATCCGCGCGCCACTACAAGAGTATAGTTCTCTAGTTGGCAGATATTGTTATGTCTATAAAGGATACGCCGGAAAGAAAATTTATAAATATATTACTACAGAATATAACGACCCAACAGTGGTTTTGAATTTAGTTGTCAATAATAAAGAGTTCAAGGACACTACAGGTTGGATTGGTGAGGGGATGAGTTGGCAACTTTACCCTCCTTATACAGACATTAGTAATATAGAGTCCTATAATGCTACTACCTATTTGGGTCTTCAAGGCGGAAAGACTATCTATAATGCCGGCCTTCAAAAATCTTCCATGTATATTGAAGGTGGGTTTCAGAAAGGCGAAAAATACATTTTCCGCGTGAAGGGGTATCAGACACTTGGTGGCGCAAAACTAACAACTAATTATCACATAGACCCCAAAGTCTGTTCTCATGATAATAACTTTATTCCATTAGCAACTTCTGATGCTAATTATATCAATTACTTTGACGTTGGAACGGCAATTCAAAATGGTGATTGGATTGAGTATCCAATGACTTGCCAGGTTTCAATCCCTCGCTCTAAAATTACAACCTCAAATATTGGTTTATTTATTACTCCTGTTATTAGCTGTTGGATTGAAGAATTTCAGTTCTTCAAAGAAGTCTATGGCAAAGATAGTGATGGCAATTCTACAAGAATAAATCCAGGCGAGATGGATAAAAATAGTATTGCAACTGAAGTTTATTGCTATTTTGACTCCGCTACAACAGTGCTTGATGAGAAAGATATAGAATATCTTTGGAAGGCTACCTCTGACTGGTCTGGGAGTAGCGCGCCAGAACCTCAATATTCTATTGACGCAGATGGTAATTATACTTACGAAAAAATTCGTAGTATTACTGGAAAAAATTCGAATCGTTTCAATCTTTTACAATCTGTTGCCGAGACTTTTGAGTGTTGGGTTCGTTTTGAAATAAAGCATAATGAGAATACGGGTAAAATTCTTTATGAAAATGGAAAACCGCAAAAATTTGTTTATTTCAAAAATGAAGTGGGAGAAGAAAACGGATGCGGATTCGTTTATGGAATTGACTTAAAAACAATTTCTCGTTCTATCAATTCAGATCAAATCACTTCAAAAGTTGTTGTTGTTCCTAATACCACTCAATATGCAGAAAACGGTGTGTGTGAAATAGCGCAATCAGAATACAACCCTTGTAAGGAGAACTTTATTCTCAATTTTGATTATTATATAAACCAAGGATTGTTAGATGGTGGAGCAGCAAATAAAGATTTGTGGCTTTCTTCAGCTTCTGGAGGTCTTGGATATTATCCTTCCCTCAAAGAAAAGAATGAAGAATATTATAAGTCTGCTGAAGAGAACGTCGCAAGAAAACTTGAACATGATAAACAGAATTCAACTCTTCAACTTTATCAGCAGTATTTGACTTCGACGACAGAACAGATTACTTCAACGAAGTCTGACATCGCTAGATTGGCAGGTCTATTATCATATGATGCCGCGCGAGTTACTAGCTATGTGAAAGAACATCCTGGTTTTGAAAAGCTAGAAACTCTTATTGTTACTCTAAAAACTTTAGAAGGACAGAAGACAGATTATCAAGGAATCTATGGAAATCTAAAGAAAAGTGTTGACGCTCTTGAAAAAGCAATTGAAGCAGCAGAAGCCCGACAAACAAAGCTTTTGGAAGAAATAGATACGCTTCATAAAGCCTTTTATGAAAAGTATTCTCGTTTTATTCAAGAAGGTTCCTGGACCTCTCAAAACTACTTAGATGAGAATCTTTATTATCTGGATGCAAAGTCTGTAGCTTATACAAGCGCGCGCCCTCAAATTTCGTATAATATTTCTGTTCTAAGATTGAGCGCACTTGATGAATTCAAGAACAAAGTTTTTAGAATTGGTGATATAAGCTATATTGAAGACACTGAATTTTTTGGATATACTTATATTGCCACCGAAAGTGGAAAAGTAAGAAGTCCTTATCGTGAGAAAGTTCTAATTAGTGAAATCACTTCTAACTTTGATAGCCCCGAAAAAGATAGCTTCAAAGTTCAAAATTACAAAACTCAATTTGAAGACCTTTTCCAGAGGATTACAGCTACGACTCAGTCTCTTCAATATTCAGTGGGTGAATACCAACGAGCCTCTGATGTAGTTGAAGGAACAGGTGTAATCAATAATGAGACGCTTCAATCGAGTATCGCGCGCAATGAACAGCTAATCTTCAGCTCTCAAAATAATACAATAGTCAAAGATGCTACAGGTTTGACAGTCATCGACGCGAGTAATCCATCTAATCAGACAAAAATTACCGCTGGTGGCCTTTTTATCACAACGGATGGCGGATTGACATGGAAGAATGCTATTCGTGGTGAAGGTATTGCCACTCAGTATTTGACCGCGGGGGCAATCAATACAGAGAATATTACAATACTTGATGGCATCAATCCATCTTTTCGATGGGATAGCTATGGTATTACGGCCTATAAAAAGAATGTCTCAGATAACGGTATCTTACTTGGATATACTTCAAACCAATTTGTCCGATATGACCAGTATGGTATTTATGGCGTAAAGGATATTACAATCCAAGACGCTTCTGGTGAGTATAAACCTTCAAGTGAAGATCAGATTTGGAATGATGCTTCTTTCGGCCTGACTTGGAAGGGTTTCTTTCTAAAAAATAAATATGGCGCAGGTCTTGTCGAAATCTCTTCAGAAAAAGATATCAATATAAGTGATGGTACTAATGACCGTATTCGTATTGGCAAGCTCTCTGGAGATGGAACCACTGAGAATCCTTATACCTTTGGTATTAGAATAAATGATGCCACTGGCGCAATCGTCATGGAGACAAATAGTGATGGAACTCTTTGGCTCAAGGATAGTTTGAATGTAGAGACAACGGGTAGTGGTCTAAAAGTAGCAATCGGTAAACTTGGAGAAAGAGATGATAGTGGTCTCGCGCAAGTTATAAATGCCAATGACGCTTTTATTGTCTACGAAGACGGGTCAGTCCGTGCCCTCAATGGTAACTTTACTGGTGTTATAAATGCCACAGATGGCTTTTTCAGTGGCGTTATCAATGCTACTGATGGTTCCTTTACTGGTATTATAAATGCGACTGGTGGTACAATTGGCTCCATTCAGATTACCAATGAAGGATTGACAGTAGGAAATGGTGGCTTTGAGATTACAAAGACTGGCGTAGATGGCACTATTGAGAAATTACTCTATGTCGATGACGAAGGTAATCTGAAAATTACTGGTGACTTAGAGGGTGCTGGTGGTTATTTTAGTGGAGAGCTCCGCGCGCCGACTGGTACAATTGGTGGCTTTGTAATTGAAGAAAATCTTTTATACTCTCTTGGGCAAGATGAGAATGGTTCACCAAACATAGTCTTAAAAGGAACCGAAGGCAAGATTGTTGCGCGCGACATTGAATTAGGTGTCGGCGCGGTTATCAAAGATTATATCAAGTTAGGTAATGCTTTTCTTCAAAATCCTGATATCCATGATAATAAATTTATTGAAATCAAAGATGAAAATGGCCAGCCAATTATTTCACTAACACACACTGGAATTTTTACTCTTGGCTCTCTCGTTTTCAATGGTATCAATTCAACTATCAGTGGAAAGAATTGGGGAATTACTCCAGACGAGGCTCGTTTTGGAAATGTCATCGCTCAAGGTGGCACAATTGAAAATGTAATTTTCAAAACTTCTTCTATTCAAACTGTTGGTGGCCTTATGATTTTCAAACCGACAAGTCATGGAGTAGGAGAGGGGAATATTTTTACGCTTGATGAAGAAAATAGCTTTTTCCAAAAAGGAGATTTTGTTAGTATAACTTCTGTTGGAGAAAGAAGTTTTTCCATTGAGACTTATATTGTTGATAAAAATGGCTTAGAAGTTATTTTAGCAGAAAATGTTGAAGGTGCAGAAGCAATTACAAAATTAGCTTCAGCTTCTTGGGTGGATGGTAGAGCTGTATCCCTATCAGATGAATTACTTATTGGTGTAAATCCAAACCCGGCTGGTCTTGGTAAAGATGCTCATCTATTTAGAAGTGGTTTTTCATTTGTTGAGCCTGAACTTGGCGAAGATGGCAAATCCCTAGAATATAATGCTCCAAGCCTTTTCTTGGGCAATCTTTCTTCTCTTGGTATTCAAAATGTTTCAGGTTTTGGTCTTTATAGTGATAATGTTTTTCTAAAGGGTACTTTGACAACAAAAACTGGTGCAGACACCTATGCTGGTATCAATACTTTGAGTGGAGTACTCTCTAATAAAGCACGCTTCACAACTCAAGGTAAAATTGTTATTTGGGCTGGTGCAAGTAATTTTGATGAAAGTTCTATCCAGAATGCTCCTTTTTTTGTAACTGATAATGGGAATTTATTTGCACGCCAAGGTGTGTTTGAAGGTTCGATTCTTACTAATTCAACAATTCAAGGTGCAGATATCTATGCTGCGCGCATTCATGGTGGAACTCAGGAAAGTGATGGCGTTGCAGCCCTGACCATCTATGATACCGCCGCAGGTATTATTTTCAAGAAGAATTTTGATGAAAATAATAAAGAGAATGGTGGTCAAGAAACCTTTAGAATTAGTGCTGATGGCTTCATTCAAAATGGAATTGAATTTATTTCCTTTGAAGATGAGGGCGTTCAATTTTCAGGCAATCGCGCGCGGATGGTTCAATTCCAAACTCAATTTGAAAATGCTTCTCTTATTATGAAAGGGACTTCTCTTTATAAGGGAATTTCGGTTGATAGCGGTAATACACAAGTTCTTTCAAAAATTGATTTTTCTACTGGAGATAAGGAACAAATTGATTTTATAGTAGGAGAGAGAATTGCTTCATTTACTAATGAAGAGGCAATTTTTGATAAGAAAACAGTTTTACGAGACAATGTTCTTATGGGAGACATAAATACTGTTTATGTTTCTTACCAAAAAGTTGCTAAGGGCTATGATGTTTATGTTTATACCAATGAGAATGTTGATGTAAGTTCGAATATTGTTGATATCGCAGTTGCAGGTTATGCGATTGCTGGATAAAAGGAGATATAAATGGCAACTACTGGTTATTTTGATGGCGCAAAGACGAGTAGGGGCTGGTATGCGCGCCTTGAGTGGTCATACACTCAAGGCACCTCTACCACTATTACCCTTACGTTGAAAGTGTATAATGGAACTGCGCCCTCTTATAATAATTTCACAAATTCTGCTTATTACATACTAGCTGGCAATAAAATATACAAAACTTTCAATTGGACTTCAGTTGGATGGAATACACTAGGAACGACCACAGTTGTGGTAGAGGGTTCTAAAACTTCTTATTCTGCTAGTGCGCAATGGGTAAGTGGAGTGACTTCAGCATATACTCCTGCATCACTATCTGTGAATGGAGTTATTACTTTCCCTGCCTGTACATCTAACGTAGGTGCGCCTTCTGGAGCTTATGTTAGAACTCCTTATTGGGATAAAGGTTCTATTATTCCTCCTACGACTACTAATATGACAGTGGCTTGGTGGCCAGCTTCTGACGGAAATGGAGGCAATACTGTTTCTTCATATAAAATTTATTTTCTAATTAGTTCCTCAGGAGCAGTTCCATCTGAAAGCAATTATTCCAAAGTATTTACAACAACAGACTTGACAAGAGAGGCTGATGGTTCAATTAGAAGGACTTTTAGCTTACCGGTATCAACTTCACAAAGAGGACAGACCATTCGTGCCGCTATTCAAGCAATTGGTTCTTTAGGAATGAATTCTGCGCTTGTGGCTTGCTCTACAGTGATAACTGTAAATAAGAAACCTTCCGCGCCGACTGGCCCAGTGTCTCTTTTATATAGTTCTACTTATACAAAATGTCATCCAGAAATTATTGTTGGCAATTCAAATGATGCTTCGCAAACGCCTACATTATATTATAGCTTAAATAATTCAACAACTAAAAATCAATATACTTCTTCAACAAAACTTCCTCTTATGGCTTCTTCGCAGTCTTATAACTTTTACACCTTTGATGGGCTAGAATATAGCGATAGTTTTACTTGTGTTATTACAAAAAATATAAAACCGATATTATCCAACGTAACAGTGACGATTTCCGAGACAGCAGTCACAAAAAACAGTGCTTTTTCTACAAATTCTATATACGCGACAAAAATAAAAATTAGTGGTAATTCTTCTAAATCTAATGGTTACTTCAAAATCCAGCTAAAATATCAAAATTATGCAGCTTCGCCAACTTTATATAATAAAGCAGTCGAAATTCAAAGAATAGATGGAGGTCTTTTGAAGAATAAAGAAATCTCTATTCTAAGCTATGTCCCTTATGGAATTAGTTATGGAGTTTCTTTAGTTTATAATGATGGAATAGAAAATTCTTCAGAAGTATTTATTGATACCATTCAGGGGAAAAAACTTTCAATTGCACCTTACCCAACACTTCAAAAGACATATAACCAGTTTGATTTTTCAAATATTAGTGGAACAAAAGAAAATGAATTTTGGAATAAAATTCGTTTTTGTTATACTTATGATAGCACGTTTGTAGGAGATAAAAGCAGATTTTTCTTATCTGGCAGTGCTCTTGAAGTATTAGACGTCCAAACTGGAGCAGATAATAACAAGAACTATATATATTATGATGCTACTTTTGCTGATACAATTCCTTCTGGCTCATATACTCTTAGTGCAGCGTTATATGACACGCGCCATCAAGATAGTTCAGTTACAGATATTACAAAGGTAGAGGCAAAAGCAATTTCTTCAATTTTGCCAATTTTGACTTCTTCTACTCAGTTAAATGTATATACTGGCGGCGCAAATGATACTTTTACAATTACTTTTACAAAGTTTTACGCAGACGGAGAAAGTCTTGAGAATTGGTCGATTACTTCTTTGAACTCAAGTGTCACTGCTTATTTTGTATATGAAGGAACTTACTATATAATTAGTGAGCCGGTAATAGCCGCAGCTGCTTCAGAAGATTTGGTTAGAATCACTTTCAAGAAAAGCACTGTTCCTGGAATATTTCAAAATTTTCCAAACAAAAATGGTTTATATGCGATGAATTGCGCAATAAAAATTGTAAATCTGTATGGTCGAGAATTTGATTTTATAGGAACTTCTTCGGTTGGCGTCAATTTCAATTCTAGTCCGACAATATCTTTTGAAAAAGCTAATGTAAAATATCAATATAATAATAGTAGTTATCCTCTCAATGATAATCCTATTAGAGAAACATTAGTTCTTTGCTTCTCTCCCACTATCAAAGGTTATAATAACTCTCAGATAAATTTCTTTATAGATGTTTCAAGAGCAACAAGTTCTGGCCCTTGGGATCTATTCACAAAAGGAACTTGTTTTAGAAGTGGTGAGCCATCTTATAATTCGCCTTCAGAGTTTAGTTCTTATGGGATCGGGCGTACTTCAATAAAAGAAATCACAGATAATAATGCTTGCTGGTTCAGAGTTAGAATAAATGACGGTTATAATAATGAAGTAACGAGCTCTGTTGTAGGTCCTTTTTCTCGCGCGAAACATATCGCTATGGATTTGACATTATCAGAATTACAGTATGCTTCAAATAAATTTACCTTCAATTATAAAATAAATGACTTGGGTCTAGCTCAAAGTTCTCTCACGGATGGAACAATAATAATTCAACATTCAGAAGGAGCCCTTCAAGAGCAAACTTCTGGCATCGCGTGGGTTCCACATAATTTTTCTTGGGTTTCTTTTATTTCTGGGAAATCTTCATCTGTCAGTTATTCAATGTCCGGAGATTTTGAATACGTTCGGGCTAAAATAACTACATTGTTTACGACAAATTATCCTTCGGGTCTTTCTATTACAACTAGAAAAATCTCTTATTCCAATAGCGATTTGGTTTATAACGTCACTCCAACTTTTGCTATAAGAAGGAACCAATTAGGAATAAATGTTGTTGAACCAACCGATTATGCTGATGGTGCTGTGGTTATTGGCGCGGCGACCGGTAAGAAAATGGTATATTTTTTGAGCGCAAACGATATGGCTACCATTGATATGGAAAATCTTTCAATCAATAATTTTATTATTGATGGCGGCAGTTGGTAATTTGATTTTTCTTTTATTTTTTGATATAATAAACCAAAAGGAGATGATAAAATGAATCTAACAATGTCGCAAATTCTTGCTCTAAACGAGCAGAAAAAAGCTTTTGAAAAGCTTTCTTTACCAATCAAAACTTCATATAAACTTACAAAACTTTTTTCTTCGATTGACCAAGAAATAGATTTCTATACAAATAAAATGAAAGAAATTATTACAGCATATTCTCAGAAAGATGAGAACGGAGCCCCTATTTGGTCAGAGGATGGCACTTATATAAAAGTTATTCCAGAAAAAATGACTGAATGTCAATCCGAAGTTCTACAATTGAACACATTGGAGATTACACCACCTGATATTTCATTTTCTATTGAAGATTTTGGAGAAGTAAATTTATCACCAGAAAATCTTCAAGTGATTTTACCTTTTATCAGGGACTAATATAATAAAAGAGACTAAAGTTGTAGCTTTTCACCAAACTTATTACAACTTTAGTCTCTTCTTTTTATTTTATCAGTTCCTAAGCTTCTTATATATAGAAGGAGTAAAGGAGGAATAAAAATGGCAGGTTATAATCCTTATCAAACCAACTCTTATCAAGCGACACAGTTCTTTCCGCAACCACAGGGAAATGTTTATATGATAAATAATTCTATGGAAATAGCTAATATTCCTGTCGGTGGAGGGATTTCAGTAGCATTATGTCCTAGTGAAGCAATAATGTTTTTGAAATCAATGCAGAATGGAGCGCCAACGCTTCTGGCATATACTCTAACTCCATGTGAAACTCGCGCTAATCAAACCTCTGATGAACGGGTGGCAGCTCTTGAAAAAGAAGTAGCTGAACTAAAAAAGCAGCTAAAAGGAGGAAAATTGAATAATGAACTCTAATCCATTACAAATGATGATACAAATGAGTCAAAAACAGCAACGACCTCAAAATCCGCCTATTGACCCTCAACGTTTTTGTCAGATGGCACCAAAATTGACAAAAGAAAACCTTGTCCAACTAGCTCAACAGGCTCGCGCACAAGGTATACCTGATGAACAAATTGAACAAGGTTTAAATTTCCTTTTGAACCTAAAATAAGTTGTCGTCCGGAAGACAAATTATTTTTGGAATATATATTTTAGGAGGTTTCTATTACAATGATGGGAACTGAAGGTTTATCTGCTGGCGATATTCTCGCCCTAACAAAGGATAACGATAATGGTATGATGTGGAATAACCCTTGACAAAATTTACATTTTTGTTCAAAAAGTTATAGTTTATTCATCGAGACTCTACTTATAGTTACATAAGTGAGAAGGAGGAATAAACTATGACAGGAATTTATGTTATTACCTGTACGGCAACTGGTGAAAAATATATTGGACAAAGCGTTGCAATAAAACGGCGATGGGCAACACATAAAAGAGAACTAAAGAATGGAATTCATTATAATCAGCACTTACAAAGAACTTATAATAAATATGGCCCAGATAGCTTCATCTATGAAATCCTTGAACAATGTCCATCAGAAAAATTAAATGAACGAGAGCAATTTTACATAAAACTTTTTGATACTCATAATCATGGTTTTAATCAAGATAATGGTGGATGCAATATTTCTGGTGAAAACAATCCAATGTATGGTATTAAAGGAAAAGAAGCTCCTCGTTTTAAAGATTATATTTTGCAACTTGATTCAAATGGCAATATTTTGAATAAATTTGAATCGTCTATTGCCGCTGCCGAATATGTAACAGGCGATAAAAAGAAAACTTCAAGTATTTTGAGATGCCTTTATACATGGGAAGGAAAAAATTATGATAACGCTAGAGCTTTTACTTATAGAGGTTATCAATGGATTTATGAAAAAGACTATCAAAAGTTACTTCCTTACCATGATTTTTCAAAAAAGTTGACTTATAAATGTGAATCCATTACTACAAAAATGATAGATGAAGGGGCTTTAGATGGTAACATCTAATTGGACTTCTGTTAACTGCTGGAAACTCCTCGCTAAAACCAATGAGGACAATCAGCAACCAAGTCTTTTCAAAAGAAAAAGAAAGGCTCAACGACTATCCTGAAGCTATTTATCCACAATAAATAAAAAAATAGCTAAGCTGTGAAATTCAGCAATAGGAGTACAGCCCGAGTGGGTGGGTGAAAATCCCTTAAATGGAAAAGTAGAACTCTTCCTTACAAAGATGAAGATATAGTCTGTTCTTTATAGTAATATAAAGAAGGTATCTATGGAAACGATGGATATCGTAACATAAAGTTTATCTATTTGGTTTGGTTAGCTCTTCTCGGTGGAAATGGCGGTCTATTTGGTAACAGAAATGCTGACGCTGCTGTTCAAGGCGCGCTAACTCGTTCCGATCTCTTTGAAGGCTTCAACAATCAAGACGTCAATAGTCAGCTCCGTGGTATTACTAATGGTGTCTGTGACGGCTTCTATGCAATCAATAGCGGAATGAAAGACGGCTTCTATGGCAATCAGGCAACAATCAAAGACGGCTTCTATTCCACTCAGTCTGCTATCGCAGATAGCCGGTATGCTATGCAGGATTGTTGCTGCCGAACAAATCAGAATATTCGAGAACTTTCTTCCGAAGGTTACAAGAATACCTGCGAAATTACAACTGCCATCCATGCTGAAGGTGAAGCAACTCGTGCGCTAATCAACGCAAATACGATGCAAGACCTTCGCGACAAACTAGCCGACCGCGACCGAGACCTAATGAATGCGCAGTTCCAGCTTTCTCAACAGACTCAGAACGCTACTCTTATTGGGACGTTACGTCCATTTCCACAGCCTGCGTATATTACTTGCAGCCCTTATCAGTCAGTAGGTGGCACTTGCGGCTCTAGTTACAATTGCGGCTGCGGCATCTAACAGCTATTACCGAGAGTACAAATTCGTATCGGAGGTAATAAAATGATTGAAAGTTATACAAATACTTCTCAAACCATAGCGCCAGAAGGACTACTATCTTTCGCAACAAATGATGTCCTGACTGGTTGTACTGTGCTTCATTCTGCTGGTTCTACTTCGTTTACTCTAAAACGTCCAGGTTTTTACTATGTTTCTTTTACAGGTACTGGTGCTATTACTGGCACAACCGCTGGCGCAATTACTGTAAATTTACTGAAAAATGGTGTAGCTCTGCCAGGAGCAACAGCCACTCAAACATCAGCTTCGGCCACTGATATTCGTACAGTAAATTTTTCAAAAATTGTCCAAGTACTTCCTTCCTGTTGTGCCATAAATAACACTACCACTCTAACCTTCCAAAATGCGGGTTTAGATACTACTTATTCCAATGTCAATGTAGTAATTACAAAACTCGCATAAGGAGGTCCTGAAATGAAAAAATACAAAGCACTTTATAAGGGAATGTATGACGATTTGAAAGATTCGGAAATGATGATTGATTATGCTTTTTGTATCCGAGAAGAAGGTGACAAAACTCTCGCGGATGAAATAGCAAAGTACGCGCAATATCGTCTTCAACATTTCTCTGATTTTCACAAATTATTTGAACAAGAAGTTTCGAAAGAAAAGGAAATTTCGATGGAAACTGTTCATAAATGTATGTGGGAAGAGGCTCATGAAGCTCTACAAGAATGGCATGATAAAATAGAAAGAAAAGTCAAATCTTATTGAAATTGGGAGAGGAGCTTCGGCTCCTCTCTTTTATTCCCATTGAACAATTTCTTTCTGAGGAAAGTTTCTATCAGAAACAAATTTTCCAATTCCAATGGCGTCCGCGCAGTCATCATTTACACTTACATCATACCATTGTTTTACTAGATTTTTCATTGAAGCTTTTCGGTCGCTTCTTGAGCGTCCCTTTACGCCACAGTGCGCGCGCCATGTATTCGTAGGACATACTTCAAATAAAATGTTGCGCGCGAAACATGTTTCCATCAAAATTCCTTGAAGGCGCGCGAGTGTTTGAAATGTTGTAACTCCATAATTCTGTTCATATTGAATTCCTTCAATGCCAACAAAATCAATCTCAAAAGTAGAAATAATTGACATCATCCATTCTTTTATGCGATGGTCACGCGCAATTTCATCTGTATTTTCAGGCGCATCGAAGTATCCATATTTTATCAATTTTTTATCTTCAAAGATTGAAAAGCCACTTCGTTTTGTTGCTTGGTCAAGTCCAAGAACACGAAAGCTTCCTTTTTTCTTTGGAATTGCTTCTAATTTTATTTCTTTATATGGGTTGTCTTTACAGAAAGGACATTCGCGCCGTATACGAATTTTTTTCCATGGCGCAAATACTTGATGCCCCTCTGAGCATACAAATTCCATTATAGTATCAAGATTTTTGTACTCTGTAGAAATGAGCTTCCAGCCGTCTTTTTCAATCTCGGCTTTTATGTCGTCTAGTTGTATCTTAGCCATTCACTCACTTCCACTATTTACTTTAGATTGGTGGAGCCGAAACCTCCATTACCTCTTTCTGTATCATCAAGATTCTCAACTTGGAAAAGAACTGCCTTAGGAACTTCCATTAGAACGAGTTGCGCGAACTTTTCGCCTTTTCCAATTGTCATATCACTACCTCTAAGAATTGAGGTAATGATAGGACGACCACTATCATCAAAATCGTAAGTGATATCCTTGATGGGAGGCTCAATATTTTCAATAATTACTTGAAGCTCCCCTCTAAATCCAGCATCAACCGTCCCAATTGAATTAGCAATTCTCATTTTTGTCTTGAGGGCGCGACCACTCTTTGGACGAATTTGAATTTCATAGCCATTTGGAACAGCCACCTTGATACCAGTTGGAATGAGCTTTGTTTCGCCTGGATGAATCACATAATCATTCACTGCATAAACATCCATTCCACTATCGTCGGGATGTGCATACTCAGGCATTTTTGCGTCTGGATGGCACTTTACAAAAGGAATTTGGATATAACGTTTTGCGATACCTTCTGTTTCACTAATAGCCGTATTGATGCCGCGCAGTAGCTTTTTGAGAAAATCTCGCTTTGGTGCAGTCAGGTCAGTAATTATATCAATTTCATTTACCAATTGGAGAAATTCGTCCTGGACGCTTTCCGCTGTAGAGCCAGTGGCATTGATAGACTGCGCAAGCATTAGGCGCGCGTTCGTAGTATTGAGACTACGAAGGAAACTATCCAGAATACCAGGGGACACTAATTCAAATTGAGCATCATCCATTGATAACAGAACAGCAATAGCATCAATAGAATTTCCATCAAGACTATTTAGTTGAGAAAGCGCGTCGCGCACTTCTTCAACAACTTTTTTAGAATTTGGTTCTACGTTCATTCGGCCTCTTCACCCCACAGAGAGCAATATGTCATTTGAATTTTGCAGACCCAAATTTCATCCACGACAATTCCCTTTTGCTTCTTCGTTTTATAAGTATAGCCAGCCGAGGTAATTTGGAAGCCTTCTTCGCGTGCCTTTTGGCGGTATGTTTCAATTGTCTCTTTTGCTTCATTTTCACTAAGGGTAATTAGTTCTTCTGTCTTTTTATAGAGTGTCATTATTTTTTGCCTCCACTTGATAGTTCGTATTTTCATTACAGTTGCATGTAGCATACCATGGATTACCAGGAGTGCCGATTTCATAAGGTTTTGGCGTATAAGGAACATTTGCAGGAGAAGTTATGACTAGCGGACTATTAGTAATCTTGTCCTCAATTTTTGTTAGTCGTTCCATAACTTGGTCAAGCGTAATTGCGCTACTGATTTTCTTTTCTTCCTTTTCATAGCAAATCAAATCTTTAGCATAAGGAAGTGTCTCAATCCACTTACAAAATTCTCTCCATTCCGGCAGCTTATGGCTACGACGCTGACGCCAGATATTCTTCAAACAACGGTAGTTTGTGGTAAGCCGCGCTGTAAGTTCAAAGCCAGGAGGAATATTATACAAAATTTCAAGATAAAGTTCTGTTTTGTGTTTCGAAAGACTTTGCTTTGCTTCCTCGTTTTGTCCTTTTAGCGCAGAAAGTCGGTTGTATTCATTGATTTTTCCTTGGACAATATCAATGATGCGTGAATCAACATATCTATTGCATTGTTCTTTTAGGGAAAATTTTGTGGCACAGTGCATAGTGGATTGTGAACTAACAAAAAATTTGAAGATATACCTCTCCATTTCAATCCACGCTTTATTAGAAAAGCGCAAGTCAAAACTCACGAGAATACCTGTAAGGAATTGGTCGTGCGCGCCAACCCAATCAGCGGCGTGAGATAGGTTCTTCGCTCGTTTTAGCGCGGCTTCTACTGTCTCTTCCCAATCGGTTGTAGTTCTCAAAGGATACCCTGAAGCATGAAGACTTTCTTCCAAGTCATAAATCTTTACATTTTCAACTCTCATCAAATAATTTTCTCCTTTACATAATCTCCACTTTCATTCAAATAATAAACTGTCTTTATTCCTAGGTCTCGTATCAGTCGCGCGCACGCCGCGCAGGGTCTGCTACAAGCTCTATCTCCATTTTTATGCTCTCTATAAACATAGATATTGACTTTATCCCATTCAATATCTTTCCCAATAAGAGGAGAAAGTGCAGCAACCTCTGCGTGTTCTCGCGCGATTGAATTCTCGTAGTCATCAAAATTTCGATAAATATTATAACGGTGCTGAAGAGGACGAGTCTTCTGGCTATTACAAGCAGAAGAAAGAATCCTGTTGCCACTGACAACAACCGCGCCGACCTTTGTCTGCTTGAAATCAGATAAATAACTGACTTCACGTGCGATATTGAAAAAGCGTTCTTCTTTATGCGTCATCAAACTAGTCCTCTTTACTCTTTATAAAAATATTATACCAAAAATTTAGTTTTTTTCAAATTCTTGCTTTGCTTGTAGATAGCCATTTGTATATGCATCCTTCAATGCTTTTTGGACGTTAGTCCAGACACTAGGGAAAAGACGCATTATGACATAGGAAAATTTTATCGGATAGTCAGTTGGATAGAGAAGCAAACTTTCTGAAAGTTTTGTAATCTTTTCTTTTGTTGTGGTGACTTCATTTATTTCTTTACTTTCCATATTATTCCTCTTTAGTTACAGTGAGAGTAACCGCATTCCTTACAGATATCGCAACCGCCGCTATGCTCCAAAACCGCGCCGCACTCTGGACAACGCTCTCCGAACTTTTGTGATTTCTTTTTCTTTGGTTTCTCTAAATATCCCAATTCTTCTTGAACTTCTTTCCACATATCCATCAGTGCATTACCTATTGCCATTGGGCAACACGCGCCCTTAGATGTATCATGCTTTGTGGCTGTCCTAATAGCATAACTAGGACAAGCGCCAGTTGAATTGAGTTGGTCTTGGATATCATTGATACTTACTCCAGCTCTGCACGCAAGAGAAACCATTCGAGATAATCCAACCATATAGTTGGAACATCCCCCCAAACTACCTTTTGTAAAGAACACTTCAACTAAATCACCATAAACTGGTTCAAAGAACCCAAGAACATGAGTTGAGCCGCAACCATTGATTATTTTTCTTTTCTTTCCAATCAAGTCGTCCGCGCACTTCATAATTTCTCCACGTTTTAATTCTTTATGAGAAATTTCTTCTTCTTTTTTATTTTCTGTAGTCAAAATGCCAAGGCGCTTACAACCATCTCTGAACATGGTAATACCTTTACACCCAGACGACCAAGCAAGTAGATACATATGTGCAATATCATCTTTAGTTGCAGAATTTGGCATATTTACTGTAGAACTAATTGCTGTATCAACATGTTTTTGCATTACAGCTTGTGTTAGCACTCTACTCTGCCAAGAGATATCAGCTGAACCGACAAAATAATCTGGTAGCTCTTTTGTATTATTTATCTCCATATATTCGCGTGCTGCTTTACAATAAACATCGTAGTAGGTATCTTCTCCATCTGTCATGCCTACTGTTCTTCTTGTATATTTTAGCGCAAATTCTGGCTCACAACCACCACTTTCTCCTAGTAGAGTAGCTAATGAACCAGTTGGAGCAATTGAAACTAAACTACAATTTCTTAAGCCATATTCTTTTAGTTTAGTTATTTCATCAGGACTAAAATGAAATTTTATGATATCACTATCAAAAATTTCTTCTTTGTATTTTGGATACGGACCGAACTCTTTTGCCAATTCGTTGCTTGCAAGGACCGCGCGTCTAAAGATAAGAGAAAAGACATCATCAGTAAATTCAATAGCCTCTGGCGAGCCATATCGGAAGCCGAGCTTCATAAGGGCCGTTGCATAGCCAAAGATACCTAGGCCAATATTTCTATAGTTATAAGACATATCTCTTTGCTGTTGTAAAGGGTGTCTGTTATAATTTTCATCAATAAGTTTATCAAGAGTTTTAATACCAACATCAATTGCCGATAGTAAGTCCGCTGTATTGAGGTGAGCTTGTGGTGTATAAGGGTTTACAATAAATTCAGAAAGATTCAGGGAAGATAGACAGCAAGCGCCATGTTTGGGGAGCGGTTGCTCGCCACAAGGATTACAAGTCTCAATCTCATAATCTTCATCGAATTGCATCAAATTATAATTTCTAAATTTGTTGGTAAAGAGGCAAGCGGGGTCAGCCCAATCATAACAATTATCAACTAGCATTTTGAAAATTTCGATTGGGGTAACATCATATTCTATTTCATGCCCGGAGTAGTTTCGCTTTTCGTGTAGTACTACAACTTCTCCAGTGTCATAATATTTCTCAACAGCTCGCATAAATTCGTCATCAAGTTCAAGAGACAAATTGGCTTTTTCAATTTCCCCTTCTTTTGACTTTATTTTTATAAAAGTCTCTGCTTCTTTATGCCGTGCGTCAATAGAAAGCATTAGCGCACCCTTGCGCGCGCCTCCTTGTGAAGTTCCCGCTGTGACTTCATTGAAAATTTTCATAAAAGGAACAATTCCATCAGAATAGTATTCAGTTTTTATTGGAGTTCCCTTTGGGCGTAATTTTGTAAGAGAAATTCCTTGGCCGCCTTGTGCTTTGAAAGTAATGCCAATGTCTTTTGCGGCATCCATAATGTCGTAGTAATCATCTTCAATATACCCTCTTGAATAACAATTGAATAAACTGCCAGTATTATTAAGACCTCTATTTGCTAAAGTGCGCCCGCCCATCAAGAACTTTTTCTCGATAATTAGTTTTCGTAATTCATTATCTCCTGCACTTACTCTATCTAGCCATTCTTCAAAACTTTCATTATTGTGTCGATATTTACGTTGCCAGATGTCTTGCGCAAGTTGATTATTTTCTCCAAGCCAATCCTTTACGGTCATTCTTTTTCCTCCGTGTAACAATATTCACAATAGCCATTTATAAAATTGTGCTGACATTGTGCTTGAAGTTTTTTATTTTCTTCTAATAATTTAGCAACAGTATTATTTAGGGTGAATTTATTTGGTGTTACTAGCTGTTCAATAATACTATTATTTTCATCTATTTTTTGTTTTATTTCTAAATTAGTCATTTATAAACATCTCCTTTTCATAATGGACAGAGATTGTCTCGTAGAACATCTTGAAAAGTTCATAATTCTTTTCACGAATATATATAAAGCTTTTCCGATTTTCCTCAAGGGAAGTCTTTGGAGAGAGAGATTTCTCTGTAAAAATTGGACCAGAATTATACTGAGATTTTGCTTTTAGGTAATAATATAATGTGGTCAGTTTTCTATCTTGGCTTTTTTGAAAAAATTCATTCCAAAGTCGAAAAAGGTTTTCTAACTCTTGTGAAAATGGAGATTCTCTACCAAGAGTAAGTAGAAAATTTATCTTATGAGTAGATAAGTATAAACACTGTCTGTATACAATAGGTAGTGTTTCTAGGATTTGCTCATCACAAAATGTTGTGGAAAACGGATTATATATAATTTTCCGCGCAGTTCTAGCAGGAATATCATCACATAGTTCTTTTACCATTTTATCAGGCATCAGGTCTTCATATTGAACTTGGAAAATACCTGAAAGAGGTGGAAGACTAAGCCATTCATAGAGTTCTTCTTTTGTGCTTACAGTTGGCGGAAATTTCATCCCAATTGGCAACACGTGAATTTTTTCAGGATTATTTACACCAAAACGAGAATTAGATAACTCTTTCAGGAAACTAACGGCTCCTTCAACTTGTCCAAGGTTATAATCATGAAGAATAATACCTGATGTTTTTGGAAAAATCTGTGCTTTGAGTTGCTTTTCCACAAAGCTATCAATACCATGGCCTTCACGCGAAAGACGTCCATGTCCTGCGCGTAAAATTCTTTTGAAAGTAGCTTCATCTGCGCCAAAATTGCTCCCATATTTTTCATACGGAGAAAAATCAGGGACAATACTTTCAATTTCTTTTGAAAAAGGAACATAATTTTCTAATGATACCGCGCGACCACCATATCCTACATTAGGTAAAAAAAGTTCTTTTGGATACAATCTATCCTCGTAATCTTTTCTTACAAAAAAAGAATTATAACGTTCTGGCTCCAAAGTAGGAGCCAAAAGCGTTATATCTCTTTTCTTCTTGTAGTAGGCAAGAAGCTTCGCACACTCAAGATTTGGCATTACATTCCAATAATGAAAAAAATCATAATCATGAATTCCAACTATCATTCATCTAACTCCAACCTTGGGCGCATTTTTATTTTACCATCTGGATAAACTTCTTCAATCAATTCACAAAGATGGTAGGGGGTTGCTTTATATTTTTTCGCGCGGAAGCTATCACCATCACGAATTCCACACACTACAATTTTGTTTCCACGTGCAAAAGTAGATTTTTCTTTGACGTGTTTCTTGCCATCCACACCTTTTTCAGAAATTTGGCGATCATAGATATTGAAGACTTCACCAAAAATCTTTACTGTAACAACCCCATCTGGCGTCAAAAGTGTCACTAATTTCTTCATCTTATCACGGTCAAGAACGGTTCCATAGATACGATGAATTTTGAAGATTGGAACACGTTTACCCTTGATTTCAAAAACTCGCTCAATCTCTGGTTCTTCTGCTAAGTCAAAGAAGTTCGAGAAGCCATAATATGTGTTATCGACATGTGCGAGTTCGTGTTCATGGAAATAACAAGAAACGCTGTCCATTTCCCATTTACTTATATTTCCAAGGCAATACTTATTCCACACATCTTCTGTCAATCGACTATTTACAGAAGAAAGAAGTTTTTGATTATTCTCTTTGACGTAGGGACGAATTCTATCCATTACTTCATCATAGATTTTTTTCCACGTGATTTGCTTTATGCCAAAGCCACTTTCCGCGCGAGCGTCCTCAACCAGCTTGTCGATTGAGAAGTTCTTATCAAAGAAAACCATCGCAATGTTATCTAAAAGGAATAAATCATCTACTTTGGATGTCTTTAGATATTTGTTGAAGTTGAAGACCCGGCGAACAAAATCGTATTCGCTTGGAATAAGTCCAAAATCAATCAACATTTTCATATTTTGGAGAGTAATACGTTTCTTTGCGTCGCTAATAAGGTTGATATATTCGTGCATCACTTGTTCGCGTTGGCCGAAACTGTCGAAAGCACCGCACTTTATGAGATTTACCATTTGAGGCTTGTTGATTTTTACTTTTGAGAGGAAGTCTGGGATTGAAGTGTAAGGACGATTTTCGATTATTTGTTTTACGATATCGTCGCCAACTTTTATGATACCACGAAGTCCATACCGGATAAGATTTTTCTTTTCATCTGGAATAAAAGTATATGCAGATTGGTTGATATCAGGAGGAGAAACTTCAATTCCAGCACTTTTCATCTTTCCGATAGCTGTTGCAACTTTACCGTAGTTGACAGTTTTTACCTTTTTCTTTTCTTTCTTTTTTATTGGCTCTTCTTCATCATCATCCATTTCTTCTAATTCTTCTTGACAATCTGCTTCTGAAGGATTTTCTTCAAGGAAATCTTCTGTAGTTTCTTCTTCCTCAATTGACTGAGAATTGACAATTAGACAAGCCGTATTCCAGTAAATTACTGGCCATTGAGTAGCAATTACTAGAGTTTGGATGCCAATAAAAGAATAGAGCATTGCATGAACATTTGAGAAACTGTAACTCATTTGTGGGAGCATCATTGTCCGCCAACAATATTCGCCAAGCCGCTTTGAAGGACATTGGGAGATAAATTTTTCTTTTACGACAGGAATTTCTTTGACCTTTTTTTTCGCAAGAACTTTTCTAGTGTTATTGCTTTCGGCCAATGTAAAATGTGAAATATTCTCGTCCATGACCATTCTCATCAAGCTTTCTTGGTCGAATGGAACACCATAATCTCTTGCATAATATGGCTCAAGAATTTTCTGTTCTTCTTTCGTCAACCCCTCTCTATCCATTTCATCATACCAAAGCTTTGGATTGTTTTTGAAACGAATATATCTGTCAAACGGACGCTCTTGACCTTCTGGCGCGACTAGTCGCATTAGACCATTCGCCGCGCACATCTCAATTGGATTTCTTGGCTTTATTGCTTGAACTGTTTGAAGGCCAATTGCTGTATTGAACTGGAATACGTCTTGAACTTCGCCATTTTCAAGCGCTTCCCATATACGAAGATTTTTCAAGTCAAGAACTTGGGGGTGAAGATATTTATTATAAATTTCTCTAAGCGAACTACATTCAGAGAAGTATCCATTTTGCCGGAGAAGATTTAGTGCGACAGTAATCTTGTCGCAGATTTCTGTAACGAGAAACGTGTTATCCATTATTTCTAATGGCACTGACTATATCTTCATCTCTTATATAAAACAAGAGAGAAAAGCGCTTCGAGGAGCAACTCATTTTCTCCTCTACTCGCCAATGGCGATAGTCGATAGACTTTCCTTTTTACAAAGGCTTAGCACAGGATTGCCTACTTTTGAAGTTTAGGTTTCCCTGTTAGCATAGAAACTAATTAGCCATTTCCTGCTAAAACTTTCGTTTTCTACACACCTCTGAGTAATAGAGTTCACTTTTATTCACGTGCAAATCACTTCGCGCGTGGACTTTTCGATAATTCTACAAATTTTTCATATTTTCGTTGATAAAAGAAATCAATTTCGTCTTTGATTGAATATAGCTCCGATAAAGCTGTTTTTACTCTATTTCTACCACTAATACAATAAGTATAATTATTTTTTTCGTCTGGATGTCTTTTTGTAAAAAACCCAACGTTTTGAAAATATTCTTTATAATAGCTACAAGTTTCAAACGTCCCAGTAACTGAGCAGCTCCATTGTTTTGTCTTTTTATTCTGGGCATATGACATATAGATTCCGCCGTCTCCATCGAAATATCCTAATAAAAAAGCTTTTATTTGAGAAGAATTTAGTTCAGCTTTTTCAATTACATCTCTAATATTTATTATCAAAGATTTTCTAGGAACGACCCCTAAACGGAAAAGACTCTCATATAACACCTTATTTTGAAGTCGCAATTCAAAACAATTATCTTTCTCTCTTATTGGTTTACTCGTTTTTAGTTCCTTTTTGAAGAAATCAACTACTCCCTTATCTCTTTTTTGAACGGCTATACCTACTTCATGTCTATCTGTTGTAAAACCGTCTGCGCAAATAAATCCTAAAAGATAACTTTTATTTAGAGTATCAATTTTTTCAAAATAAGAAATATCAGAAGGATAAACAGTATGGGATTCAGAATTAGTTCGAATATGAGTATTAGTTTCTTGTAGAATTTTTTCAATAACTTTTTGTGAACACTTATATTCTTCTTCTAATTCTCTAATCGTGCTACCTTCTTGATATTTTTTACTTATATTTTCTTTAGGTAAAAAAGTGTATCTTTCTTTATTTTTCTGATAATTAGTTTGTATTTGATTCTCTCTCAAAAATTTTTCGATAGTGGGACGAGAAGTTTTGAAATGTTTTGCTAGTAATAGAGTAGTATAATTTTCATTTTCAATCAAATTTATAATTTCTTCTATCGGGAAAGTTTTCTTTCTCATAAAAATCTCCCGAAAAATTTTTCGTTAGAATTATTTCTAAATCAAATTTTGTCCCGCCCAATTTTTCTTCCATATGAAGGTCAAACTGCGTAGTAATATCACCGCCAGGACTTTTCATTAGCGCGCTTGTTTCAAACGGAGAATTGTTATAAAAGATAACACCTGAAGCATGAACACCACGTCGGACAATTAGATTTTCAATTCCAAGAGCAATTTCTTTTAGACCAGGATAATTCTCAAATTGGGAGCAAAATTCTCGAATTGGTTTCCTTCCTTTTTCTTCGTCCCCCTCAAAACACTCTGTGAGGCTCCAAGTAATACCTCGCTCTGAAGGGATAAGACCAGAAAGATAAAGTGAGATATCGCTGTCAATTCCTTTTGGATACTCTTTTGAACGGTAGCCGCGGCAAGCCGTTGCTACAGCTGCACGCGCAGAGGTTGTCCCGAATGTTGCTACTTGAGCTACATTTAGTTCTCCTCGTTTTTCTCTTAGTTTTTTGAAAACTAGAGGGCGTTTTGACGGAGACAAATCTTGGTCAATATCACTAAAATTGGACTATCTCTTTTATTCTTAGCCTCATAAGAGCGATTATCCGCTAAGAATAAGATTGCGCTACGGGATGGTGCTTATCTCCACCCCTCTCGAACATAAGTTCAGTTAGTCTCTACACTTTTTTCAATTACATAATATCCATAGGCTTTTCCTTTATCAGAAAAAAGTTTTACGCTAATATCTCGAATATTTTCTTTGATATATCTCGCAGCATCTTTTTTAGTTTTGAATGTTCCTATATAAACATCTTGAGGAGAGTATAAGTCCCATTCTGCTTTTATCCGTTGAGCACAAATTTCTCTACGAATATCATTATCGGGAATAATATAATAACCTTTTGACTTATGATATTTTTGCATACCGGTTTTGCTACATCCAAAATTTTCTGATGCATATTCACTTGCTTCTCTGATAGAAGGGAATTCTCCAATAAGGCTCCCATCATTCTTATAAAGAATTGTATGTGATCGAAGTCCATTTAGGCTTCCTTTATCGACTTCTTGCTTTTCAACGTTCATTTTTCGCGTGCACCATTGTAGATTTTCAAGTTTATTATTTTGAACATTATTATCTTTATGGTCAATTTCAGGATAATTATTTGGATTATCAAGCCAAGTCAAAGCCACTAATCTGTGAACTAATTTATTATAACAATGTCCATTTAGAGACAAACCTACCATCAAATAATTATTATTCGCTCCAGTATAAGGAATAAGAACTCGTTGTGGTTCAGTTGTAATTTGATGAGAACCTTTTTTATAATGGCTATAGATGTTTCCTTCTTTATCACAACTATAGGCATGGCCCGTTCCGGGGATAAATTTTCTTTCCATTTCTTCACCTCCTATTTTATATAATATAAATTGGATAATGTAATTGAAACTTAGCACGGTGTTATCCTCGCGAGTAGTCGCTATGGCCTTCACCGTTAGCCGTATTTTATACGACACCTCCGAGCGGAGTTCACAATCATTTTTAGAACTGCTTGATATTGTTAGGCAGTTCCGCTCTATCTTTGTTCAGAAATCTAAAGTAAGGAAAATTATATTCAATGGGGTCTAGTTGAGTAATTCCAAGAAGATAGTTTGAGAGAAACGAGCCAGAGCTACCGCGACCTGGGCCAGTAATTGAACCACATTCCCAGAAAGTATCAATAAAATCTTTGAAAGTATTGAAATATGAGAACAGACAAGTCCCTAGTTTATGGCTAATATGGCAAAGAATATCAGCCTCTAATTCAAGACGTTCCCAATGCTCCTTATCTCCAATTTCCTTCTTTTCCATGGAAGAAATACAAGAATTTACCCATTCTCTTTCTTGAGGGTTCTCGCTTTTTCTCAATTCAAAAAGATGAGGATAATCTCTAAGGCTTTCGTCAACGATAGGAGGGAGCGGATGGACTTCTGTTTCTGGAATAATTGGATTATGAAAAATTTCATAAGTTCCAATCTTATTCATAATTTCAAGAGAATTTTTACACATTTCTTCAAATTCTTCTTTTGAAAAAATATCTTTCAAATTCTCATAAGCCTCTTTATCAGACATAAAATGCGCGTCATGATAAAAACTATCAACTTCACGTTCGCCATCTTTTGAGTTGAGAAAAGCCTTGTGAATTTCTCGGTATTCAGAAGTAAGATAATGAGCATCAGTTCCCATAACAATTTTTAGGCCATAGAATTTGGCAATAGGTTTTATTCGGCGATTGAAACGCTTTTGATCAGATGAGATGCCTGGAGCAATTTCAATATAAAAATCGTCATGAAAAAGTGAAATACACCATCGAAGAAACTTATCAATTTCAATTTTCTTTTCAAGAATTAGCTCTTTGTCATTTTGCTTCTCGGCATCATCAAGCGCGAGAACAAGAGCATCTAACTCTGAGCCAAGACAGGCGCTGTCTGCCACCAGAGAGTTTGGAAAACGCTTTACAATTTCTTCCAGCTCAGTCTTCAATGTTGGGACGCGCTCCATTCTTCTCTCCGTATAACCCTTGAGCCAAGCCTGAGATGAAAGCTCACGGAGCGCGCGATGACCTTCTGTATTCTTAGCAATCAAGAGAAAGTGCCAATATTTTTGTTTTGGTTCTCTAGTCTCCGTAAGATAAATTTCATTGCCAAGCGCACATTTGAAATTTCCGGCAATAAGATTTTTCTCTTTTAGTTCTTGCTCTAATAGAAGCCATTCAACATGGCCACAAAGAGCTTCATGGTCAGTTAGCGTGAGGCCGGCGTATCCAAGTTTTGAGGCGGTCAGTATCATGTCACGTGGTTTATTGATACTATCAATTAGACGGATATTTGAGTAATGAGAGTGGCTGTGTGTTTCAAATCTCATTACTTTTCATCACCCCTTTCTTTATCCCATTGTTCTTTTAGCCATTTGCGGAGTCTCCAGGCAGGCAAATTTGGCGAAGCAACACATTGAAATAAATTTTTATAATTACATTCTTTTAGCTTTTTTTCTAACCACTCTTTTATATTATCGTCACATCTAAAAACTATTTCATTAGGACAGGTTTCACCTTCATCCAATAGCTTTATTGTCCCCCAAGCGGAAACACGGAAGTCCCAAGGATAATTTAATATATCATCTGGGTGCTTATATTTACCAGTCCGAAAAATATGCCTGCATTCTAGAATTCCTGGAATGTCATAATTTTGTTTATGTCCATTCTTACAATAATGATATATATTCAAGCAACAATGAACTTTTCTTCCGCTATAAGGTAAAGTTCCTAAGTCTTCACTATATAATAGTTCAGTATCTTTCATCGTTCTATTTTGATTTAATTGACTAATTGGCTGAATGAGTGAAATATATGGCGAATGGGTTAAAGAAGCTTTTATAAATTGAACAGAAAGTTTATTAGCTCTACCAAAAGGGGGATTACCAATCACAAGAGATTTTTCTTCATAAGGGAGTTTTATATCTCTATAATCAGCTTGAATAATATTTGGGCCTTCAGGCAAAATATCATAAGCTAATGTGTTATTTGGCAAATAAGCCAGATATGCCCCAGCTCCTGCTGATGGCTCAATAATTCTGTCCCAATCTGTTCCAAGAATTTCAAAAGTTTTTTCAACGCAGTACTTGGCTATACTATTTTCAGTATAATATTTATCATTTGCAATTTTTCCCATATCATACCTCTAAGAATTTATTTAGCTCAGAAAAAGTCATAAAACGGTATTTAGAAAAAGATTGTTTATTTTTCTTGGTTGAGCCAGAAATTGTATAACAGCTTTCTTCTATCCTAGAATGTTGTTTACTTTTAGAAAATAATTGTTCATTTGTAATATCTCTACTAGAAATAAAAAATATCTCTTCTCCGCCATTTTCAGTATCATAATTAACGAAAAGAAAATATTCACACTCATATGGATGACATTGATTATAAGTAATTGTTTTCAGCGGCAGCCGAGCAGATTTGACCTCTACTCTACCATATTTTTCAGAAAACATATCATGACCAGCGGAGTTATCTTTTCTCAGAGCTGGAACTTGGCTAAGAATATACGGCTCGCTCCATTCTTCACCAAAGGCTTTATTGGATAAACTTTTTAAGTTTCCATAAGGATTTAATTCTGAAATTCTTTTTTCACATTCTGCAATAATTTGTCTCAATTCTGAGACAGAAGTAATTTTTGATAAATCCATAAGAAAATTTCCTTTCCAATTTCTTTACTTCTATTATATCACAAATTTCTCTAAAAAGCAAATCTACTATCTTCAATCTCCAAATCAGTTATGAAGATTTGTGGAATATTTTTATAGTTCCAAGTGTTAATATTGGGCCTTCCAATAATAGTAATATCCATATCACCTGGAAAGTCTTTTAGCTCTCTAATCAAATCTTTAGCGCGAAACTTTACATAGGTAATTCCATTCTTCTCAATTCGTAAAGTGTCTAAATTCTTTCCAATAATTTTTACATCATTCTGAGATACACTCAAATTGGTAATCGCCATAACTGGTTCTTCATTTTGTTGTCCATAAACTTGCTCAATTGCGCAAAGCTCTTCAATGGCTTCTTCAATTTTTTGGTCGTCGGCGCGCATCACAAAATCTACGTCATAGTAATTTTCGCCGAAATCAATTTTTGAGAGTTCTTTATTAGCAATTTCATGGAATTTTGATAGGTTTTTATCTAAAAGACTAATGCCAAAAGCGCTATCATGCAGTTATCCTTTATTTCTAAAGGGCCTGACTATTTTTTACATAGAATTTCTATGAACATCCATTTCAAGCAACGTATCAATAGTTGCCTTACTCTCCAAAGTGGAGATAGTCGATACAGGTTTCTTGACTTAGAATTTTTTTATTATAATCTTGATTGTTCCGAATAGGATATTTTAGTCGCTCATCAAAATGGTTATTCCCTTGATTTATCATTTTGGCAGAAGACCTATTCCATCCAACCTTTGCTCCAATGTGATTTAGAGGGATATCAGAGCTACAGCAAAGCCATTGTACATATAAAGCTCGGTATTCATCCAATTCTTTTTCTGAAGGACGAAGAGGATAAATCAGTTCTTCTTTTCTCCAAGAATTACCTTCGTTGATATGACGAAAAATATCTGAAGTGATACCTCTTGTTTTTACAATTGTTTTTCTTGGAATTCTCCAATCTAATATATCTTGAATAACTATATCAGCTAATTCTCTAGTAATTTTTGTGCTATAATTGTTTTCTGCTTTTAGGATTGGAGGCTCATTCCCTCCAGGTTGGACATTATATCCATTCGGCACTTTTGAATTATATTTAATAATATACTCCTTTTCTTTTTCATTATAATCTTCAAACCAACCTAATATTTCAAGAGAGAAGTTCTCTTTTCCATACTTCCTAAAGGCTCTATGAATTGGACTATTTTTTTCATTATTCCCTCTTGAATGTTCTAAAAAACGATGTTCAGGATGAATAGATTGTCCAATATAAATCTTATGATTTATTTTATTTTCTATTTTATAAATTGCTTTTTTCACTATCTTTCACCTCCTTTTTCTTCTTTTTTCTAAGTCAAGTTTCCCACGAGATTACCACCACCATTACGTGCTGAGGTTTCCTCGTTAGCCATTCTAAAATGACCCCGCTGATGAGGCGGAAAAGATGTTACGGGCCATATTACTAACCCAACGTATATTCAAATAAATTTGTTTGATTTAGAAAGTCTTTAAAAGAAGACAATTCAATGTGACCCGGCGCGCGAGCACTCCCTCTGATGTATCCCTCATCATTGAGACGAGCTACGATTGTAGGACGTTTGTACTTCGATGCAATGCTCATCGCTATAAGTCCATTCAGTTCTGCGGGAAATACATCATCATCCTCTAGCCGAATAAATAGAACTTGGTTAGATAATAAATCCTTCTTGAAAATTTTGGCTTCAAGTTTCTCAACCATCTGCTCTTTCATTTTATCTTGGTGAGACTTAGCGTTCACGCACTCGCGCGTGCTTTCAATACAAAGACGCTCTTTTGTGCCTTTTGCACCCCGCTTATGACAATCAACCATTACCTCCGGCATTACAAAAGATAGATATAAGCGTTCTTTCTCATCCATTGATCCAACTCTAATCATGGCATTGATTAGCGGCACAATATAGAAAGCAACTGTGATTGGAGTGATTTTCCCGCCCATTGAATAGTCTTGCTTCTCAAGCAAAGTCTTAAACATTTTATTCTTGATATTTTTGAAGCCAGTTTGAACAAGATATTGATTTTCAACCTCTAACATTGACATCATATCTGCGACAATGCCTAAAGCGCATAAATCAATATATTCCCAAGCAAGGTCTTTTATAAAAAAGTCGTCAAGCGCGCGACACAACTGCCAAGTGACACCAGCTCCACACAAATCTTTATTCTTATAATTAGGTGAAGTTTGATTATTTACTAAAATCATATTTGAAGGAATAATTGTATTCTCTTCCTTGATATGGTGGTCCACGCACAATACCGGACAACTAAAACGGGAAATATATTCGCCGTCATTTGTGGCACTATCTGGCGCAATAATTATACTCCAATCTTTATCTTCTAACTGTTCCATCAAATCAGAAAAGCCATGCTGTTTTCCAGAATGAATAAAGTATTGAATTTCTTTTTTTGGATTTAGCCTTTTCAAATATTGATAGATAATGGCAGATGATGTCGCGCCATCAACGTCGCAATCAGCAATTAGTGCATATGGACGTACATCATTGATTGTTAGCTCTATCGCTTTCACTGCTCTTTCAATATTTTCTAAGTCGCGCCAGCTTTGAAGGCAACTTTCGTCTGGATGACAAAACTCTTGAATGTCTTGGACTCCTCTCGCGCGAAGGAGGTTTTCTCCAAAATTTTCTTTTATTTCTGGATTTTTTAGTCGATATCTCATTACACTTTTACTCTCTCCTTTATCAGTTGACGAAAGATTTCTTCTCCTTCATCAGCTGGGCTGTCTTTCTTTTTTGTTATATTTTTTCTGTCATAAACAAAAGAAAATCTACAATAATTTTTATATTTATTACAAATCTTCCAAAGTTTTTCAAAATATTCTGTGCTTCCTTCTTTTTCTTCGTTATCCAAACAAAGAATAATTTCTCTTGGGTGCGCGAACCGCATCAAAAGGTCAACTTGGTATTTATTGAACTGACTGCCACAAATGGCCACCGCACAATTCGGTGTAGAAAAATTTTCAGAAAGAAGTACAGACTTTTCCGCTTCAAACACATAGCAAATGCCTCTTTCTTCGATATTTTTCCTATTCTGAAAAAGTCCATATAAATTGAAAGAGAGAGGATGAGAATACCAAGTATTTTCTACCTGAATTGGCATATATTTACCAACATTTTCAACTTCCCATTCATCGAGCGCGCGCCCTCTAATTCCAACTAGTTTTCCATTTACATCAAAATGAGGAATAATAATTTTATTCTGAATTGGTGAATAAAGTATCCCATACTTATCCATTGTTTGTGCCGTAATTCCTTCTTCCAACCATTCAACTGGATAATAATGTTGAAAAGTTTCAAGAACCTTAGAAGAAAATTCTGGGAGTTCACGTCGGAGTTTTTGTCCGACATACTTGTCTTTATTACTTTTATATTTTGTTTTTAGCTCTTTTTCCTCAGCAAAGTAAGATTGGTTATAGCTTTGGATAAAACTATAAATATCTTGATACCAATCAAAGACTACTTCACGCGTCTCATACCAATGTTCAACAAATTGAAATATTGACATTGCACAGCACGAACTATAGCAGTAAAAAAGATGAGTGTTCTTATAGTAATAAAGTTTCCAAGAAGCCTCGTCTACATTTAGATTATGACAAGCTGTTTTACAAAGTAAAAAATCTCCTTTATCAATCCAAGGAACTTCTAACTTATCTAAAATTTTTTCAATATCCTCTGGTTCAAGATTTTCAATTATTTCTTTATAATTGATTGCCATCAGTTCTTTCCTTTCTTGTTGATTTCTTTTAAGAACTCTTCATCTTCTTTTGAAAGTTCCCAATTTACGAGGCCGCGCGCCTCATCTTCTGTGAGCTCTGGTATAGGCCGCATATAACGGTCTGTCGCGAAAAGATCACGTTTGCGAAGCGTTCCAGCATTGAATTGACTCCAAATTCTAACCTGTGTCCATCGACTAGAACGAACTTTGAAAACGTCTGTTACCATATCTGGAATAATACCTTGGTCAAGAACTCCATCTTGATTGAGAATTTCAATTTCATCTTTTGTTGGTCGTGCACAGATTACACCATTGTCTGCTTTGTTGATGGTTGCTCGACCGCCAGCAAGAGAAGCTTCGTTTCGTATATCAGTATTATCATCAGCTTTTGCATTGACTTGAGTTGAAGTAAAGACACAGACGTTTTGTTCAATTGCAAGGTCTTTGAGAGCAGTAGTCATAAGCAGCAATAATTCCAGTTAATCTTACTGTTTCCAGTAAGCTAGACTATATCTTAAACAGTTAAAACCGTCTACACCGTTTCGAGTGCTGTATCAATAAGCACTCTACTCCAAGATTGACCTTGGATAGTCGTTACAGGTTTTATAAGGATAAATTATTTATCTCAGCAAATTCTTCTGCGGTAATTCTAATAAATTTATATTTTCTTTCACAACGATTGTTTTGCCTAATACTACTATAAATTCTATTATAAGTAGTATTATATTTTTTAGCAAATTCAGCAAGAGTAAGAGCGCTATCTTCTATTTTTCCTGTCGTCTCGTCTATTTTAGCAACACAACAGGTATGTCGTTTTAGAAAGCAAGACATCCATTCATCTTTTTTATTTTCTTTTACCCAATAAAAATCGTGGTGAGCTTGAGCTTTCTTTATCGCGTTTTGAATACCTCTAAAATCGCAATCAGTATTCCGACAAGCATCTCTTATTCCGTTATGCTTTGCTACAAAATGAAAATTATGTCCATCAAAAGAATATTGGAGAATATTATCATACTTTTTTTGATGTGAAACTTTTAGTTTTTCTACGACTTGAGGGCAATGAACGGGATTTATATGCCCTCCCTCGGATATATTATAAAATTGAGTAGCTTGATATTTTTGAATAAGTTCATATTCGTGAAGGTATGCTTGTTCTTCTGAAGCTTCAAGTTCTTCAATAACTTCAAATCTAAAAACTTTTTGCCCAAAAATATCATAGTCTTTCTGCATTTTATAATTGACATGAGCGCCTCTTTCAAGTTGGGTAAAATGTTGACGTTCTCTTTTTTCTGGATTTGTTGTGATACCAATATAAAAATTACCGTTTTTAGTATTTGTAATTTGATAATAATAGAATTTCATAATTCCTCCTTATAATTTCCCACGGTATTACCATGCCCACAAGGGTTTAGGCTCTCTTACCACTTTAGCCTTTCGACTTAGTTGACCGTTAGCTTCAATTATAAGTAAACATAAGGAAGACTTCATCTACTAATATGAAACCCCCATTGATAAATGGGAAAAGTTATATATACGACAAATTATTTATCGTTTCTTAGTCCATGCCCACGAAATTCTTCAAGCAGTTTTGGAGAAATAAAGATATAATCATAAAATACATATCGACTTCCATAAAGGATTACCTGTTCACGCACCATATTTTTGATTTGTTCAATTGATGGGTCGGGAATTCTCATCAACTTCAATGTCTTATAATGCTTGATAATCTTGCGCGCAGTCTCTATTCTCTCTAATTCGTCTTTTGAAAAATCTCCATAACGGAATCTACTTCTTTCAATTCCGGTCAAATATCCTAGAACCATTTGAATAATTTGTTCTGGCTTTTGCTCTGTCATTATGAAAAGAACTGGTTCTGTATTACCTACTCTAATCCATTTTCTTTTATAGTCATCATAATAAAAAGGAAACGCTAATCGACAAGCATCAGCTACAGCCTGCGCGCTCTTGCCTCCACCACTTCCACTACTACGGATAGTTAGCGCACCAAGTTCCGCCCCATTTATGATATGAGAAAAAATATCTCCATTTACTGGAAGACCAATTCCTTCTGAAGCTCCGAAGCTATCAATCACATCATCTACTTCTTCTTCTAGGTTCCACGACTGTATTTCATCATTTTCGCTATAATTTTGTTCTAGCTTTAGAATTTTAGACTTAACCTTTTGAAGAATTTTTTCAATTGTTAATTCTTCAAAGTTCTTGTTGACTTCAAAGGCTTCTGGCTTTGTTTCATCTTCAATAAAAAACTCACTTGTGTCAACGCCCATTTTTTGAAGAGAATTCAATAAGCTAATCTTTTTTAGACGGCGATAATAAAGAAGAAAATTATCTTCGTCTGTATAGTATTGCGCGTCTTGGAGGTATTCGATACCATGAGCCGTTTCAAAAGTAACGCGTGCAGACGCATTATTTTTTAGATAACCTTCAATATCAATAGGGGCAATACGTGTCGCGCCGTTTCGGTAAAGACCATCGATTGCGGCGAAGATATATTTATCAAGTTTTGTTTGAAAGTCATCCGGAGTTAGTATATATTTGTCTGTATGACTAAGATATTGGGGCTTTGCCATAAGTGCGCCGAGAACTTGCAGCACTGTATTTTTATCTGTCATTCAATGTCCTCCAAGTTCCACTTTGGTTTTGCTTGAGTCTTTTCTTTTTTGACTTTACGGAGAGGAGCTTTCGCGCGGAGCTCTTCACGTTTTTTGATTTCTTCTTCAATAGAAGCAACGATGCCACGATTTTCTTGTTCTTTGCGCGACCAGTATTCGGTAGATTTGGCGTAAACATATGGAATAATTCCAAGGCCGCCATAGCTTTTCTCCCTATCTCCACCTTGAATTTCATAAAAATATTTCAAAGCAAAATAACATCCTTTATATGTTCCTTTTTTCTCTGATTTGATAAAGCTTTTGAAGAAAGCTTCGCATTTGAAAAAATCATATTTGATTTTTAGGTCGTGCGCGAGATAGTCATAAATACGGTCGCGCCATTGGTCGTCCTCATTTAGATTCGCTTTCTTCCAATTATCATAACAGGTTTTATGATAATAATAATTCTTTGCAGGCATCACATAAATGGTGTCTAATCCATCAAGTTGGGCATCAAAGTATTGCCCACATAGTCGGCATTTGACTTCGTGTTTCACTCTATCAACTCCAATTCTTTTCCTTTCTAATATTATATCATAAATTTCGTAAAAATACAAATTCAGAGGCATAGTCTTACACTATGCCTCTGAACATATATCTATTTAGTTCATGCTGTCACGTAGATCACGCAGGTCAAGAAGAGCTAAGTATAGGAGGTCTACTTGATCTTCAGTAACTTCCGAAAGCTTCATCTTTCGGCCAAAAATCATCTCAACCTTCTTTGACATTGTGCGAACAATATCCGTCTTATCCTCGTCCGTTTGTGCCTTATTTACAAGCGAAGTCCAAATTTCACGAGCTTCACTCATTGTAGCATTGAAATCATGCTTTTCATAAGTTTGAGCATTAGTTTTTTCAACTTCAGTCACTTTTGCTCCGTCAAGTCGTTCTGCCTTTTCAATAGCATCACTGACTGCTTTTACTAGCTCATTATAACCAAAAGGAATTTTTGGTTCCATATATTTCCAACGCGATCCGGCAAAGAGACGAGGAGTTTCTCTGGTATAAAGATATCGACGGGCTTCACCAGTTTTAGTATATTCCGTTCCAATGTAACCAATTAGATCAACGAGCGAATTACAAATTTCTGCTGCTTTTTTTGGCATATCAGGAGAAATAATTTCGACCTCATTGCCATTCTGGTCTTTTTCGATTCGAGAAACGCTATGCGAAATAAGAACTACGCCATATCCCAGTAAGGTAATTTTTCTCAAGAAGCTTTCAAATTCCTTCTTGCAAGCTGAAAATCCTGAACCCCACGGTATGTCAGAAATCTTGGAAACCGAATTTTGTGCACAGACATATTGTTCAACATAATCCCAGGCGATTGGAACTGTATCTATGATTACTGTTTCAAATTTAGCTTTTGCTTCGGGCTTTTCAAGTTGTCGAAGCACTAGCTTTGCGTCAGACCATTTCGTAATATCCTGTGCAAGGATACCACTAATAGCATTATATCCTTTCTCGAAAGCAAGTAAGATTGAATTTGGAAATGATGCTGCGGCTGTGGTTTTACCACTTTTCGGCTTGCCGTAAATCATCACGTATTTGTGACGAAGATCCCTTGAAATAACATTTGGTTGTAAAGAAAGAATATCAATACCCATTCCCCTTACCCCCTAAAATTAGAAGCCTAGGTCGGCTCCAACATTAGAAAGGGAACTAGTTTGCGCGGGAGCCTTATGAGCGCTCTTCTTACCTACATCTGCCTTCATCTGATCAAGACGAGCCTTGCGTTCGCGCATTGCCTGGACAAGGTCATCCATATCGTATGCGGCATCACCTTCAAACGGTTCCTGAGAACCAGCAATTACAACCAGCTCCTTCACAGAAGTGGTCTTCATACGCTCCTGCGGCTCACCAAAACCAATCTGTTCAATAATCTTCTCAGTCGTAGAGGAGAAGTTGAGACGAACTGTTGCTTTAAAAGTCTTATCAGTCTCCCAATACTGCTCAATTGCTGCAACGACGTTGGGATTAGTGGCATGAAGCTTCATAATATCAACCTTGCCGCCATACTGCGGAACAATAGTAGTAATCTCAAGCTTCTTGGGGTCAAATTCAACACCCTGCTCATCAACCATCGGCTTGATACTAGAAATAGCAAACATAATAGTAAATTCACAGGATGGCTTGAATTCGCCAGTTGCCTTATTTACAAAGGAAGCTTGGACACGAGGAGTAGACACAAAACGTCCTTCTTGAGTATAGAACTCATTCATCTTAAGGGTCGCGCCAGTGATACGAATACGATCAGCCTCTTCTCTACCAACGGCGGCAACGGACTTATACTCCTTCATCACAGTCTCAATACTCGTGTAAGCAGGATTTAGGGTCTTTCCATCCTTCTTATACTTCTGAGCATAAAGAGAAACTGGAATCTGATAAGTGACAGGTGCACCATTGACTTCCTTATCAACTTCAACGGTAATCTCGCCGCCGACAGTATCAACCTTCTGTCCATTCTTCTCAAAAGAGCCATACTTTAGATTTGTCTCTAGTAGAATACCTTCAATCTTACCTCTATTTTCAGCTTGCTTTAACATTTATTTTTTTCTCCTTTTCAATTATTATATTTGGCTCTTCAAATGGCGAGGCCAATAATAGCCTCGCCTATATGAATTCAATTTACTCTGCGTCGTCAGAAGGGACGAAAGTCTTGCCAGCGTCAGTTAGAATGGCATATGCGACGGGCTTCTCGGCGCCCTCAACCTCTTCCTTCTCACGAACAACAAGACCCTTCTTAGTAAGATCGAGAACGTTTGCGCCAATAGAACGAGCGGAACGACCAGTAGCGTTAGCTAGCTCCTCGATAGACACTTTACCGCCATTATTCTTTAGATACTCAAAAACCTCATTGGACTTAGCTGTTAGTTGCATTTTTTTTACTCCTTTTTATTATAAAATATTTTATTATAAACGAGACGGTGTCTCATTTATTCCATATCAAATAAGTTGTCACTCAACTCATTTCATAATAATATTATACTCAAAATTCAAAAGAAAATCAAGAATTCAATCCAACTAAATTCTGAATTTTTTCTTTATCTTTCAATTTCATTACCTTCACGCCCATCGTTGCGCGCGATAATAAAGGAATTTCATTTATCTTTAGCCGAATTTGAGAAACATTAGAGACTACCAAAACTTCTTTGTCATCAATTAGCGGTAAGAAATCACAAAGTTTATCTGATTGCTGAATTGATTTTCCTTTTGTTGCGCGGCCGGTCAGCCCAAATTCTTCAATTGAAGTTCGTTTTGCTGAACCATCTTCAGAAATTGATAAAATCTCTTTAGTCTCTTTTGGAATAACTCGCGCGGAAACAACATAGTCTCCTTCATTGAGCTTCATTCCTACAACGCCGCGCGTAACTCGTCCAATCGGACGGATATCAGAAGTGGAAATCATAATAAAGTTGCCAGAGTGGGACAAGACTCCAATATTTTCATCTCTTAAAATCAAAACAGAGACAATTGTATCATTTTCATCGAGTTTTATTGCCTGTGCACCATTACCTCTTTTTAGGTTATACTCAGACAAGGAAGATTTCTTCAAAATTCCATTCTTCGTAATAAAGACGATATTAGAGGCTTGTTGTTCTTTCGATAAAATGACACTAGCACGCACCTGTTCATCTGACTGAAAAGACACAAATGTATTGAGGTATTGCTTTTCACCAACTGTAAAATCGCCCATCTTCATTACATAAAAATGACCCTTATCAGTAAAGAACAGAATTTCATTTGTATTTTCTCCAACAAGCGTATCAACCACATATTCACCTTTATCGAGTTTGAACTTTTGGCCGACGCCGTTGCGCCGTTGAGAATAAAGAGTTGACGTTTCATTGACGAAAACCGCACCGTCATTTGTAAAGGAGAGAGCTAGTTGCTTACGTTCGATTGTTTCTTCTTCGTTCGAGATATTCAAAATTTTTGTGCGCCGCGCGTCACCAAATTTCTCAGCGACTTCGCGTAGTCCTCTTTCAATTTCTTTCTTCAAAAGATTTTCATCAGCAAGAATTGCTTCAATGCGTGCGAGTTCTTTTTCTAGTTCTGTCTTTTCACTCATCAACTTAGAAACATCAAGATGGGTGAGACGAGAGAGTTTTAGGTCAAGGATTGCTTTTGCTTGCGTTTCATCAATATCTAATAGCCGCTGAAGTCCAATTGACGCATTTTTTGTATCCGCAGCTTGCTTGATGGTTTCAACAACTTTATCAATCATTGAAATCGCTTTGATAAGTGCTTTGAGAATATGAAGGCGCGCGAGAATTTTGCGACGGTCAAATTGGAAACCGTTTATGTAAACAGCCTTTTCATGGTCGAGATGCGCCTGTAGTAATTCCTTCCAACCGTAAATACGAGGATAACGGCCATTTTCCAAAAAAGTAAAGTTCACTCCATAATAAGTTTGAAGTGAAGTATTCTTATATAAGAATTTCAAAACTTTTTCTGGAGAGGCATTTTTTGAGAGATAAATTTTGATAAGAGGATTTACACCGGTCAAATCATTGAAGCGTTCAATCCCTGGATTGTTTTCTCCATTTATAATTTCCTCAAACTGTTTACAAAGCGTTTCTGTATACAACATATATGGAAGTTCGGTAACGACTAAACAACGTTCTTTCTTATCCCAATCTACCACAGCGCGCAGTTTACAGGCCGTGCCAGTGCCATTTTCATGACTTTTCCTCACTTCATCGGCATTTAGAAGAATAGCTCCAGTAGCAAAATCTGGAATACAATAAATATCTTCAAAAGAAATGTTTGGATTCCAAAGCAGTTTGATAAGTGCTTCATTTAGTTCTTTCAAATTATATTGTGGGCAAGAGCATGAAGCGCCTACACCAATACCATAACTACCATTTACAAGATTGAAAAATCCCTTAGAAGGAAGAACCATTGGATACTTTTCGGTATTGTCATAATTATCTCGCCATTCTTCAATTACTTCTTTTTGAATATTGCTAAAGAGATAATTAGAAATAGGGGAGAGCCGCGCACTTGTGTAACGTGGTGCTGCCCACGAACCAGAAGCCAAAAGAGTCCCATATGAACCTTCGACTTCTACTAACGGATAGCGCATAGCAAATGGTTGCGCTGCACGCATGATTACACCTTCTGCGCTGGCGTCTCCGTGAATGTATAGTCTAAAACACGAGCCGATTGCTTTCAAAGTTTTCTGAAAAGGCTTCTCATGAACAAACTTATCAGTATAAAGACAATAAAAGATCTGTCGTGCGGATGGCTTCAAAAGGTCACGTGCATCAGGTAAAGCACGAGATTGGAGGACGGCGCCGCCAAATTGAAGGAAACTTTCTTTTATAATTGGAGTTAGATTTACATTCATTTTATTACTCCCTTATCATAGAAAAATCAATATTTTCAAAAATGAAATCGTGCTTTGGCTCACTATCTTTACCCATTAGAGAAGTAAGTAATCCATAGGTTTCTTCGTCTGGAATTAGAGTGTCAATGTGTTGAAATTCTGGAGTAAACATCGAACGTCGTGCTTGCTCAGCAGAGAGCGCGCCAAGGCCCTTATTCCTTTGAACTTCGCCTATAATATTTTTTCTAACTTTCTCAAAATCTTCATCAGAAAAATAATATTCTTCTTTCCCCTTTTTCTTTACAATATAAAGAGGAGAACGAAGCCAACATAGACGACCTTCTTCAATAAATTGTGGCGCGACTTTATATAAAGCGCACATAATCAGAAGTCCAATCGCATAGCCATCAGCATCGCCATCTGAACAAATACCAATTCGTCCATAACGAAGTTTCTTACTATCATATTTCCCTGGAACGATATTCATAGCACTAAGAAGAAGTTTTATTTCTTCATTCTGATAGAACTTTTCTTCATCATTAGAAAAAGCATTGATTGGTTTTCCTCGCAAAGCTAAGATACCCCATCGTTTTTCATCACGAGACATGGCAATACTGGAACTAGCACTGAGACCCTCAACGAGTAAAAGTGTTGAATCTTGTCCAAGGAACTCAGCGTCTTTTAGTTTATCACTTGCGAAAACTTTCTTTTTTTGGTTCTTTTCAACTTCTTTGCTCGCTTCTAGGACTTGGCGACGCGCACGTTCCGCAGCAGCATCGGCTTTTACTTCTTTTAGAAGTAAATCCAAAATTTTCTGAAATTCATCAGAATGTTTCCGTTCAAAATCTTCAAGCATTTGTGTGGTCGCGCGCTGACAAAGACCCCTAAGTTCGGGCGTATTTACCTTCGTCTTAGTTTGATTGGCAAAAGAAGGATTTGGCACTTTACAACTGACGGCATAAAGTAAACCTTTGCGCAAAGTGTCAGGAGAACCTTCTCCTTTGATTTTCTTCTTGAAGAAGTTCGTCAAAGCTGTTTTTACACCAGTTAGAGATGTTCCGCCATTCGAATTTTCAAGTCCATTCGTAAAGGTAAAAGAAGTCTCAGCACGACTGTCTGTCCATTCCATTACAATTTCAGCTTCAATTTGATCTTCCTTTAGAATAATATGAAGTGGAGTCTTATGAATTGACTTCACACCGCTGTTTTTGAGAAAATCAAGTAAACCATTTTTAGATTGGTATTCTATTTTTTCACCTGTCAAATCATTATTTAGAATGAAAATAATTTGAGGATAAAGATATGACCAATCACGGCACATTTTTTTGATATCTTCAAATTTTATTGAAATTGGTTCAAGATGATATACTTCTTGAGATGGGATGAAGGAAACAATTGTCCCATGATATTTTGAGTCAGTGGGAGAAATCATAAAACTTTCTTTGATACCTTTTTCTAGACAGAGATAAGCCGCTTGCCCATCACGAACACTCCACACTTCAAAGACATCACTAGTAAGAGCAGTGCCTTTTGCTCCAATCTTATTGTTCGGCAGAAGTCGCTAATTTCTGCCCGTTCTCTTATGAACTGCTATATATTACTATATAGAACAGACTATATCTTCATCCCTTTCGGGAGACTCCTTTTTCGACTCGCTTGAGCCTACTCTACTTCATACAAATTTGAATATCAAAATCAAGTAGTTCTTCTACCTTACATTTTGGATTATTTAAAATTGCTGTTTCGATAGTCGTTGAACGTTCATCTAAAATATACCCATTTTCTCTACATTTTTGATTTCGATACAAGATAGCTTGACAAATAGCAGACCTACAGCTTTCTATATTATTATCAAAGAAAAAAGATTTGGTCTTTTGCTTTGCTCTTCGTTTGCCATCTTTGTCTCGCGTTGGTTCTTCTTCACTCCATTTGGCTCTAATCCTATTACGATTAGTCGCACAACATTCCAACGCAATTCCTGTGTAATGGAGTTTATTATTAGGATAATGAGTAGTAATATTTCTTTTATTTTCACTGGTGGTAACTAGACGCAAATTTTCTTTTCGATTATCTAAGCCATTATGGTTAATATGGTCAACTATTACTGAAGACTGTTCGTTTGGCTTGATACCTAATACCCAACGGTGCATTTTACCATATATATCGTGTTGAGCATAATCGGTATTAGGATTATGTATTTCCTTTTTTGATAAATACCAACCACTTTTTGGTAATCTATCATAGTCTTCATCATCTAATAGAACTTGCGCACCACAAGTCATTACAAAAACTTTTATTATATCGCCTCCTTTTTGAGGGATATATTTTAGATGCTTCGCTGCTGATTATCCCAGTGGGACTTCCCAGCAATTTAGGAGTTTTTAGAACGGCTATGGTGTTAACCGTTTAACCCAGCTACATTTTGATAAACTTTATCAGAAAATTTACCGCCAGAATGTGGCATCGTATAAATGGCTTCAAGGGCTTCTGTGCCATCCTCACGTTTACCAAATGGCGCGCCGCGTCCATTATCACGAATTTTTACTCTATTGTCTTTAGAAAGAGTAACTTCAATTTCGTTGCCATATCCCATAGTCGCTTCGTCTATGGAATTCGTAATAATTTCACGGATACATTGAAGAACTCCTTGGTTATCTTCACTACCCATATACATTGCGGCCCTAGAACGAACAGCATCTTTGAATGAAAGCGTTTCTATGCTATTAGCATCATATAATTTACTCATAGTAACCATACACCACCTTTTCTCTTTCATCAATTTTTATCTTTTAATAAATCTTCCTATGATTTAGACTATATCTAATTGATTTAGCAACTTGCGCTATTGAAGAGTTACGACTGAGTTGATTTTCAACAAACCATTCGGCACATTCATTTAATGTATTAAATTCTAAATTATATTCTGAAATAATAATAATTTTTGCTGTTTATTTAAATAGATTGGTTTGCCAATATCTTCTTCTTTTCAGTCTTATAAGTTGTCGTCAAAGTCGCTATGTCGTGAATGCAACTGTCACAAAGACAGAGCTCTTTCGAGACTATTCCTTTTCCGCTAAGAAGTACTGCATCTCTACGCCCTCCACGGGCGAATACGCTGTCTTCCCAAATAGGAAGATACCAAACATTAGAAGAACTTGGATTAGGAATATAAGTTTCACAGAAATCACAAAAAGTCTTAGTCATCTTTTTTTCCTCCGTCTAAATCTGCCAGCCACCCCAAGTCTGATAAGCAGGGTGGAAATCTCCTTCATAAAAAATATAACCATCAACCTCAGAAATTACATGCTTAGGCTCTGTAACGAGACAGGTATTCTCCCCAGTAATAGTTACATTCTCATTTTTTGCGATAGATTTCTAGGTCTTTTTTTGTATAATAGAAAACTTCTTGTGTATATTCTTTCGCCAAGTGAAGCGGTTTCCGATAAGATACTTTTTTGAATTTCTTCAAAATTACTATACATTCTAATCTCCTTTCTATCCATTTTCTTTTAGTATAACATAAAAAGAGGAAGAAATCAAATTTCTTTCTCTCTATCTAAATTCTTTTTTAGTTCTAAATAATAACTTACAAAGTCTCCTTTTCCAAAACCTGGAGTAGTAGTATTTCTTTCTGCTAAAGCATTAAAATCCATTGAATTTATAATTATTTCACTTTCAAAAGACAGCGGTTCAATAAAGAAAAATTGCTGTTTACCTTTTACACCAATTCCTCGCATACAATTATAAATATAATCTTTATCTTTTGGATAAAATTTTTGATTATAGTCGTGATATCCTTGTCTGTAAGTGGCTATTTTCCAGTTATTATCTATTACTTTTAATGCTTCTGGTGTAGCGTTATATTGCCAAATATTGAAATCTTTATGTGAAATGGGCGGAGAATTCTTCAATCTAATGTCGGGCAGAGAATTTTCTTCTTTTTTTGTCCAAATTTGAAAAATAGTTCGAATAGAAAATTCTTTTTCTCTGTCTAAGAAACTATTCAAAGGCAGATAAAAATAATCAATCAATTTGAAATTATCATCCAATTGTTTTTGAACACTCCATTTCATGAAAGAAACTGGCACAATGAAACAAATTGCTTTAGAATATCGCGCGACTTTATTGAAAAAATCTATTGCCATTTTTGAACGTTTTCCAAAAGGAGGATTTCCAATAGCAATATAATCTTTTTTATTTGATTCAAAAGTAAAAAAATCTTTTTGAATTATTCTATCATCTTCTGGTAATAAATCATAAGCTTCAAAATTTTTCAAAAAATCTAAAAAACTGCCATTACCAGCGCTAGGTTCTAAAACAATCTCATCATTTAGTTTATAATATTTTTTTGTAAATTCTATACATTTTTGCGCAATTTCTTTTTTTGTATAAAATTTATCATTGCTTACCATTATATCACTCCTTGATAAAAACTCGTAAAGTGGGGTTATTTAATCCGCTTCCATTCTGCCAACCAATTTGTATTCTAAAACCATCAAAACTCATTCCAAGTCCAGTATTTTTGAATTTTTTGTTTTGAATATATTTTTGAAGAAACTCTTTACTATAATGTTTTATTTGCTTTGTAGAATGATTGAATACTATCATTTCATCAAAAAGCCTTTTATTACCAATGTTCTTATTTATCATATCTGAGATAAAAATTTGAAGTTTATCCAAGTTATTACAGAAAAAATTATATAAATCTGAAACGTATTCTTTTCTCATTACTTTGTCTATTTGCTGTATTTGTCTATAAAGGTCTGGATTGTTATGTCGAATTTCTTTTGATTGTTCCATTGAAACTGGCGATAAATTTTTGTAAACGCTTTCTCCATAATATTTTTCAAGAAAAGGTAGCAACTCTTTAGAAGTATACTCTTTGAAATCAGTGAACCCAAAACGATTATGAAAATAATTAACTGAAGTATTCAAATAAGTTCCATTTCCCAAACTTACATATTTTATTTCAATTTCACGTCCATCTACAATCAAATCACAATTTTCTTTTCCAGTATTCCTTCCGACATAGACACTTCGATGTCCTTGAGCCTCTCGTGCGATATCCTTCGCGTCTTGTGTCATTTCTTCTATTTCTTCGTCGGTAAAGAAGAAATTTGTAGTATTTTTTATCTCAGTTTGATTGATAATTGAATTTATAGCTTCTTCAATGAATTGACCATAATACTGATTATTCTCCTTATCAATTTTCATTTTTATGATATTTCTTTCTATCCATTTTCTTTTAGTATAACATATTTTAGAGAAAAAATCAAATTCTCCTATATTCATTATAAATACGCGCGTCACGCTCGCGCGTAATCTAAATTCATTCAAAAATCAAATTTCTATTTGAAAAAATTTGAAAAAAGCCTGAAAAAGGACTATAATATAGATAGAAACTAGGAAGAAGGTGAAAATGTGAAAAAAGATATGATAATTCGTTTTATGCTTGATGCAGAGTTAGACGCACGAATTCGCGAATATTGTGAAGAAAACGACATGAAGATTAGTTATTTTTTGAGAGTAGCCGCGCGCGAGTATATGAAAAATCATCCGACAGAAGAGGAGTGAACATGAAAGACTATCTTTTGATTGATAAAAAAGAATATTTGAGAATGAATGAAGTTCGAGAGCGTTTTGGAGATGACTATGCTATGGACTTTGCCTTTGGACTTCTTGATAATGCTTTTGAAAAATCAGAAAAGCAAAAAAAAGAAAAAGAAAAAGTCTTTGAATGTTATAGCATCGGCCTTTCAAACTTTCTAACTAAAAAGGGCTTCCAAATTATTGGAACTCGTCCTAACACAAAAAATCCAAATTGGGATGTTTGGCTTTTTGAACGGACGCCAGATATTGAACGCGCGCAGTCTGAGTATTCTCATCGCAAGAACTAAGGGGTGAAGACTGTGAGTGTTCCAAATCAAAAAATTATTAGAATAGAAAAAGATAAATATCAAAGTAGATTTCTTCAAATCGGGGATGAACAATGGAAAAAAGCTTTTCAGTCTATGAGGCCAACTGTATTTGGTTTGTATTTATATCTAGCTTCAAATAAAGATGGGTATTTATTAGAGCTCAGCGCCGCGGCCGTCGAGCGAGAAATCGGAATAAAGAAAACTGCATACCATACTGCTCTCAAAGATTTGGAAGAAAAAGGATATTTGAAGAAAGAGCAAGGAAACACCTATGCTTTTTCACCTTCGCCGAAGTTCGCAAACACGAACTCCGCAATTGCGAACTCCGCAGGCACGAACTTAGAGGTTCGCAAACGCGAACTCCCTACTCCGCAAACGCGAACTCCCTACTCCGCAAATGCGAACTTAGAAGTTCGCGGGCGCGATATAGAAATAGATAATATAAATAAAATAAATAAAACAGATATTACAAATATCGAAAGGGAAAAATTGGAAGGATTATTCGGAAAGGATGGCGCACTCCTCAAAGGAGAAGGGTGGATTGATACTTATATCCCTAATTTTTATGACCTCGCGCACGAGAAACAAATCGAAGTGCTTTCTACTACTCCGGTTTTTGATTTGACTGTGACGCAAGCAGAATATGTAGTTGATAAAATTTTGAATTAGGATTCTATCCTTGTTGGCATAGCATCATGATATGCCACGCCACGAACTCGAAAGGAGCTAAAATGGAAGATATTGAAAAGCGCGAACAGCTAATCAAAGGTTACGAAGGTCAGATTCGTTACCTTCAAAAGCGTATTCAAAAAAATGCAAACAATAAAGCAAAAAATCGACGAACAAAGCGTGATCCCGTCAAAGATACTGAGCACTGCTATTTACTTATCGAAAAATGGCAAGAGCGCATTGACAAATGTAAAAATGGAGAACCACTTGATTTTCTAGGCAAATCTTTGCTCTAAGGAGAAAAAAATATGGCAAAATATGAAATTTACGATACAATCATTTCGCGCGCGATTATCAACCTAATTAGCCTCGCGCGTCGGCATAACAACGAAATAATCCTCAAAAATTTTCATCCTCATAATATTATTCATCTTTTTATGTTTGAAATGGCAGCCATTGCTTCTAATAATTATGAACATGAGAAGATTACACTAAAACTAGAAATGCCGTGGTATAGAAAAATTTTCGCGCCGAAACGTATTCGTTGCGTACAGTCAGTTCGCGCGGCTGAAGATGGCATCAATATTCAAGAATTTCTTGATTTTACAAAGAGCGGATTTGAAGATATCTCATATGAAGAAATTTGGAAGGAGTATTACGCTCAATGAATTATTCAATTTACACGGATGGCGCGTGTTCTGGCAATGGGAAAGAAAATGCTGTCGGAGGTTTTGCTTTTATTATTGTTGACAATGAAGGCACACCCAGATATGAATTTGCCATGCCCGTAGAAAATGCTACTAATAATATTTGTGAACTTTCTGCTGTTTTTGGAGCTTGTAGCTTCTTCGATGCTTACACCCCCAAAGAGGACACTGCTACCATTTATAGTGATAGCGCCTATATTATCAATTGTATTACTCAAAAATGGTATAAGAAATGGCAAACTAATGGTTGGCGCAACTCAAAGAAAGAACCAGTTGCAAATCGTGAACTTTGGGAACGTCTCATCCCCTATTTTGAAAATCCACGTTTTTCTTTTGAGAAGGTAAAGGGTCATTCTGGCGAAAAAGATTGGAATGACTATGTAGATAGACTTGCTGTGGAGGCGAAGAAAACAAAACTATGATTACTATAGGTATTCCTGTCTATAAAGCGCGCGACACTCTTCCCTATTGCCTTGATGCTTTAGTAGCTCAAACGCGTAAAATGTTCCTAGTTACTTTGTGTCAAGACTGTGACGGAGAAGATTATAGCGATATTATTGAGACATATCGTGCGCGTGGGCTTCATATCTGTCTAATTTCTACTCCTGAAAATAGCGGGCCAGGCGTCGCGCGTCAAACAATTATTGACAATGAAACCCAGAGTGACTACATTATGTTCTGTGATAGTGACGACATACTTCAACCCCGTGCAGTTGAACAACTGTATCGTGAAGCAAAGCGAAATAACGCTGATGTAGTCTGTGGCTCATTTATACATGAAGAGAATTTTGGGCCAGGGCATTCTCTCCCAGTAGATAGAATTCCTTGTACTTGGCTGCATGCCAAAATATATCGTCTTGATTATTTGAGAAAAAATAATATCCGTTTTCTCCCTGAGCTTCGACTCAATGAAGATAGTTATTTCAATTTAGTAGCTTGTAACTGTACTGATAAGATGTATAAATTAGACGAATACTTTTATATTTGGCGCTCAAACCCAAATTCGCTTACTCGTCAAGACAAAGGAACTTTTTTTCAACGCAGTAATGGTCAATACATCTATGGTCAGGTAAAGGGCTTGAAAAAAATTTATGAGATTAGAGGAGACATTCCTGCACCAGTTTTATGTCAGACTCTCATCAATATTTACAATGCTATGATGGAGCAAGTCTATCGTAAAGTTGATGACTATTCTTATTTAGACGAGCTTCTTTCTCTAAAACAGAATTCATTTATTCAAGATTTTCTAAAAGATGGAAACAACTGGCCCTATTTCGTCAATAACGTGAAGGCTGCGTGCATCTATGATAATGATGTTGTATACTTCTACAAGTTGCGTTTCGTTGATTTTATCACTAACTATGTAATGGAGGATAAAAAATGATTTATGTTGTAAATGGTGCTCCTCGTTCTGGTAAAGATACGTTTTGCTCAATGACCGCCAAATTTATGGGAGAAGGATATGTAAGGGTTTATTCTACTGTTGATTATGTAAAAACAATTGCGGCTACTGCATTCGGATGGAATGGAGAAAAGACGCCTCGCGCGCGTAAATTTCTCAGTGACTTGAAGGACCTTTTGACCGAATGGAACGATATTCCCTTTAAAGACATCCAGAAAAAAGTATATGAAACAACAGAGGACTGGGATTATTACGGAATCGATAGTAAAAGATGCGCAATTTTTATTATGTGTCGTGAACCAGAGGAAATAAAAAAAATTGTTGAACGATTGGACGCGCGAACGATTCTTGTAAGGCGGAACAGTGCTGAATGCGAAGAAGTTTCAAACCATGCTGATGCAGAGATTCTTGATTATAAATACGATATTGAAATTGAGAATAATGGTTCTTTGAAAGATTTGGCTTTTGAGGCTTTGAAGTTTGTTGAGGATGAAGACTTAATGTTCAGGCATTGGGTTACTTTCCATGTAAAGGATAGTGGTGAAGTTATTGAAGTAGAAAAGGAGCTAAAGTTTTGACTAATCGAGATTTTTTGAAAAATTTTTCTGAGGAAGATTTTGTGAGATGGCTCGCCGGTTTTGAACTAGTTGAGAACGCGCCATGGTTTCAGTGGTTGGATAAGGAATATTGTAGAAAGTGCCAGCCCATTATGGGCCGTATGGAAGGTCATGATTTTGACCAACCATTCGCGCCATGTGAATTTGAAGCGGGTGAATGTCCATATGGAGTGGCAGATTTGACAGATGAAGAGCTGATTGAAATGTGGCTAGATGCCAAAAGGGAAGAAATTTGAATTCTTCCCTTCTTTTTGATATAATAAAAGAAAAAGGAAGTGAGAGAATTTGGAGCTAAGCAAAACTCAAGAAGAAATTTTGGCGTCATCTGCTTCTGTTGTATTTGTTCAATCTTGTGCGAGTAGCGGGAAAACGAGATTATTGACTGAGAAAATTCGCCAATCTATCTCGCGCGCGAAGAAGCTGGTAGCTTTTACTTTTACAAACATGGCGGCAGCAGAAATTCGTAGTAGATTGAATGTTGAAAATAGTGATGTAATTTGGATTGGCACTATCCATTCCTACTGCGCGAGATGCTTGTTGCGCGCGGGAATTACAGAAGCAGGAAAGTATTTGAATAATGAAAATTTTGATGGTCTTTTTGACCTTGCGCGGAGCCATCCAGGGGCTTTTCCTTCTTTAGACATTTGCCTACTGGATGAGGCGCAGGATAGTAATGAAGATCAATTCAATTTTATTTTTTCAATTATCAAAAGTGCAGAATACTTTGTAGTCTATGATGAGCGGCAGTCTATTTATCGATGGAATGGAAGTAGACCAGATCTTTTGAAATATTGGGCTTACGAACTAAACGCTTCTATTTATTCAATGGATGAAAATTATCGTAATGGTAGCGATATTCTTGATTTTGCGCGGGATATTATTAGAAAAAATAAAATGAGTGATTTATCTATTCCGATGCGTGGAGTGCGTGGAAGGGTCATTGAAGTTCCTTTTTCTATCAAGTATCTTGTTGATGAAATCAAGTCTACTTCTAATTATGGCGATTGGATGGTGCTCGCGCGCACGAATGCGGAAGTAGATGACATTTTTGATAAGTTGACTGATGCTGGAATTCCATGCGATACATTCAAGCAAGGTGACCTGTCAAAAGATGAGCTAAGCGAAAAGATGAAAGCAGATACTGTGAAGGTTCTTACCATTCACTCAAGCAAAGGACTTGAGACACGCTATGTAGCTGTCTATGATAGCCGAATGTGGAACGAAGAAGAAGTCTGTATTTCTTATGTTGCGGCGACTCGCGCGCGTGACCGCCTAATTTGGTTTACTAAACCAGTTGTAAAAAAGAAACCTCGAAAAAACTCAGTGATGAGTTGGGAGTAAATATGGAAAAAATATCAGCATTACTTTTTATGGTTTCTGCTGTTGTTTTTCTAATTCTTTTCATTGGACAAAAAAAGAAAATAAAGCAAAAAAATTATGAAATTGAGCAACTAAAAGAAAAGAATAAAAAAGATGCTGAAAATTTTTGGAAAGATTTGGATGTGGCAGAACAAAAAGTTTATGAAGATAACCACAGAAAGAGAAATGAGCGACTTCAGCAATTGAATGAAATTATTGCTAAGCAAGAAACTTTTCAAGTGAATAGAAAATCTTCAATTGAAGAAGAAATCCAAGAACTCCGTTTACAAAAACTTCAGCAGCTTCAAAATCAGCTTATCATAGATAAAGCGCAAATTGACCAAGATAAAAGAGATTATGAATTAGAACTTGAAAAGGTGAAGTGCGAACTTTCTCAATTTCAAGCAAAGCGCCAAGCAGTGAATGAAGCGATTCGGCGCGAACGTGAAGTTGAGGAAAAAGAGGATTTCTATCGCATTTGTCTTTTGCCAGAAGAAATTGAAGATATAGAAGTCTTGAAAAGTTTGGCACCAAGGCTTCGGCATCGTGAAATAGTTCCAAAACTAATGTGGGATACAATGGTTTCGCGTGCGACGAAGGAAATGATAAAGCGAGTAACAGGTGGCCGCGCAGTTGGTGGTATTTACAAAATTACCTATATTCCAACTGGCGAATCTTATATTGGGAAAACGACTGATTTTGGAACACGTTGGCAATCACACGTCCAAACCGCGCTTGGTATGGAGAAAGTTGCTCGTTCAACTCTTCATGTACATATGGCTTCTCATGGAATTCAAAACTATACTTTTGAAATTTTGGAAGAGGTTGCGCGCGAAAAGCAAACAGAAAGAGAAAAATTTTATATTGAGCTTTATGGGACGCAAAAACAGTTGAATATGAGGGTTGGGTAATATGAGTAATGAGTATAAAGACTATTATGAAGAAAGAAAAAGAGTAAATGATGATATTTATGGTCAACTAATAGAAGGCGATGTTTGTCTTAATATGGAAGATTTAGCATACTTTTTACCTGAACTTAATACCTATGGAATTCATCAACTCCGAATTGACCAGATTGATAAAGAATATTTTGTAATTGATGTTGACGATAAAACAAGGTGGGAGTGGAACAATAATGAAGAAAATTCTATGTGATTTGTGTAAAAGAGACATCAAAGAAGAGAAAGATATATGGTATATCCAAATTCCTTTTTATCAAAAAGATGGCGTTTATGTAAATGGTAAGCTTATTGGTGAATTTGGTTCTTACTTAGGCTATAAGATAATTGAGCTTTGTCCAACTTGTGCGGATTCCTTCGCACGATGTATCGAAGAGCAAATGAAGGAATTAGGAATGGAAATTTGATTTCTATCTTTTTTCTGATATAATAAAAGAAAAAGAAAGGAAGATTTGGAATGAGTTTTATAATTGATGGCGTTGATTTTAGAGGAACAGTCAATGGGATACATTTATAAAATTATAAATAATGTAAATGATAAAGTTTACATAGGAAAAACGACCACTACATTGGAAAATAGATGGTGGCATCATAAAAGCGATTACCTTCAGTATGATTGGCATTTATATAAAGCTATGCGGAAATACGGAATTGATAATTTCCATATGCAGTTAGTAGAAGAATGTAATGACAACATAATAAACGAAAGAGAAAAATTTTGGATAAAAGAATATAATTCTTATAAAAATGGATATAATGAAACTGAAGGTGGAGATGGACGGGTTCAAATTAGTAGAGAGGAAGTAAGAAAACGATGGGAGCAAGGAAAATCTTGTCATCAAATTGCTTTAGAACTTTCCACTCAAAGTGCAACTATTTCAAACATTTTGTCCTATTTAGGTTTATATGACAAAGAAGAAATAAAAAGAAGAAAATCGTTAGATATAGCCCAAGCGCAATCAGAAGAGAAAATTTATCAATATTCTGAAGATGGTGAAATAGTAGCTATATATGATTCTGTATTAGAAGCTTCAAGAGCTATCAATGGAAAAGCTGCTGGTATAAGAAGTGCAATTTATTCAAAAGGTAGTTATTTTGGATATTTTTGGATGAGAGGCACGGACAAACCTGAAGTTCGTAAAATTATTCGACCAAGGGTTCGATCGATATACCAATATGAAAAAGACGGTAGGTATATTGCAGAGTTTTCTAATGCGGCAGAAGCCGCTCGCTCCATTGGAAAAACAGACGGAAGTAGAATTTTACAGGTGTGTTCTGGAAAAAGAAAAACTACAGGTGGATTCATTTGGAGTTATGAAAGGAAGGAGCATTTATAATGTTTGGATATATTGATGGTTACAATTTCAAAGAAATGAATCCAATGAAGTATTGGGCGGCGCCGTCTTCTTGGGATACAGAAAAAAAGAAAACAACTCTTATCAATAGAATTTATAGTGGTGAGTGGTGCGCCTCTGAAAAGAAGGACGGTTATTTTTCAAAGTTTGTAAAAGATGAGGATGGCAATATTCTTCTTTTTAGTAGAAGTCGAAATGTCAAAGGAGAATATCCAGAAAAGCATGAATGGGTTCCTCAGCTTCAACCTTTCTTTGAAGCCCTCCCAAATGGAACTTGTATCCTTGGCGAGTTATATCTTCCATCAAAGCCTGGTTCTTCTAATATTACCACACTTTTGGGGTGCTTGAAGGAGAAGTGTATCGAGCGCCAAGAAACAGGAGAAAAACTTCATTTTTACGCTTTCGATGTTTTAGCTTTTGATGGTATCAGTTATATGAAGAAGCCGGCTAGTGAGCGTTTCGCCAAGGTTGAAGAACTAAGAAAAGAATATACAAATGATTTGGTTTCTTTTGCTACTTATTACCATGGGCAGGAGCTTTGGAATAAGCTACAAGAAATTTTGGCTAATGGCGGAGAAGGAATGGTTATTATTCGAGATGGTTCTTTGTATCAGCCAGACAAACGCCCCAGCAAGGACACGCAAAAAGCTAAAAAAGAACTCCAAGAAACACTTGATGTCTTTATCTATGGTGGAAATCCTCCGACCCGTCTTTATTCTGGGAAAGAAATCGAAAACTGGCAGTATTGGCAAAATACTGTTACACATGAACTTATGTGCGGCGACCATTATAAGGAATATTTTGAGGGTGATACAATTGAACCTGTCACAAAAATGTATTATATGCGTGGTGCTGGTAGTCTAAAGATTGGCGCGTATAAGGATGGAAAACCGGTTCAGATTGGTAGCTTGAGTGGTTTAGATGATGAAATTTTGTTGAATTGGAAGGACTATATTGGGAAAGTTGCTGAGGTAACTTGTATGGAGGTTTTGCCTACAGGAGGATTGCGTCATAGTCGTTTCCTAGGTTGGCGCGCCGATAAGGCTCCTCGCGATTGCCAGTGGGAGACAATTTTCGGTTGAGTAAATTTGAAGAAAAAATCGCGCGCATCCTCAGTGACGCGCGCGTTCTTTTTATAAGAGAAAAGACTTTCAAAGATCTCAAGCACGGCTATCTTCGTTTTGATTTCTATCTCCCTCAAAAAGAGGTTTGCTATGAACTAGATGGGTTCCAGCACTTTGAATATACAAAATTTTTCCACAAAAAGCGAAGTGATTTTACAAAGGCACAAGAGCGCGACCGCATAAAAAATTCTTACTGTCTCGCGCATAAGATACCTCTTTATCGAATTCCTTATTGGGAAATGGATAATGTTCATTGCGTAGACGACTTATTTCAAGAGAAGTTTCTTGTCCATTCAAAATATCATAATGACGACATCTATCGAGAGTATCGCAAAAGAATGAAGGAATCTAAATAATTTTCAACTTCTCTTTGGGAAGAAATAAGCGGGAGGAGTTCCAATTGAATTTTTCTAGTATTGCCAGCGCAATTGGTGGGTTCCTTGTTCTAATTTATTTAGTGTGGCAAGTTGTTGTAAAATTCTGCGGAGAAAAAGAATGGTTTAGTAAACGTCGAAAAGAGCGTCAAAAACAAAAGGAAGAAGAAAATAAAAAGCAGTTCAAAGAGACTATCAAAGAAGTAATTGAGCCAATGCTTTTGGATCTAAAAGAAAGAGACAATGAGCAAGATAGAAAATTGACTTGTCTTATTCATTCTTCTAATGATATGATGCGCGCGGAAATAGTAAAAATTTATTATCGTTATCTTCCACACAAGAAAATGCTTCAACACAGTCGCGAGCTCTTGAATAAGCTATTTCATGATTATCACGACCAAGGCGGTAATAGTTTCATTGAAGATATGTATAATGAAATGAAAACTTGGCCAGTTGTTAATAATGATAAAGATTTGAGGGAATAAAAAAGAAAGGACACATCGAAAGACGTGTCCTTTTCTACTTATTTACCTTTTACGCGCTCAATGATTTCAGCCACTGCGCTGGAACCTGACATTAGGACTAGGCCAGTCATAATTTTACCTGCGATAGTCGTCGCTTTGACAAGACCGCACGCGAGAATGAGGTCAAGATTGAAGGAGAAGACTAGCGCGAAAGCAAATATTGCGGAAACACCAATAGTAATCCATTTGCTGAAAGAGAATTTGCCCCAAATTTCGTCTTTCCCTCTTTGAATCAAATACCACATAACACTAGAAAGCGCAATAATAAGTGTTAAAACATTCATTTTATTTTCCTCCATTTTTCCAAGTATATCCACCAGCCGTTAGACGTTTTCCACGGCAGACTTCGCTAATATGATTATACCAAATCCCAGTAGCTAATTGTGCGTCTTTATATGAAGTATATGAAGCTATAAAATTTCCTTGTAAGTCATACTGCTCTACAATATGCTTTTGTTTTGCAGTGCGAATAGCATAGCCTCTTTTCTTAATATCTTCTTCTGAAAGTTTTAATTCTTGTTTTATATAAAAAGAAATTGTTTCTATAGTTGAATTGGTTAATTTTCGAATATCTCTAATACAATATCCGTTTTGATATAAATCAATTATAGTTGAAATTTCTTTTTGGGTTAGGAAGCGAGTTCCTTCGCCGCCTCTAGTTGAATTATAACCTTCTTCATAAGAATTATAAAAATCAATCCAATAAATTTCTCGTTCATTGATAATATCATTAGAACATTCTTCAATTGATTCAATAGAAAAGTTTTTTACTCCATATTTTCTAAAGGCTCGATAGATTTTGAAATCTTTATCTTTAATACTATTAAGATGTTCTTTCCATCGTTCTTCAATAGTTCTGGTTGTTTTTCCAATGTAAACTTTATCATTTATAGTATTTGTAATTTTATAAATAAATCCCATAAGTCCTCCATCTTATAATAAATGATGACGCTTATCCTGGAGGGGATATTGCTCCATAAGTAGCTAATTTATGGCTCCCGTCATATTTCTAAAGAAAAGAGGTCTCACATATTCCATAATCCATAAATTTGAAACTTTTGAAAAATTTTGATATAATATTTATAGAAAATAAAGGAGGCAGAAAGAATGGCTCGTGTAACACAAGAGGATATAATTCATATCAATGATGTTTATTATAAGTGTCGAACTTATGCAGAAACTGCGCGGCAGACTGGTTTTTCTGCCTCTACAGTAAAAAAGTATGTTATTTCAGGTTATGAGCCAGCAGAGACAGTCAAAGTAGAAAAATTTGATAGACCTTTGCCTAAGTTTGACCCAATGATTTTTGTTCAAAAAGATGATTGGGCTTCATTCTGTGAATATACGGTAGAAGAGGCCGCGCGCATTGAAGAGCTTTGGAAGGAGATGGCGTTATAATGGAGAAGTATTTTTATCTTGAGGAAAGTCCCTATCTTCCTACTTACTGTATGCTTTATACCAATATTGAGAAGATGCCTTTTCCAAATGGAATTAGAGGCTCTTATTCAATGATGGCTGCGCGGGTTCTTGGATTAGATTATGCAGACTTCTTGAGGTTTGCGCGCGACATCCTTGAAGCAAAGATTATGGGTAAAGGTGAATGCTATCCTCGTGCATATTTTAGAAAAACTCCTGAAGTCCTTCAGATGGTAAAGCTATTGAATAAGCGGATGGAATTGATTATGGATATGCGCGCGAAGCCATACAGTTTAGAAAAAAGAATTGATGGGTCAATCATAAAGGAGAATTTTGATGTATCTAACAGCTGAGTTGCTACGAAAATATGGCGCAGAGAAAATTCAAGAATTTGTTGAAAGATTTCCAAATGGTGTTGAAGCACTAGACTTTCTTGAAGAAATTGGCCCTGAAGCGATTGCTGGTAACTATAGTCCGTGGCTTGAGGCATTATACTGGGGCTACCGAATGCTACCTTGGACTACCAAAGAAAAAGAGAAATACTGTGAAGTTTTGAATATTGATAGTTCTTCTAGCGTCTATGAAAGTTATGATGTAGAAGAAAGTGAGAAAGTTATTCATTCTGACCACATTTATCTAAGCGGAAACATTGACAACTGTAGTAATATTAGAAATAGTAATTACGTTGCTTCTAGTGCTACAGTTGAAGGAAGTGACGGTGTCCTAAAGTCAGAATATATTGTGAATAGTAGTCTAGTTGATACTGGAATGGACATTCAAAGTTCAAAAGAAATTTATAAAGCATCGCATGTGAAGAAAAGTCAGAAGTGCGCGCGAGTCGATAGTATTGAGAATTGCGTCGGAATTTTCAGTTCTTCTGGATGTGAAGAGGTCTATTACTCTTCTTTTATGAAGAATTGTCATCATTGTCTTTTCTGTGATGATATTGAGGATGCTTCTTTTAGAATCTTCAACCAACCAGTGCCTGAGAAGGATTTCTTCGTAATTCTTTCGATGGTTGAGAGCTATTTTGATAACAAGCTTGAACCTTTGATTGAAACCACAGTAAATGACGAATTTTATTTTGGCCTTGATTGGCATGTTTCGACGCACTTTACAAAGATTTACAGAAGTCTGTCGCAGGAGGTTTTCAATCAACTTTATAGACTACCCGGTTATAATGACTGGCTGATGTATCAGATTACATTGAATACTCGAAGTTTTCGAGATTTGAAAAATAACTAAATTTTGTATATAATATTTATACAAAATGGTTGAGGAAAGGAAAGAGGAAATGACTTATCATTGGAAGACAGAAGTAGCAATTCTTGAAAATCGTATCCATCTTCTTGAACAGCGCGGAGATAACGCGCCAATTATCGCAAAATTGAAGCGACGACTAAGAAAGCTATTATCTAGCTCTTATTGAGCTATTTGGCGCACGACAGAAACTTACCGTGAATGTCTGAAGTGGCCTCAGTTGGGAAGGCTTACCAGCTTTATAAAAACCGAGCAATCAAGACAAAGTATTAGCTACACTTTGAGGAAGCAAAGAGGTGGGCGGGAGTCGGCTCTCCCGTAGCTAGAAACCGATTATAGGGTTAAGCGCAAGACGCTTAGGCCAAGCTATGATGTCATATTTCCGGGGCAATTTCGGTAGTATGACGGAGCTTTTGTTGAGGGTTAGGAGATTTCCACAGATTGCCTAGGGGCCTACCTCGTAGGAGACTACCGAAAGAAAATCTCCACCTTTATCCTGTCTTAGCACAACGGTAGTGCAACCGGCCTATACCCGGCATAAGGCTCCAGATTAGAGCACGATCTCGGTTCGAATCCGAGAGGCAGGACCAACGGATAAAACTTGTTGTGAGCAAACTTACAAGTTACCTTTTTGACCTCACAAACAATTATACAAGCATATCTTACGTGCAAACTAGATATGACTCCCTCTGGGAGAAAGGTGATTGTGCGGCCGGTTAGCGCTCCTGTCTAAGTTCAAAGCGCGTTATATCCCCTTTTAGTGTAATGGTTAGCACAGCAATTGAGGGCAAGAGTGGTTCGATCCCACAGAGGGGAGTCAAAGATAAAATTATCTTTTCTTCATAGAAAAGCTATTGATGTCGAAAACTACCTAATATAAACTGAAAGGAGATTTTTATGGAAAAGATTTTTGAACTCTGTAAAGAACGTGACATCCGGTGTCATTTCAGTTATTGGAAGTTTGATGATTCTATTCACTTTATTTTCACGAGGACATTTGCCGAACAAGATTGTAGGCTTATGCAAGTCGTTTCGATCAAAGATATTAATAATAATTCCGATATTATCGGACAGTACATTGTAGAACTTATTGAAGACAAGCTGTCGGATGAGAATTGTAGAAAAATGATTCTCGACAGAATTGAAAAGCTTCTTTGAAATCTATTTTTATAATAAGAAAAATAGGTACACTACTTCTTTTATGTTTCGTAGTAGCTGGATTTATAAATATCCTCTATTGGTGTAATGGTAGCACGCTTCCCATCAAGGAAGAGGGTCGGTTCGATATCCTGCATAGAGGACGGCTTGACACAGCCGGAGTGTTATCTCTGGCATACGGATTAGCGTATGCAAAGCATTTGTCTTCGGATGGTAAAATGCGAGAGAAGTCATCCCCTTGAACTTCTCACTACATACATCCCCAGCGGTTGTTATGCTGAGACCGATGGCGCGACGGTCGTTTATAATATCGCGCCACTTGTATAAAATGCGGGTGTAGTATAATGGCTATTATGTCTGCCTTCCAAGCAGAAGATGGGGCTTCGATTGCCCTCACTCGCCCACCGCCCCATGGGAAGTTTGCCTCCAATAAGTCTCATGATCACTACTAGATTGCACTAGTTGACTGAATAAAGGTGGTTTTATATGCACTTGTAGCTCAGTTGGTAGTAGCAATTGCCTTTTAAGCAATGGGTCGGGCATTCGAGTTGCCCCAAGTGCACCACTTTATTTGGAATCAATAGCTTGTCCACCTTTGGGCGACCCGTAATAGCCGGACATTTGAAAATTTCTTCTCGTAAATGTTTGAAATTTTTCTGATTTTTTGATATAATATTTACAGAAAGTGAGGGAAACGAAAATGGAAACTGAAACTCCGTGGAAGCCCGAAGTAAAGAAGATGTCTCCCGAACAACTTGAGAAGTGGACGGCGCTTCGTAAAAAGTGCCAAGTTTTTCCTTCTCGAAAACCATATTCGCGCAAAACCAAACATAAAAATCGTGAAAAAGAAGAAAACGAAATTTGAAAAACTTCTAAAATTTTGGTATAATATTTATACAAGATGAGAGAGAGGAACTGGTCTTTTCCTTTCTACCAGTTCCTCTCTCAGAAAGTCCTAATGTGGCTTACTTGAAAACTATCCGATGTAGTTCAACTGGTTAGAACACCGCATTGATAAAGCGGAGCTGTCGGTTTGAGATCCGGCCTTCGGGTAGTTGGTAAGCAGTCCCAAGCCTGCATAAACACAGAGGGAGACTAATAGCGGTATTACAGTGGCCAATGTAATATCCAAAATTTCGAGACAGGCAAGTCTTCAGGCAGTAGATGTCTGATAAAACAACGACGGCGAAGGAGTCGCGACCTTCGGAGGAACCGAGATAAACCTACGGGGAACCGCCATCGGAGAAAAGGAATTTGTTAGTCAAACCAGTTTCGTGGTTCTGGGACTCAAAACCGCCTCGCGCAGTTCTTACGGCGCAATATAAATAGATAGGCGCAATCTGACATGGCGTGACGTTCAGAGTTCCCGTAAACTAAACTATAAAGTTTACGCGGGGTTGGGTGAAGCCCGATAGCCTCGTAATAAAAATAGAGGGCTTTTTCATGGCACTGTAATCCAATTGGCAGAGATAGCGGATTCAAAATCCGTAAAGTGTGGATTCGAATTCCACCAGTGCTACCAACCAGTTTTTAGACTGGTGGAAATGCTACCAAAAGTGCATCCTTGGTCGTGGGAGATATGGGATAAATGACCTAAATACTGCGCAGGTCGTCTAATGGTAGGACGCCAGACTCATTATCTGGAGGCAACGTTCAACTCGTTCGTGCGCAAGACATCTAAAGAGAATACCTCCACGTGGTAGATGTTGGGTAACGCTAAATTCTCTATTTGTTCCTTGAAAATAAAATATCTTAGAACTCGATGACAAACATTCTGTGACTAGGAATGTCGAGGCGTTTTGAAAAGGCGGCAGACAACGAACAAGGATACTTGTGGATACTGACCGGCGCACGTGACGTGAGTTGCGTGCCATAGAGGATGGACTCCCAACCCTAAGAGGCGGCATCGAGACTAACGCGAGTAAAGGTAGGACGCGCGTCGCTGGCGTAATAGAGGCTTTCAAGATAATTGAGAGCTGAATCCTAATCTCCCTTAGTTGGTGACTGTGGGTAAATCATTTGATTAGGAAATAACCACAAGCCAGTTTGTTGTGAAGCGAAGAAATTCGTGTATAAGACGTGTATGTGGCCTCTGAGTAGCCAAAGACAAGCACAATAATGATTATTGATAATAAAATCAAGAACTTGCTGAATGGCTGGTGAAAGGTTCTGGTAATCAATCCAGAAGAGACTATGCGCACATAAGTGCGGCTATGGGAAGTATGCGCGGGACGCTGTGTATGCTCAGCCCCATGGTGCTCTTGACTGAATATACTTGAAGTTAGTTTTCGGTAGGTTGAAGAACCCATAGATATTTTATTTTCAGGGAACAAATCCCTTCTTTGACGGAAAGGAACGTCAAAATTTTGAATAATAGGAGAGGAACTATTATGGCAAGATATTATAGCGACATTACAAACAAGCTCTATGATAGCATGGATGACCTTGAAGAGGCTGAAAAGAAGATTATCGCAAAACGAGAAGAGAAAAGAGTGGCAGAACAGAAGCGTGCAGACGAGCGCAGAGTTCGCGCGCAGGAAATTGATGAACTGCAAAAGACTTATGTAGAGGCACGAAAGGCGTATACAGAAGCTCTTGAGAAATTCTGTAATGATTACGGAACTTTTCACACCTCCATTTCTTCTGATAATCTTTTCGATTTTCTTTGGAGTTGGATGTAATAGAACGGCGCCCTTGATTGGGCGCTTTTCTTTTATCAAAATAGAAACAGAAAGGAGAAAACAAATGACGCTTTATTTTGACAATGGGCATGAGCTGAGGCGACCTATTGGTCATCCTAGCACTAAGGAAAGTGCGTACCAACTGGTTTATAAGTTTTTAGAGGAGCACAACTATAAGGCCCCCTATACAAGAGAATGGACAAATGATATCAATGAGACTTGGATTGATGTTGGAAGTCACACAGAATTCTTTATTTGGTGCTAATTTATCAAGGTTATTTGGCACGCGACTACTTAGAGATAGAAAGGAAAATATATCCCAGAAAAGGAGAATAAAATGAAGAAAAATGAAGATATCGGACTACTACCGTTAGTCCAAATTCCAGAAAGCGCAAATTATTCACTTCCCGATGATAATCTCCTGTCGTTCTACAATGATTTGGAAGAACGATTACTTTGGGTAACAGATGGAATTGATAGTTGTTCCTTGAATATTATTCACTATATTTTGAAGTGGAACCGTGAAGACAAGGAAATTGAGCTTTCTGCGCGAAAGCCTATTCGTCTTCTCATTTTTAGCCCCGGTGGAGAGCTTGATGTTTTTACTGCCATCGGCAATATTATTCGTCTTTCAAAAACTCCTGTTATTGGTATCAATATTTCGTGCGCTTATAGTGCCGCGGCAATGATACTTCTAATGTGTCATAAGAGATATGCTTTGAGCAGTGATGTTTCTGTTCTTTTCCATCAAGGAAGTTGTTCCGGCATTCAGGGAACTTATGATCAGATTGCTAATTTTATGAAAGAATATGATGAGCAAGTTTCTCGTCTTTCTCAGGTTATTCTCGATAGAACTTCATTTACAAAAGAAGAAGTAGATGAAAAGATGAAGAGCGATTGGTATGTATCCGCGTGCGAAGGCGTTGAACGCGGCGTATATGATGGTATTATTTCTTCTATTGATGAACTAATCTGAGGAGGTCTAAATGGACTATACAGGAATTAGAGAAGTCTCACTTACCCAAGAAGAATTAGCTCAATTTTATCAAGGAGATTTTCCAATTCTTGACTTATTGGAGAATCAATATGTTTTTCTTCGTGATGAGACCGGTAAGATTGTGGATAAGTTCTTCTGGCGCGAGGGGCATTTAGAGAGAGTTCCTTTTATTATTTTTTCTTCTGATTTTGTTGGTAAGATAAAACCGCGTAATCCAGAGCAAGAATGCGCTTTTCATCTTTTGCATGACCAAGATATTAGGGTGAAGTTGATTACAGGTCGATTTGGTTCTGGTAAGTCTATGAGCATGATAGCGCAAGCCGTTGAAGCACTAGATAAAGGCATTGTTGATAAGGTTGTTTACGTTCGTAATAATATTACTGTGCGTGATACGGCAGAACTAGGTGCGCTTCCAGGGTTGAAATAATCTGGCTCTGGAAATAAAAATAAATCCTTTGAATTGCTGGAAACTCCTTAGAGCCAAATAAACCACAACGTAGTATTGAGAAAAATACAAGCGTGATGGTTTGAAAATTATTTGGATTGGACAATCAGCAGCTAAGTTCCGATGAGGAAAAAGTTCAACGACTATCCCAGAAGGGAGTAGGAGAAATCCGAAGTGGAGGAATACTATGGAGAATAAATATTATAAACCTTGTAGATTATCTCTACAGGAACAAAATCGTATTATACAATTATATACTAAGAATCATCTTTCAATTACTCAAATTGCAAAACAGACTTGTCATAAGTCATCAACCATTTCTAAAGTTCTTCATAACCATGATATTGAAGTTATTATTGGCCTGAGAAAATATCAACCGACCGAAGAAGAAATCAATAAAGTAAGAGAAATTATAGAAGCTCATGGCAGTTACATTGAAGCTTCAAAAGCAATCAATAGAGATATTACTATTGTAAAAAGAATTGTTGAAGAAAATAATTTTTCTTATGACTATCGTCCGTATAATAAAAATATGAGGCATGATTTTTTCAAAGTCATTGATTGTCCAGAAAAGGCATGGCTTCTAGGATTTTTATTTACGGATGGAAGCGTTCGTCAAGTGGGAAATAGTTTTCAAATTCGCCTTTCTATTCAAAGAGAAGATGAAAACATGATTGAAGAGATTAGAAGATGGTTGAACCTTGATAATAAAATTCTTCATGATATTAGACCAGGGAAAGAATGCAGTGGAATTGAATTTACCAGTAAAGAAATTTTTGAAGATTTATCTAATTATGGAATTGTTCCAAATAAAACTTATTTGACAAATTCTCTTTTTATAGATAAAATTCCAGAGGCTTTCCGGAGAGATTACATTCGAGGGGTTTTTGACGGAGATGGCGGGCTAAGTTTTACTGGCAATATTTATGAAATTGACTGTAATTTTACAAGTCATTTTTATGAAACGGTTCAAGAATTTCAAGCATATATTGACAAGCAAATTGGAAAAACTAACCACAATAAGATTCAAGAATTTCCTGGGAAATGTCGTTGCTCATGGAGAGGACGCCAACAGGTGTTGAAAATTTTATCTTGGTTATATGACGATTCAAAAGTATATTTGAAAAGGAAATATGATAAATATTTATGGATAAAATCCACAGTATAAGATATAGTCTATTCTTACATGAAAGTGTAAGTAAAAAACAGAAATAGACAAGCTCCTTCCATATTTGATGCAATTTGCTGACCATGTTGGCGGGAAAGAAGCTCTTATCAGAATGATTTCCGAAGAAAAACTTGAGCCAATTCATCTAGGCTATTTGCGCGGACGTGATATTCGTAATTCAATTATCTATGTCACAGAGGCGCAAAATCTTACGGCAGACCATATCAAGTTACTTTTGGGACGCGTTGGTGAGGGTTCCTATCTTTATCTTGATGGAGATTTTCATGCTCAGATTGACCGTTCAGTTTTTGAACGTTCTCCTGGCTTGAAACGAATGATTGAAGTCTTGGCCGGTAATAAGTTGTTTGGTTATGTAAATTTGGTAAAGTCAGAACGCTCTGAAGTTTCCGCTTTGGCTGACTTATTAGATGAAAATTGAAAAATCAGCACCGAACTTCCTGCGGCGCTGTTTTCATATATCGTAGGGAGAGGGCGTGAGTCCTCTCCTTATTTTATGGAGTGAGATAAATGGCATATCAATCTATCTATTGGAAAAAATATGATAGGTCAAAGATGTTTTCTCAAATGAATGTCTTTTATAATTATCTTGGAGAAGACCCCGCGCGCCCTACATTAGCAGCTTTGAAAGGAATGGCAGAAGACAGTTTCAATCGCCATTTGAATCAAATAAGAGAAATCTCAAAAAATGTTGAACCTTACAGGCGTATTGCTGAGGCAGAAAAGGAAAAGGAATTAGCTCTTTTGCGCGAGGTATTTGGGCAAGACCTTCATATAAATCTTCAAGACCAAAATGATGTAAAGTCGTTGATTGAGGCATTGAACAGTGTTTTGAATATAAAAGATGTATATAATAGGAATGTTCGAACTTTGGAGCTTTCTAAGGGTGGTATGAAAAGCGTTGTATCTTTCTTCCCAACCTATTTTCTCCAAGTTTGGAATGAACAGTGGGAAGACATCTATTTAGCGACTTGTGACATGTTCGCGCGAGGAAAAATTACATTGGAAGATGCCTTGAAAAAAGAGGTCAATAAAAGAATTGATAATATGACAATTGAAGCAATAGAGAGAATGTTGTCCGCGCGAGCTGAGATGAAGGATATGCGCGAAGACGATAAATATAATAAAGCTTACCAAGAATTGCTTGACGCAATTAGGACTCTTCCAAAGTACAGAAATGAAATCATCGAAAGAATTCGTTCAATTTATCAACTAGACAAGCTAAGTGACAGTATTACAGAGCAAATCAAAGGGGAAGGACACATAACAAAGAAACAAATAGAAAAGAAACTAAAAAATTCTGCTAAAAAGCCAGTTGAAATTCAATCAGCTTCGCGCGGAGGACTGACTTTAGAGGCTATTGAGAAAATGGTTTTCAATATGGTTGGAGACAAAATAGAAGCTAATGGTGGGATGGCTAGAACCATTCATACTGGTAAGATTGGTAATATGAAAGCAGATAATATTATGACAATTGGCCTTGCTCCTTCCATCATTGATGAATGGATTGACGACATTATGGATATTTCTGGCTCATCGCGCGCAGATAATATAGAAAGAATTCGACGTCTTGGAGAATTGACACAAAATGCAGATAAAGGTTTTATAATCTATTCTAGTGATAAAAATTATACTTTGAATCAAAGGTTTTGTGAGCAATTTGGTTTTTCTGCCGGAACGGCATTATCTGCTCAATCATTCTATGATGTCACGCGCAATGTAAATAAGAATGCACGCACTTTTACTGGCTTATTGGTCAATACAATTGGCGGAGCTATAATGGATACCGAAGGAACACGTGACCGCTTAGCAGAGATTATTGCAGAGGACATTGCTGTAATGCTTTTTGATGATTATCAGACAATTGGTGATTTTAGAGGGAAAGTAGGAGCTCGTGCTATTCATATAATGAATTTAGGTAATATAATGATACCTCTTTCAGTCTTTTTGACGATGTTTGCTAATGCAGTCGAGCAAGCGGAAAGTGATCCTTCTGATTTTGTGAAGGCCGCAATTATGACACCTGAAATTGAATTCAAAACATATTCAGAGCAACTGGAATGGCAGGCTAGGAATGAGGCAACTTCTAGTGAAGCTTGGAGCTTCCAGCGGGAGCAAGCTCTACAAAAGATTCGTATTTCGGTTCGTTTCTTCCGAGAATTCCGTTCTTTCATCACTACGCTCGGTCAATAATTTGAAAATCAAAAAAAATTATGATATACTATTTATAGAAAGTAGAAAGGAAAGAGAATATCATGAAGCCTTCTTTTGAATTGGTTGCCTCTATTATTGATGAGCTTATTGAAGATACTGATTATGGTAACATTTATGATTATGTTTTCGACGGTGCTAGTGATATTAGTTGTTGGTTTTACGAGGTAGAGAACTATACTCATTTTGAGATGGCACACGGCTATACAAAAATTGTCATTGAAAGCGATAGATTAGGTGATTGGGTTTTGAAAATTCCCATCATCAGGAAAAGAAAAGATTTTTGCGCAATCGAGGTTGCTAATTATAAAGCTGCCTGTGAGGCTGGACTTGAGAGATTTTTTGCTCCTACTTTTTTCTTTGCTGAAATTTCAAATATTCCAGTTTATATTCAGAAAAAAGTTTATTGCTGCGAGGGTGATGTTAGTGATAACTTCTATGATTGGACTGCCCGACAGATGGAAGAAAGTCGCTACGAGTATGACACCGATGATGAATTTGATGATGCCGTTTATGAAGAGGCTTCTAATCTAACCACCCAGAGTTCTTTGCGCGCGATGTTTGAAGAAACAAATGACCTTGAAGACATTGATAAGCTTTATTGTTTTTGTAATAAATTTCATATCAACGACCTTCATTCTGGAAATTACGGTTTTGATAACGGCCGTGCGGTTATTATAGATTTCTCTGGTTTCTAATTTTTAGAGAACACTAAAGAAAAACCCACTTTAGAATAAGGTTCTATTGATTTCGTCGAAAAGGAGGAAAAATGAAAGTAAGAAAAGTGATTATTGCTTTGATACTTTCTTTTCTTCTCTTCTCTAATACAAGCGCGCACTGCCTCAAAGAGATTGAGATAACAGCACGCGCGCAAATAGCAATTACACAATGTGAGCTACTAAAAATTTCAAATAAAGTTATTTTGGACGCATTCCAAATTCCAAGCGTCCCTGCCAATGGCGAAATGCCAAAAAGTGGGGAAGAAATAGAGAAAGAAGAAAATGAAATTGAAATTCTAGCAAAATTACTGTTTTGTGAAGCGGGCGCGACTTCTTGGGATTGTCAAGTTTACGTTTGTTCTGCCATTCTAAATCTATCAGAATATACTGGACGTTCAATTTGGGATATTGCGCATGATATCAATACTATGGCGGTTGCGCCGTATGTTGATTATGCTAATCCGCTCCCCACGCAGTATAATATAATTGAATATGTGATGGGAGAAGGAAAGATTGAAGGAGTAATGTTCTTTAGAACAAGTTATTATCATCCTTTTGGAACACCGATTTGTTCTATTGATAATGTTTATTTTTCTTCTCTATAAGGAGGGGTAATGAATCAAATTATTTTACCTCATGGCAATGGCGCGCCAGGTATTTCAAATTTGCCAGAGTATGGTCTTGGCGTAGATACAAAAAATTTTTTACTCTACTATAGAAAAAATAATCAAATAGTGCCAATCAACGCACCTGCGCAAATTTTTATCTCAGGAAGTGAACCAACTGGCGATAAAGATATGATTTGGTTTGATGATAGCGCGCAAGAAGAAATTTATTTTATGAAAATAAAGAGGAAGGGAGCTTCAGAATGGTTTACTCCGCTAACTGATTTGGTTAGTGGGACTTCTGGAATTTTGAGAATAAACAAAGGTGGAACTGGTAAGAGTTCTTGGACTCAAGGTCAGATAGTTTATTCTCCTAATGGAAGTTCTCTTGGACAAATTCCAAATGAAGCTGGTGCGCTATATTGTGATGGTTCAAAGCCGCCTAAGTTTGGAACTTTGCCTATTATAAGAGGAGGCACTGGTGCAACTTCTAAAAGTGGCGCGCAGAAAAATCTAGGAATTCAATACGGTACAGCCAGTATTACAACCAAAACCTCTGGTTCTAATTCTACTGTCAGGGTAACTTTTCCAACTGCATTTTCATCTGTACCGAAAGTTATTGTCAGCCAAGTATTCAATGAGAAAAATATTGTGATACTAAAAGACAATATTAGTACTACAGGTTTTACTGCTACTCTTGAAAGTGGTTTTTCTAGTGTGGTAACTAGGAAATTTGATTGGTTAGCAATCTCAACATAAGTTCGAAGGCGAGAAAAATTTCTACTTCAACTACGCCCTCTAATTTGGTAATAAACAAATTTCCAAATAGAGAAGTTTATGAAAAGATAAAAGAAAAGGGGAGTCTTGGCGCGGATGACGTAAATGTCTTGGAGGATTATCCTGGACTGGAATGGAAGGGAGAATATTCTTCTACTGCAATTTATGTCAAAGGTGATATTGTCTATTACGAGAATATGCTCTATGTAATGGCTAGTGCAAGTGTAATTGGCGCAATTCCAGGAATCGATGATGATTGGATAGATTTTGCTAAGCGCTCTGTTACTAGTTCTGATGTTACAAACGCTCTTGGTTTTACTCCAGCGGATAGTACAAAAGTATTGCCTTTGAGTGGTGGCACTTTGACAGGCAATTTGACTGGCAAGTATATTATTGGAACTTGGCTTCAAGCTACTAACGCAGGTCACTTAGCTACCACGCCGACAAAAATTCCAGTTTTTGATGACAAAGGATGGATTTATTATAGAACTCCAGCAGAGATTCTAAAAGACATTGGAGCAAGTTCTGGCTATACGCTGACCGAGGCCGATAAGACGGAGATTGCGGGGAAAGTCGTAGCTGATGGGACAGAATTCACGCTTTCAGACTTTCCGACGGCGCTGAAAAACCCCAAAGCGCTGACATTTACAGGCGCGGCGACGGGGACCTACGACGGCTCGGCGGCGCTGACGGTCAACATTCCGGCGGGCGGGTCTTCCGGGTCCGGATCCGGCGGAGCACTCAAGACGATGAGCGCCGTGGACGGATACATCGGCATCCCTGTGGCGGATTTGCCGGAAAACGGTATGGTGTGGATGTGCTTCGGCTCCGGCGACAGCACGGAGCTGTATACCGGCACGGTGACGATCCAGGATGCCTGGATCGCAGTTAACGATATGCTTGTGATCACAAACGGGACCGTAAACCCGCTCAATCAGGTATCGTGGGTCCGCGATGGCCTCGCGATATACGGACTGTCGACGAGCGACTACCGGGGCGTTTACATGGTCACAGGCGGATAGGAGGGGCAAATGGGCATCACAAAACTCAAGGATATCGGCACGAGCGCGCTGAGCGAGCTGGTGGGGCTCTATGTTGAGGTGGTAAGCGATGGCTAAGGTACTTGTAAGAAATGGAAAATTTGCTATATATGGTGACAAGGTCGTGGAGGTGGAGGCCTCAGGCGCGGAAGCCATCGAATGGCATCAGTGCCCGGAGGCGGTGCGCAATTATCTGAGCAGCGTGACCTATGACCCAAGCGACTACAGCACATCTCAAATCGCCAATTATGCGCCCGCGACAGCAGTTGTGAGCAATTACAAGCCCATCGGGCAGACGGTTGGCGGTGTGACGCGCTACAATGAGGCACCGAACGTTCTGACGCCTTTCGCGTCAGGCGGAAAAGCCGGAACGCTCAAACCGCTGGATGCCTTGCGTTGGATACGCACATCGGCTGGGGCAACCGCTTGGAACGTGCGTGACCTTGGCGGATGGCCGTGTGACGGTGGTACAGTGCAGTATGGCCTGCTGATCCGGGGCGGAAAGCTGGCGGCGGATGACCGGGCCGTGCTCGTCGGAGATCTGGGCATCCAGCATGATCTTGATCTCCGTGGCCGTGAAGGCGGGGGAGCGGACGACGAGCCGGACATGACAGGATCTCCGCTTGGGAGCGACGTATGGTATACCCGCACACAGCAATATGCATGGTACGCTCTGACACCGGTAGCGACATGGCAGGCTTACCTCCGCTGTGTGATCGATGCAGTGACGCATCGGGAGCCGGTATATTTTCACTGTACCACCGGTGCAGATCGTACCGGTACGCTGGCCTGTGTGTTGGAGGGGCTGCTCGGCATGAGTCAATCGAACATCGACAAGGACTATGAGCTGACTACATTTTATTCCGGCTCCGGGTCGGATGCGACTGCGCGGCGAAGAAATGAATCAGACTGGAAGGGGCTTATCAATGCGATCAACGCCGTTTCTGGTGACACGTTCCGTGACAAATGCGTCCGTTTTGCCGTGGGAACGTGCGGGATGTCGATGGCCGATATCAACGCTTACCGCGCGGCTATGACTAATGGAACGCCCGAGACACTGCACTGGTATCAGACGATCACCAAAAATCTCACAGGCTGCACGATCAGCAACTCCGCGTCTCAGGTGGATTACGGCGAGGCATACACCGCGACCATCACGCCGGAAAGCGGAAAGACGATCACGTCCGTAGTGGTCAAAATGGGAGGTGCGGATATTACGGCCACGGCTTATACGGCCAGCAGCGGTGCAATCAACATCGCCAAAGTAACGGGAGCGGTCACGATCACTGCGGCTGCGTCTAAACCGTCTGTGACTTACAACATCACGCGCAATCTCACCAATAATTGCGCCTCGTCCAACACGGCGAATACCATCGCCGAGGGCGCGGCCTACACCACGACGCTATCCCCCGACGGGTACGTATAAAAAGCTAGGTGCGATCGCCGTCACAATGGGCGGGGTGGACATCTCTGCTTCGACGGTGTCCGGCAGCACAATCACAATTGCCAAGGTAACGGGCAACATCGTGATTGCCTGCGCGGCGGTCATCACGAACATCATCGACACCATCGGCATCTCTGCAAACACGCGCTTGAGCACTTCAAGCGGCGACAACCGAACGCAAAGTGGGTATGCGGCAATCGGTGCAGAAAAGAATGCAGCAAGCCTGATTCATCTCGCGGCTGGTGATACGCTCCGCATCAAGGGCGCAAGCCTCCCTGCGTCGAATGATAATTACAGTGCAATCGCGTTGCACAATGCAAGCGGAACGTTCAGCGTACCGACATATCTGCATAACGGGCTTACTTGGAATAATCTAACGTTTAACAATGCTGGTGGCGGCGTTACCATAACCAGCGGCGGTGATCATTATTTCCGCGTCTCTTTGATCTGCACGGATGCGTCAACTGTTATTGCTACAATCAACGAGGCAATTGAATAAGAAGAAGTGATCATGATCTATTTTTCAAAATTTGAAAAATTCTCAAAACCATGCTCTACTATCTATAGAAAATAAAAGAAGAAAGGAGTGTGAAAAACTTGGCAAAAGCTAGTGACATTATAAAACTCGCAAAAACTTACGTCGGAACAAAAGAGTCTCCCGCAAATTCTAACAATGTAGTGTTCAATACTCACTACTATGGCCGCGAAGTATATGATGGCCTGTGGGGCTGCTCATTCCCTTGGTGCGCTACGTTTGTTTGGGACATTTTCCGAATGGCTGGAGCTTCTAGTCTTTTCTATTATGGAAAGAAAACTGCCAGTTGCTTCGCTATCCAATCATGGGGCCAGCAACAAAAGCTCCAAGTCGGTCGAGATGACGGCCAATGTGGCGATATCGTTCTTTTTGACTGGAATGCTAATGCGCAACCTGACCACGTTGGGCTCATTATTTCTCATAATGACGATGGTTCTTATCAAACGATTGAAGGCAATACTTCGGTTACTAGTAATTCAAACGGTGGCGAAGTTCAAATTAGAACTCGCCCCAAGTCTTGTATTATGATGATTATTCGACCGAAATATGAACCAGAGACTTCTAATCCGACCCCAACACCAGTAAAGGAGGAGAAAGTAAACGTGGAACTACCAGTCCTAAGGAAAGGCAGCAGCAATAAGTCTGTTCACGCCGCGATGGTTCTAATGAAGGAAAAGGGATATTATCCATATACAATTCCTGCTTGGGATAACCTATTTGGCGCGAAGATGGAAGAAGGCGTAAAAAGGATGCAAAGAGAGCATAATCTTGGCGTTGATGGCATCATCGGCGCGAACTCCTGGAACTTCCTTCTAAAGTAAATATAGAAAAGCCCCGAAGACTTTAGTTGTCTTCGGGGTTTATTTTGTTCCATAGCTCTTCCATTTTTTCTGCACAGCAATAATCAACCCAAAACCAATGGAAGATTAGCTCAATTACGTGTTCTGTGTCAGGAAAATTTTCAGCGACTCGACGCACCATTTGATCTGCGAATTCCTCTATTGGAGTATCATAGAGATTTAGATGGGTTTCGTTTGCTACGCACTCTATCCAAAGGTAGAAAGAATAAATGTCTTGGATAATGGAGAAAAATTGGTCTTTTTTCATTTGTTTTCCTCGGTAGAAGAAGTTTGAGTTGCCATTATGTCGCATCGGCCTCCGTCCAAGTTTTTATTGTAATTGTCGCGCCGCCTCCACTAGAGGAACCGGGCGCGGTATAGAGTAGACCATTTGCATCTACTCCAACAGATTGTGTCATTGTGTCAGTTTTTTCAACTGGTTTTACTCCTCCTAGAACAGATGCAGATGCTATTGGGAGAGTATAGTCCGCTGGAACTTTTGTTATTTGGTCAAGAATAGATTTATTAGAGTGAGAGTGGCGCGCCGTTGTATTTGCATTGACATCTGTTGTTGTAGGTACAGTAATTGTTTTTTCTTCACTGCCGTCATAGGTTGTGGTAGCCGCGCCTTGGATTACTTTTATAGAGTAGGGATTTTTTAGAGAAGTCGGTATTTGAGTGTTCTCTAGTCCGATAATTGCGTCTTGAATCTCGTTGAGATTTTGCGCGGTTATTGCTGTCTCGCGTGAAACATATGTTCGTTTTGTAAGTGCCATTTTAGATAAAATCACCTCACAGATAATTTCTCTCTTTTGGAAGTAGAAAATTATCTGTGAGGCTTGACATTATTCAGTTATTTTATCAGCTAAGAGTTATGCACCCTCTGTGACTTCTTTGGCGGAGATGGTGCCGGAGTCATTTACGGTTATTTTGAATTTTTTTGTGGAGTTTTCAGTGGAGGAGAAGAGGATTAGTTCTTTGTCTGAAACTTTACTACCAATATATTCCTTAACCGTATTCTGTACCTCATCAATCGCCGTTTTGACCACTTTATTCTGGACTGCATTTTCAGAAGTGGAGGAAAGAGCAGTGTCGATTGTGGGTTTGTTTTTGATATAGTCGGAAGCTGATGTATCATTCTGATCCCAATCTGCTTGAACTTGACTCTCTTCAACCGCTGTATCTACTAAGCCCTCTAATACTGCTCTATTAGTATTATGTGGCGTCTCCATCACATAGTCTATAACATCTTGCTTTGACATTTATTTCACCTCTTAAAAAATAATATCTCTACTATAGTAGGTGGGATTCCTATCTAGTAACTTGACTAATTTGAAAAACAACCAAAAATCTGATATAATATTTATAGAAAATGAAGGAGGAAAACGATGAGTATCTTCAAGAAAATTTCTCAAAAATTGGAGTATGCGAAGATGAAGAATGCAACAATTACCCCGAAGGGAATTTGCTTCCGTGAGTATTGTCAAAAAATCCGTGACCATAAATGGACACCTGCCGATACTATTGAGGCATATGAAGAGGAGATCAGCATCGTGCGCGACCTCCTTGAACAGGGGAAATATGTAATTTGTCGAGAGGACGTGGCGGATTATCTGTTCCAGCTGCTTTGGGAAGTAAAGGAGCAATAAGATAAGATGAGATACAAGAATTATGAACTAAGAAAAACAGAAGATCATGAGTGGGAAATTGTTCAATGGTTTCCTAATAATCTAGTTGAGAGCTGCATTGTTGTAATGATTCTTAGATGGGATACACGAAGTGGTTCTTTGAAGATTGACCCAATAACCTCTCGCATTATTCCAACGTACAGTGTAAGAAATTTTGATAAATGGCTTGATATCTGTCTAAAGTTTATTGAGCTTTCTGAAGAAGAGGGGGATGAGAAATGAAGTTGAAGATGCTAATTTTTGGAATTCTTGGGTATCTTGGCGCAATTTTTGGTTGGAATGCGTGGGCAACTATCAATAGTTATCCGCATTGGCTTATTTACATTGTTGAATTCACGATGCTTGGTTTTTATATTTTTGCTTGCTGGAAAGGAGATAAGAGCGATGACAACTAAGGAAATTTGCGCGAACCTTGATAAAATTATCGATAATGTTCCGGACACTGATATTCAGAGAATCGCGCGTGAAGCTCTTACTAGACTGCGCCATCAAGAAGAGGAGTTACACACAATGCGAGAAGTGTCGATCGCGCACAAAGAGCTGATTGGCGCGCTCTATCATCAAATTGATACAATTGAAAGGGGAATTTGATATGAAGCCTAATACTTTCGTTCTTGATCGCAACAAGTTCAAAACAAAGGAAGAATTCAATACTACCATTGGCAATGCTATTCGTATGTTCACGGATGCAGACTATCAAGTAAAGGCGTACTGGGATGATATTGGCGTCGGTATTTTTGTAATTGAGTATGACCACGCGAAACCCGAATTCGGCATTACTCTTGAGTGGCATGATGAAATAGAAGATATGGTGAATGGTACAGACGAGGATTGTAAGTAATTTGAAATTCTTTTGAAATTATGGTATAATTTTAGTAGAAAATGAGATAAGAAAGGAATTGATGTTATGGCTGGATATCGTAGAACGTCGAAGTATTCTGTGGAGGATACACAGAGATGGACAATCGAGGCGATGCTGACTCTTTCTGATGAGAAGCGTGCAATGACGTGTGAGGAACTACGCACGGCCAATATCCAGCTAGTATCAGTCACTCCGCAGAAGCTCGCGCGATGTCTTAGTTCTCTTTGCGATTTGGGAACGATTCGTAAGGAAAAGGGCAAGGACGGCCGTATGCGTTATTGGTTCGTGGAGGCAATGTAATGGAGACAAAAGAGGTAGTCAAAAAGATTCTTGAGGAAAGTAGTTGTCAATCTTCTAAGTCGATTAGCGCGATGGCAATGCGCAAATTCAGAATTGAAGTAACTCCGGCGCAAGTTTCTGGTGTACTGCGCGCGATGATGGCGCGCGGAGAAGCTGCTTGTTCTAGTAATGGTAGTGGCCAGAGAGTATATTGGCTCGTAAAACATGAATGGGAGGAGAAATAAAATGGTTCGTTTCAAAGTTGTTCTTGGATGGTGGGAAGATCCACTCGATGGCGACAAGTCTACTTATACAGAAAAGACTTTCAAGGGAGTAGCTTCTGGCCCTTCTTCTACGGAAGCTCTCGCCCAGATTGAAGAGTATTACGGCGCCGACGAAATTCAAAACGTCACACTCGAATACACTGACGATATGGATACTCCCATTTATGATGTAACGAATGAAGAAGAAGAGGCTTGGCTAACAAAGGAGGATTAATATGAGCATTGATTATACCTTTTATATGAAGACAGCTAATAAAGAGTTTTATCCGATTGCTTCTTTTGGTGGCAGTTCTATGGTTGGCGAAGCTTTGAACATCCAATTTGGAAACAGTAACTTTTGCAATAGACGAGCGCTTCATGAAGAGGAGTTGCGCCAGATGGTTGCTGAGAGAAACAATCGCGCGCGCGAACATAAAGCAATGATTCGTAAGTATCAGAAACGACAGGAAGAAATTGGCAGTTGGACGAATTCTACAGATGAAAAATATAGTCTGATTACTGAACTCGATGACATGATTGATGAGGAAAAGTGTGATATGGACTACTGCACGCGCAGTGCGGATTTCTTTGAATTCCTTTTGGATTTTATTGATATGGCGAAATACGCTAGTCCGGATGACCCTAAGATTGATCCTGAAGACTATATCTATTGGGAGATGACCTGATGGGGAAGCCCATTACACATCTAACTTGGGCGCTTTTTACTAGTTGGCGCCCATCAGTTTTCTTCGAAGACCTCTATATTTGGTTTAGAAGACTTATTTTTCTTCTTCGACATGGATATTGCCCGCAGGCTAGATTCGAAATGTTTGAGTGGCATCGTCAGGTAATGAATGAACTTCTTACCCATTTTCGCAATAATCATTCTGGCGTTCCTTATCTTATTGATGAAGAAGACAATCAAAAAAATGAAGAGACATGGAATAATATTATTGACCAGATGTCATTAGCACTTAGGGAAATGGGTGACAATGTTGACTACCGTGCGCGCGAACATGCCAAGAAGAGATTTTTCCGCCTTTTCTCTGAATATTACTTCTACCTGTGGGACTAAGCTCTCACAGGTCTTTTTACGTTACAAATTTGAATTCTGGCCATAAAAATGGTATAATATCTATACAAGATAAGGAAAGGAAAAGAAAAAATGGTAGTTTCATTCAAGACTAATTCGGATATTACGCTGGAGAATCATGACTTCTCCAAGAGGCAGTGGCGTAAAATTTGTAAGGCACTCGGCGCACAAGATGATGATAATGTTTTGTGGATTGAAATTCCAGCAAATACTGTGGAGTTGGTTTGTAAGCCTACCAAAAGCGAATTGGAAGAGTGGAACAGACGATAATTATACTTAGAAAAGCTGAAGAGCAAATTAAGCGAACCGCAGTATAGACTGATATTTTGAAAGGAGAAAAATATGATTGAACTGACTCATTATGATGATGGAAAGAAAAACTTTCAATCTCATGAGATAAGCATTAAGGAAAAGTGCTTTTATAATGCGAAGTATGATGTAACAAGTCATAATATTTTTTCTTTGATTGGATATGGCGAAACAAAAGAAGAAGCCTTGGAAGATTATAAGAAGAAATTCGGTTATGTTATGGATGAGTTACGAGCTTTTGAACGGATGCTATTTGAAACCGACGTGCTGGAAAACAGCATGGTTGAAGTAGACGCTGGAGGAAATGAAATCAAATAAGAGTTTATAAAACTCACAGAAAACAACTACGGTGTAACATAATTCGGAAGCTTAGAGAGGCATATGAGGAGGTAGAACAATGGATGCAGTAAAGTTTATTGAGGAACGCAACAGGATGTGCAGGAGTTTTGATACTGGATGTTATGGGTGTCCTGCTTCTAATTGCGAGGGTGAGTTGTTATATTGCGCAGTTGGTCAAGACTCAACAGTGGATGCTAAAGCTCAGATTGCTATTGTCGAGAAGTGGTCTGCTGCGCACCCGCACAAGACGAGGCAAAGTGTGTTTTTGGAACGGTGGCCTGAAGCGGAAGTTGACGAGAATGGAATTTTGACACTGTGTCCGGCACCTATTTCCTCTACTCACAGGAACAAATATGGCGGATGCGCAAATTATGGTGCAAAATGCACTGACTGTTGTCGTGAGTTTTGGTTACATGAGGTAGAGTAATGACAGAATATATCAAACGAGAAGAACTGATGGAATTTCCCATCCGACGTAATCATTATGACAGAAAGAACGGCAACAAGCATTTTATAAACGGCATTGAAACGGTGCTGGAATACGCCGAGAACTTACCAGCCGCTGACGTTGCGCCGGTGGTGCATGGACGGTGGATTAAAGACAATGATAGTTTTCAGACAGACGATTATTATTGTTGCTATTTTGATTATACTTGTAGTGAGTGTGGCGAGATTGTCAATGATAGATATAAATTGCCAAATTATTGCCCCGATTGTGGGGCGAAGATGGATGGAGAAACGGGAGATAAATGATGATTACATTTAAAGAAATTGAGCGCGGTGATACACCGGAGATTATCCGAGAATTCCTTGAGGAGGCCGCGCGCAGTGGTGAAATGTTTGATAGTGAGTTGGTCCGTTTTATTTGTAATGGTTTTTATGGTGAGGATTATGGTGAAAATATTGACTATTTCTACCAAGACTTTGATGACAGTTCGCGCTGGTCGATTATTCGCACAGAAATTGTTCGTTTCAACTCAGACCAATATTACTCTTTTTGATCTGAAGTCGGTTTGACTGAGATGCAAGAAAATGAATGGTATGACCAGAAACCGCTGATTGCTCGACAGAAGAAAATTGAGAAGCTGATTTGGGTAGAGGAGAAAATTGAGAATGAAAGTAATTCCTGAAGAAGCGAGGTACGCGCGAAAGTGTTATTTTTGTGGTAGAAGTCATGATAATGAAAATCCCGTAGCTTTTGAACTCGATATCAATGAAACAAGAATTCCAAAGGAAGAAGCAAAGTTTTTGGGCTGTTCAGTTTACTGTTGTAAGGAGTGCTTACAGAAGGAGTGGATGGCGACGTAATGGAGATTTTGAATACGTTTGAATATGTAGAAAAAAATCCAGGATGGCAAATCGCAATTCTCGTTGTCCTTGGAATTGTGCTTATTTTCTTTGAAGTAGTTTTTGCTTGTAAAAAACAGTGGGGCCGAACATGGGCCAGCGCGTTTCTAGCGTTTATTTTCCTTGAATTAGCACTCATTTTGTGTTCGACAAAGATAGAAAAAACTCGATATGAGTGCGCGATTGATGATACGACTTCTTTTATAGAAATTATGGAAAATTACGATGTTGTTGATCGACGTGGCGATATTTGGATTTTGGAGGACAAAGCAAATGAGTAATATTCATTTTGATATTTACCTACAAAGAGAAAATCTTCACTTTGGTGTCAAAGAAGGTATTACCTTGGATGAGCTTGCTTCTGTTCTTTCTTCTTTCTTCGAGTGTGAAGAGAATTGGCATAAAATGAAGGAGTGCTGGCTTGAAAATGGGAAGTCTAAGGACTTTCAGCGTTTGATGAAAGAAGCTTTACTTGGAGCTTATGACACTTTCTGTATAGATGATTTGGTTTGAAAGGAGAACTGAAGATGAATATCTATAAGATTTGGGTTGATGAGTGTCTTGGCTATGATACCTATGATAGCGCTATTGTTGTAGCTAAGGACGAAGAGACTGCACGGCACATTCATCCTGGTTCTACTCCTGGGAACCCAGTAGTTGGGTATAATGCTGAAACTTATCGTTATGATAAAGCGTGGTATGAAAGTGATGACCTCTCTCCCTATTTAGTCTGGACAAAACCAGAGTATGTAAAAGCGAAATTTATTGGTACAACGGACTTATATCCAGAGGGAACAGTTCTGTGCGCGAGTTGTAATGCGAGGTAATTGAAATGATTTGGATGTATTGTCCGAAGTGCGGCGCGCCAATGAGATGGGTATTGACTGGTTGGATTTGCACGGAACTCGGTTGCGGATGTAAACTTGATGTATATGGAAATCCGTATACTGATACAATCTATTCTGTGGATTATAGTTATGAAGTAGATGAAAGTGACCAAGGTCAAAAGAATATTGTTTTAGAATAAAAAAGTAATAGAAAGGATTTTTTGAAAATGAAAAAGTTTATTTGTGTTTTTGTTTGTTTGCTGATGATTATGAGCTGCGCTTACGGGTGCGCGCGGCCATCAATTGAGGTGGCGCCGGAGACAACTGTTCCTGAGCCAGAGACGTCCGCGCCTACTGAGTCAGAGGCGGAGACAAAAGTAGAAGAAACAACAACCGCGCGCGAAGATGAAGTAGCTGAACTGGAAGAAACTTTCATTGAAAGTTTTGGCGAAGATAATGTTTCTTTCTGGTGGTCTGATGAAGGCGATGCATATTTCATCACTATTTGGTGCGATTTTACTTTTGATGAATTCTATGAGTTTGATGTGAATAGTGAAACTCGTGATAATCTTGATTTTCTTTGCTTGATGGGCAATTCTGTTACAAACGTTGACACTTTTCTTACACTTTATAGTAAAACAGAGGGCGTCATTTATGCTTCTTATAATGGCGCAGATTTTACAAGAGAAGCTCTTATTTCTCAGGGAGCAAACAACTGATGAACTGGTGGCAAGCTATTCTTTGCGGAGTTGGCGTTCTCGCAGTGGGAACGCTAATTCTCTATTTGACTTGGGCCATCTATGGCTGGATTACAAAAGGAGATAAGTAAATGGCAATTCGTTATATTAGTGACCTTCATTTCGGTCATTCTAACATTATTCGCTTTGATATGCGTCCCTTTGAATCAACAGAAGAAATGGACAGAGAGCTAGTAAAAAGATGGAATGATGTTGTTGATAAAGATGACCAGGTTTATGTGTTGGGTGATATGTTTTGGAAGAAAGCAGACGAAGCTATTCCTATTCTCAAAGAACTAAAAGGCAATAAGTTTCTGGTGCGCGGGAACCATGATAGAGTTGGAGATCGAAATTTTGACAAGTGCTTCGCGCGCATCACAGATTATGCAGAAGTAAAGGATGAAGGGCGCCATGTAATTCTTTGCCACTACCCAATTTTTGCCTTCAAGAACCACTATTATGATGGTTGGTATCATCTTTATGGGCATGTTCATAATACATGGGAGGAAAAAATTTGTGATGATGTTCGCACGCGAATGAATGAGTGGGGAATTCGTTGTGAGATGAGAAATGCTGGCTGTATGATGCCATATATGGACTATACGCCGAGAACACTTGATGAAATTTTTGGAGCTGAGGAAACGTAAAGTGACCTCAGCTCCACTTCTATTTTATATGACAGATTTGAAAAATAACCGGAAATCTGGTATAATATATATACAAGATGAGAAAAGAAAGGAAGAAATAATATGACTAGAAAGCGTTACATCAAAAAAGCTCGTTATCTTCTTTGGCGTTTGCTTCAGCTTCCGTGCAATCAGAAGAATTCAAAGAAGGATTTTTATTGGAGCCAGTGGCAAAAAGACGTACCGACGCCTTCTGAAATGAGATGCTCTTATGATGAAGCGTGGGTGAAAGTTTTGGAAAGTATTAGAACCATCGAGGGAATGGAGGACTTCGAATGAGACTCTGGATTGATGATACCCATCCCGTGCCGACCGGTTTTGTTCGGGTCAAGACAGCCAACGCGGCCAAAGCGGCGATTAGATGTTATGAGAGGGCGTTTTCTGGTGAGGATACAATTGTGATTAGTATTGGTGATGACGTTGAAATTTTGAAGTGGCTTGAAGAGACGAAGTTTGTTGACACCGGTTATTTCTTCCATTTTCATTCGAAGAATACCATTGGGGCAAAGATTATTGAGAAGAATGGTTGGCGAGAAATTCATAGCTTGGAGGTAATTTAGAATGGCGCGATATCTTGTGATGAAGAGAGATAATGACATCGAGGTAGTAAAGGAAGAACAAAGCCAGATTGTTTCGTTATCTTTTGGCGACTTTATTGAAGAGCTGGCATCTCCTCACTATGAGCGATATGGTGTTAGGTCTATTGACTACTGGGATATTGATGAGGAAAGCGACGATGTTGAGGCCTTTGAAAGGCTTTGGAACTTTTGCGGTTATTCAATTGATGATTTCGTGGGACTTTTTAGTTCATTTGATTCGTATGATGGAGTTGATATCTAATGGGCAGAGTCTTGATTCTTCAAATTGATGATGAGTATTGTGTTTATCTTGAAAGTCGTTATTATAATAGGAAAAGATTTGATAGTCTGCGCGAGTTCTTTTCGGCTATGATGTTCGCGCACGCTGAAGAATTTGAAGCGCGCACTCTAAACTATATGTTTGTGAAAGACGATAAGGAAAGAGTTGTCTTTGAAAAAATTTTCGGTGATGAACTGATGTCGGCGCGAGAGCTGAGCGAAGGTTTGAGTCTGCTTTGGGATTCAAAAGATGCCGACGAAGGTTTTGGTGATATTTTTGATTGAAAAAGGAGAGAAAGAAAATGAAGATTTATATGATTGGTCAGTATCAGTTTGATGGAAGTGAACCCTCTTATCGTTGTTTCTATGAAGAGTCTGACGCTAAGAGTTGTGCGCGCGAACTGATTGAGGAGAGCGAAGATGATGAGGAAGTTATGGAAGTAACGTGGAACGATTTTCTTGATCGATGGGATTGTTGGGTTTGCTTTATGGAAGTATTGGAGGTAGAGTAAAATGAAAAATTATCTTGTGCTGAATGGACAGAAAATTGAGCTGACACCGGAACAGTATCAAGAGGTTTGTAATGCTGTTTTACTGGAAACAAAATCTCCTTTTGACAGAAGAGAAAAAGGTGAAGCTTATTGGTTTATTGGCGATGATGGTCTTCTGTGTGCTACTAGAGAGCGAAGTTGGTGTATTGATAGCTTACACCATGGAATTGCTAATTATTGTTCAAATAAGGAATTGATGGCGAGGCGCGCGAACTACGAGACCTTTGAGAGAATTCTTTGGCGTTTTTCAGAAGAGAATGGTGGCCCCGGAAATTTTTACCCTTGTTGGGGTTTTAAGGACGGATGGGATAACTATTGTATTACAGATGCCCATTCTTTTGGGCCGTCTTTTGTTTCTGAGAAGGTCCTGAGAGATGCTATCAAACATGGGAAGAAATGGCTTCAGTCGGTTGGATTGACAGAGGTGGATATCTTTTGTTGAGAGCTAAAGAAATTTAGCTCTCTTTTTATCATAAAAGTCAGTCAAACTAACTTTTGTGCTCGTTGCTAAAAAATTTACCCAAATTTTTGGAGTTCGCGCGGAAGTTAGCTACTTTATGTGTGAGGTGAGAAAAATGAAAGTCAAATATGATAATCCAGTAAGAACAAATGTTACAAAAGAAGTCAAAGAAGAGATTGATAAGTATTGTGAGGAAAAGGGTGTTCGGCTTAGTGACTTTTTGCGAGATGCTATCGAGTTTTATCTAAAGAAGTCTTGAATAAACGTGCGCAAAATTGCAAAGGAGACTTATAATGTTTCAAAATCAGAATCAAAATCAGAATATCAAAAAAATATATAGCCGGAGACTAGCAATTGCTTTACGGCAAAAAAGGGTTTAGAATCGTTGGAACGGAGATGAATCCCAAACGTCCAGAATTTGATGTATATTTTTTTATAGATACTCCACAATTACGAGAAGCAATGACTGAGATTACCGGCAGATAAAAAGTGAGGTAATCAAAGGATGAGTAGTCCAAATCAAAGAATAGTTCAAATAGAGAAGCCGAAGTATGAGAAAAATTTTCTCCAAATTGGAGAGAACGAGTGGATTGAAGCTTTTACGAGGCTAAAACCCTCAGCTTTTGGTATCTATCTTTACTTAGCGAACAATGCTAATGGGTACAAGCTTGAATTGAGCCAGAAAGCTGTTGAAAATAAACTGGGAATAAAAAAATCAACTTATCATGAAGCCATTGCACAACTAGAAAAAGTAGGATATCTTTACTCAATAAAAGGGAATCTATGGGGTTTTCGTACAAAGTCCGGAAATCCGGACAAACTTGGTCAAACAATGAATGATGAAGTCCAGAAATCCGGACAAGTTAGTCCAGAAATCCAGACTTTGGTGTCCGGAAATCCGGACGTAGAAGTCCAGAAATCCA